TCGTCCGCCAGGGCCTCCGCGTCCCGCAGGCGCCAGCGCGCCGTCCACCAGTAGCCCAGGGGGCTGCGCGTCCACCGCAGGAGGACCCACGGGGTCCCGCCCGCCCAGCGGGGGGCCCGCACCGTGAGGCGCACCTCGCCCCCGCCCAGGCGCCCCCGGATCGGGGCCCGCAGCCGCCCCTGCACCCAGCCCGCCGTGCGCTCCAGGGGCGCCGTCCACCGCGCAGGCGCATTGGGCCGCACGCGCCCCCCGTGCGTCAGCACGGTCAGCACGTGGTCCAGGGCCAGCTGCACGGCGTCATCGGGGGTCATCGGCGGCGCTTGTCCCGCATGCTATCCGGCGGCCAGTCCATGCGATCCGCCGGGTCGCTCGGCTGCTTGGGCTCCTCATGGCGCACGTCCACCGGGATGCTCGCGCGCCCCGGCAGCGTGATGCGCTTGCCCAGCTGCCCGGCCAGCATCTTCTGGACCTTAGCCGCGGGGACGTCCGCGCGCTCCAGCGCGGCGCGAATCTTCCCCTCGTCCACCGGCCACTGCTCGATGGCGCCCTCGTTGACGTCGTAGATTTCTTCGTCGCTCAGGTCGGCCACCCACCCCTCGTCCGGGTCCAGCACAAAGGCCGTGACCTTGACCCGCGTGTGGCTCGTGACCGTCTCCATGCGCTCCCCGCGCCCCTCGACCAGCGCCCGCAGGCGGCTGCTCAGCGTGCCCATCGTCGCCTCCTTGCTACATCCCGCGGCGGTCGCCCGCGGCGTTCTTGCCCGCCGTCGTCAGGCTCAGCGCCCCCGCCTTGTTCTTAGCCAACATCTTCTTGGCCACCAGGGCATCGATCTCGTCCGATGTCACCTTGTTGTCCGCCAACAGCTCCTTCCGGTACGCCGACGTGAAGCCCATCATGGCCAGGATGCGCGCCTCGCGCTCCGTCACGTCCGCGTTGCCCGGCAGCAGGGGCGCCAGCGCGCTCGGGTGCACGTAGATGCTCGCCGAGGTCCCGTGGTAGCCCGTGGTCCCCACGATCGCCGCCCCGTCCGGCGGCAAGGGGTAGCGCTCCTGCACGGTGTCGATCGACTGGCTCGTGAACATGTTGGCCCCGCCCCAGGAGCCCTCGGAGGCCTTGTAGACCCCGGTCGCCAGGTTGACGACCACGGCAAAGCCCTTCTGGCCGTCCCCCGCGTAGGGGTTCAGGTCGACATCCGTGCGCGCCGACACGTGGATGTCCCGGCGCCCGTAGCCCACGCTCTTCAGGGCCTTCTGCAGGGCCTCCGGCAGCTCCTTCACCGCCACCGCCGTGCCGCCGCTGAGTCCCTCTTCCAGTCGCCGCAACAACGCTCTCATGGCTTCCTCACCACGCGGTCCATCCGGCCGCGCTCCTTTAGCCCCGCCAGCATCTCGTCCTTCGCCGCCCCCACCCAGACCTGGCCCGTGCTCGGCGACCACAGGATCTCCTCGCCCGCCGCGTAGGCCCCGCCGCTCCCCGTGCCCGCGCGAGGCGCCGGCTTTAGCTCCAGGGGCAGACCCTCGCGGCGGACCCGGAAACCCTCCTCCAGGTGGGTCAGCAGGGCGCGCATCGCCTCAGTAGCCCCCGCCCATGAAGGCCTCGTCGTCCCGCGCCGCCTGGAACTCGCGCCACGCCTTGTCCTTGTTGGCGCCCGCCAGGATGAGCTTGTCGTTGGGGTAGTAGAGGACCTCCTCGCCCTTCTTGTAGGCCAGGCCCTTGGCATCGGTCCCCGCAGCCTTCGCCTTCATCAGGTAGGGGTCACGCCCGCGCCCGCCGCTGCGCCCCCCCCACTCCACGATCGTCCGCAGGTCCGCGGCCAAGGCCCGTAGGTTCCGTGCCATCGTCATCGCTCCTTGCGCATGCGCGTACGCAGCGCCGTTGTCACTTGTCCTCGACCAGCAGCCCCGGCTTGGGGCCGTCGACCACCGTGCGGTCCGCCGAGGGGCTGGCCTCACGGTCGGCCGCCTCCTGGTCCGCCACGTCCATGGCGCTCGTGTCCGCCCACTGGGGCTGCGCCGCATCGGGGTCCCCCGCCGGCACCGCCGCGGGCGCCCGGCTGAGGGCCGCCGTGACCGCCGCCGCCACGGCCTCGCCCTGCTTGGCCGCCCGGCGCACCGCGATGGCCGCGCCCTGCTGCCCGTGGTCCGCGATGCCCTGCGCGAGGAGCCACGCCCCGACGAGCCCGAGGACCATCAGCATGATCTCCTCGTCGATGCGCTTCCCCGTCAGCGCGTTGGTCAGGTACGCCGCCACGCTGATGAGCATCACGATCAACTTCCGGCTCTCGATCTTCAGCTTCGCCAGCCACGTCATGGATCACCTCACGCAGTCTTGATGAGCGCCGCGATGCCCAACCCGATGGGCGCCGCCGCCGCCATCATATCCGACTTGCTGGCCCCCAGCACGATCTCCTCGATCGCGTGGGGCTGCAGCTCCAGCTCCATCATGCTCACCTCGGCGCTGTTCGCGTCGAAGTCCGTCCCCGCCTTGTACCGCGTGGGGAGGCAGTCCCAGAGGACCCAGACGCGCCCCGGCACGAACGAGGCGCCCTCCCAGGTCTCCAGCGGGGCCGGGAGGTCGAGGTTGTAGCCCCCCGCCTCCTGGAAGGCGTTCACGCCCGTGTAGTGGATGAGGAGCAGGGTGCGCTGCACCATGTCGGAGCCGCGCATCGCCCGCTTCACCCAGTCGTACAGCGTGTCGTCGTTCATGCGGGCCCCGCGCGTCAGCGAGATCGGCCCGCAGCCGCCCCCCTCGTAGGCCACCGTGGTCCACATGGAGTTGAGCTGCTTGATCTCCCGCGTCTGCAGGGTGATCTCCGGGGCCGTGATGCTCGCGAACCCGTACATGGGCGAGCCCAACACAAAGAAAGGGAAGGTCGTCGAAGGGATCAGGTCCAGCAGCCAGAAGCGATGCGTCTGCAACAGGTCGAACATGCGACTCTTGCTGACCGCCTTAAGCGTACCTCGCACATCGCTAGCCGTCTTCCGCACATCGACCACTGCCTACCTCATGGCCCGCACCCCCCCCGCCGCGGGGAGACCGCAGGGATCAGACAGCTTCTCCGTTGATAAACAATTGGACCGACTCGACCGCAAGGCCGAACTCCGCGATCGACACGTCCCCGCTCGTCGCATCCATGTCCGCCGCGATCTTCACGCGAATCGGCACGCACTCCCGGCAGATGTATGTACGCCACGCGTCACTGGCGCCAACCAAGTTCCCTTTGAAGGCCTCTTCTCGTGAGAAGTGCAGGATTTGAAGGTCAGCGCGATACTCACCACCCTTCGCCGCATTCTGGCCCCAGCGCCAGAAGTCGCTGTCGGACGCCGTGACGCCACGGGTCATGGTGACCTCGCTGAACGTCGGGATGCCGCTGAACTTCTGCGTAAAGATCGTCGTGCCCTCGCGGTACTCCACGGCGTCCATCGTCAGCTCGGGGATGCTCAGCGTGTTGAAGCCCGCCTGGACCTTGAACGCATCCGGCATCGTCGCATAACCGTCCCCAGGGACAAGCTGCACATGATAGCGGAAATTCTGATAAAAATCTGTCGAGATTGCCCGTGACATGTCTGCTCCTTTTCGTGTCTAGCCCGGCCCTCAGCCCGGCAGCGTTTCCGTCCCGATGACGCCCGGCAGCGTCTGCGGCCAGCCCCTGAACGCGCACACCACCACGCGCCCCAGCGCGGTGCAGGCGAGCGAACTCTCCACCTTGAGCTTCCACCCCGGCGGCACAAAGACCCCGTTGCTGCCGAAGCGCAAGGAGCCCGTCCCCGCCGCGAGGCTCTCGACCTTGTAGACGTTGTTGGTGCCGTCCACGAGGCTCACCGTGATCGTCGGGGATCCCCCCGTGGGGAGGTTCCACGCCACGTACTCCACCCGCATGCCGACGCGCGCGTGAGCCGGGAAGAGCCCGCCCTTGGTCCCCGCCGTGAAGACCTGGATGCGCCCGCGCTCGATCGTCTCCTCCGAGCTGACGCCATCCGTGGCCGTCCCATCGATGTGGCCCGAGGTCGCCACCTCATGGATCTTCATCACCGCAAATACGTCCGTCATGGTTATGCCCTCACCGCCGCTGCCGCCATGTCGGCGACCTCGGCCCGTAGCTCGTCCACCGTGGTCGCCATGGCGTGGTGTTCATACCACCCGGCCTCCAGCCCCAGCGCCGCCATCTCGGCCGGCCCGATCAGCTTGAGCCGCGCGGCCTCGCGCGGGTACTGCGCCGCAAACGCCTTCACGCGCTCGATCGACACCGCATCCAACCACCCCTTCACCTCGTGGTACTCCTCGATCCCGTCGACCACCACCACGAAGTCCGGGGTGTACTGCACGTGCTGCTCACCCGCGAGCTTGAAGCACCGCGCCTCGTACGCCCACTCGTAGCCCTCACGGTCCAGCCAGCCCGCGTAGAGCTGGTCCCACCGCGAGCCAAAGAACCAGGTGCGCCCCTGCGCGTCGACCGCGGCGGGGAGCCGCTTGCCCGGCGCCCGCGCCTTCGTGCCCGCCTCCTGAAGGCAGGATCTCACCACCTCACACGACACGCCGTACGCCCGCTCCAGATCCTGGAAGTTCTCGCCCGCGTGGTACCGGCGCACGAGGTCCGCCCGCTGCGCCACCGAGAGCTTGTGGCGCTTCACGTTCGCCCGCATCGTCACGCCACGTTGATTGAGGTACCGCAAGACGGTCGACTGTCCGATGCCCATCCGTTGCTGGATCTGCATCAAACTGAGTTCTTCATCAACGTAGAGCCGCGCCATCTCATCAATGGTCTCTTCCGAGGGCGAGTTGTGCGTCCGCGCCTTCCGCTGATCCAGCACTACACCGTTCCGCTTGAGCACGTTTCCGGCAGTCGCCACGCTTACTGAGAACCGATCCGCGATGGCCGCGACACGCCACCCCGCTGTATGCGCCGCGACCATCGCCGCCTCTAATGCCGGTACTACTTTTTTTCCACGTTTCAACCTTCAACCCTCCGTGGCAAAAAAACAACAACGATCACAACATCATACAAGCGCGCGCTGACTAAATCTGAAGACGATGAACTCCGCAGGCTTGTTCGGCGCGAGGCCCACGTCGACGAACATGATGCCCTGGTCCACGGTGTTCTGCGGGTTGTTGGTCCGGTCGCAGATCACGAAGAAAGCCTCCTTGGGCGAGGTCCCCGCGAAGTAGTTCTGCTGGAAGAGGCCAAGCAGGAACGTGTCAAGCTGGAGCTTCACGCGGCCCCAGAGCTGCGGACCGTTGTTCTCGAAGACGTGCACGTGGGTCGCGTTGAACACGCTCTTCTCCACGAACTGGAAGAGGCGCGTCATCTGGATGTAGGGCCACTCGCCGCCCGCGATGTCGAGGGTCTTGGCGCCCCAGATCACGCGGCCCGTCTGCGGCCAGCTCACGAGGCAGTTGAGCTTGTCCTGGTAGCAGATGCCCACCTGCAACGGGGTGAGGTCGCGCTCCAGGCCGATCTGCCAGCTCAGCGCGCCATCGCCCGTGCCGGCCGGCGCCTTGCCGACGTTCTTGTTGATGTCGGTCGTCGCGAAGCGCCCCGCCACGTGGCCGCCGCAGGGCAGGTTGATGGCCGCCTGGGTCACGGGGTCGGTCACGCGGATGTGCGGGTAGTACACCGCAGCGTACTTCGTGAAGCGGCCCAGGGTGAACTTCTTCCAGTTCACGGCCTCCTGCGGTTCCAGGCCCTCCGGCGCGGTGAAGATCGCGAACTTGTCCTTGCGGAGCATGGCGTAGTCGATGACGTCCGTGCAGACCAGCTCGTCGGTTTGGAAGTCAGCGACCACGACGCTCATCATCGCGTCCACCTGGTCGAGGGCGTAGAGGCCTTTGTAGTCCGCGACGAGCGTGGCGCCCGTCACGTCGCTGCGATCAAGGGCCGAGCCATCCGCGCCGTCGAAGAACTGCACGACCACGGCCGCGCCGGGCTGCGTGTAGTAGGTCGCGGTCTGCGGCTTCGTGATCGGGGCCTGGGCGGGGTAGGTGTCCGCCGTGGGGCCCGCGGCCGGGTTGCCCGCGATCTTCCACGTCAGCGTGCAGGCGCCCGTGGTGTAGTCCACGCGGTTCGTGCCGTTGCTGTTGAGGGCGTAGGCGCCGCAGGGGCGCTGCAGGCTGAGGTTGCCGTTGCCATCGTCGATCACGACGGGGCCGTAGTAGAGCTGCGTGATGCGCACCGCTGCCACCCCGTCGAACGTATCGGCAAGCCCGCTCACGTCGAGGGCCAGGGCGCCCGTCAGGTAGTTCACGGTACCCACGGTGTCGCCCGTGCAGTTGCCGGCCACGACCACCTTGAGGTTGCCCGCGCCGTCGTCGCCCGCGATCTTGGCGCCGTCCCCGTCCAGGGTGAAGCTCACGAGCACGCCCGCCGCCACCGAGGTCTTCGCCGTTGAGGTGTTGAGGTGGAGCTGGGTCGGCGTCGCCGGGGTCCAGGCCCACGTGGTGTCCGTGATGAGCGGGATCGTCGTGATGATCGGCAGCGGGCTGTGCTTGAAGCCGAGCTGCATCGCCAGGGTGGTCTTCGCCACCGAGGTGCCGATCTGGTACACGAACTCCTTGTTGGCGCCGTTGTAGGCCGGGGAGTTGCTGACGTCCCTGGCCGCATAGTGCGTGCCCGCCAGCTCCGGGGGCAGCTCGCGGTTGAAGGCCACGACCGCGGCGATGTCAGAACCCGCGCTGAGGTCGTTGAGCACCGTGGCGATGAACTGCGGGCTGCTCGCGTCATCGAGCACCACCCCCTGGTAGGTCTCGATGGTGTTCCAGCCCTGGATCTTCTCGACGTACTCGTCGATGGTCACGTCAAAGCGCGTGTAGCTCGCCGTCGCGGCCACGTAGTAGTCGGGGGTCCCGCTTACGACGGCACGATAGCTGTTGCCCGCGAGGCCCGGCCACTTCAGGTCGAAGCGGAAGGTCTCGTAGACCCAGCTCGCTGTGAGGAATTGGCCCGCGGGGAAGTCGGCTGGCGTGCCGAAGGTGAGGAACACCTCGCCGGTCTCGTAGTCGATCGAGCCCGTGGTGTCTACGCCATCATCGAACCCGCCCGTGCCCGTGATGGCGAAGGTGCCATCGCCGTTGTCGGTGAAGGTCCCGATCTTCGGCACGACCTCGCCGTCCGTCGTAGTCAGCACCAAGGAGACGGCCAGCGTGTAGGGGCTGGGGCCGTAGCTGCCGTGCGGGACCACGGGGGCCTTGGGCAAGCTGAAGCTATAGCTCACCGCGCTGTCGCCCTCCACCACCTCCATGCCTTGGACGTCCTTGGTCAGGAAGCAACGCGCCTTCACGGCATCGGCCTCATGCACCACACGCACGAAGTACAGGGTGGAACCGCCATTCTGGAAGAAGGCAAAGGCTTCCGTCGGGGCCAATGAGGCCGCCGTGAAGTCCCCGAACTTAGCCGTAAACTCCTGGAAGGAGGTCACGATGGTCGGTTTGTTCGTGGGGCCCTTCTTGGAGAACCCGATCAGGCCGAGGTTGCTGGTGCTCACGCCCTGGATGGGGCCCGGCCCACTGCTGCGCTCCTCAATGTACACGCCCGGATAGTTACGCTCTGGCATCTGTCGATCCCTCCGTCGCCCGCGCCGTCCGGGCGGGCCGTCTTGCTAGTTCCCCGCGCCTCACGCGCGCGCTGTTGCCCGTCGTCTACCGCTTGCGCCGCTGCCCCTCCTCGGGGCTCTCTGCCGCGTCCCCCACCTCCGCTGGCTGCTCCTGGTTCACCGTATCACCAGACAGCGGGGCAATCACCTTTTCCCCGGCCGCCACAGCTTGCTCTAGGGCCGTGGGCTCAACCACGCCCACGCTCACGGGGGGCAGATCGGGGTGGCGCGTAATGCCGCGCTCCGAGAAGTAGCCCGCGAACTTCGTGGGGGTCAGCGCCGTGCCGCCCCCCTCCACCTGCCTGGAGTGCACGCCGGGCTTCACATCCACAGGCTTGCCACAGGGGCGCAGGACCCCGCGCTTCACCATGGACTCCGTGCTCGGCACAAGCTGGTGGATCTCCACCTTGCCGTACGGCGGCACCGCCACCGTGTTGCCCATCCCCGTCGCGACCGACTGCACCCGACTGCCCGTATAGAGGTACCACATCAGAACTTCGCTCCTTGCCCGCCCGCCGCAGGCCGGTAGTTGTACATCGCCAAGTCCACGACCTGCAGCGCCGGCCAGGTCTCCGACTCGCAGAGGTCGATCTCCGCCCGCACCGTCCAGGACACCGTGAAGCCCACCGCGCGGTTCGCGATGTCCGTGAGGTCGGACACGTCCGAGATGTTTAGGTCGCCCGTGTCGTAGTGCCGCACATCGCCCTTGCTGTCGACAACTGACAGGGCAAACCACGGCGGCTTGCACGCCCGCAGGATCTGCATGAGCATCCGCGTGGCGTCCGTGCGCAAGCGCGCAAAGCCCTGCACGTCATAGGCAAAGTTTAGGGGGTGCGCGTTCCAGCGCTCCGCGTACTGGTCGAAGCCACGCTCCCCCGTGGGGAGGACCACGGGACGCGCCCCCGGCGCCGCAATGCGCTCGGTGCCGTACCACGGCGCCCGATCGTAGGCCACGTCCATGTTGTTGCGCTTGATCACGTATGACGGCAAGAGGTGGTGCTGGTAGGCGTCATCGGGCGCCCCCCAGTAGATAGGCACGCGCCCCCCGAGGTAGGCGAGGTCCGTGGGGAGGTCGCGCACGGCCACCGCGTAGGCCTGGCGCTGCGTGCCATCCACGGCATAGCTCACCAGCTCGCCGCCGAAGGCCCGCATCACGCCCTCATCAAAGGCGCGGATGCCCACGGTGCTAAACGCGCTCTCGCCCACCTTAACTCCTCACCGCGGGCCGCGCATGCGCGTGCGCAGCCTACTCGTCGTCCTCGTCCTCGTCTTCATCCTCGTCCTCGTCCTCATCCTCGTCCCCCTCCTCGCCGGTCGCCACCGCGAGCGCCGTCTGCAACGCGCCGTTCTGGCGCCGCAGCAACTCCGTCTCGATGTCCCCGAGCGTGCGATTCAACTGATCCAACTTGTTCGGCATGATGCGCTCCTTGGCTGTGCAACTCGACAACAGTCCGCGTTAAAACTTCCGGCGTGGCGCAAACGGCGCGATGCGCCGCGTAAAGGCCTCCGCCGCCCCGCCCAGATCACTTATACCGAGGGAATCCACCTCGGGCAACGAATGCCCCGTCCAACGCCCCGTTTCTACATAACGCACGTAGGCCTTCAGCAACTTCGGGATGGCCTTCCCCAGGGCCTCCAGCGCGGGACGCCAGTGCGCCTTGCCCTCGCCCCCGCCCAGCCCGAACTCGGCCCGTAGGACCGCCCACGCCACATCCTGGTGCACCTCGGCCCCCACGCCCTCGCCCGGCGGCTCGACCTTCGCGTTGATCACGCCCATCGCGCGCAGGCTCGACTCGATGAGATCGGCCTCGCGCCGACGCTCCGCCACGAAGTATGCTACCTCGTCGGGGCGCGCGGCCCGCGCCACGAGCGTCGCGTCCTGGGGGTCCGGCCGGATCGGCAGCCAGTCCGGCGGCCAGGGGCTGTACTTGGCCAACACCTCGACAAAGGGCCGCGCGCCGGGCCGCGGCACCACGAACAGCAGCGTGGTCCCCACCTGCTGCTCCGTGAGCCCCTCGGGCTGCCCCTCGAAGTACACCGCGACGCCCTCCCCCGCATCGACGCCCTCCAACAGGGCGATCTGGAGCTGCTCCGCATAGGGGATCGTCCCGAGGCTCGGCGCGCGGGCGCGCACCTCCTCGCGCAACACGTCGGCCAGCGCCAACAGGAACAGCGCGCGCCCCTTCACCATGCGCTTGGGGTAGAGCGTGAAGAACCGCTTGATGTCCCGCCCCGTCTGGGGGGCCCACCCGAAGACCGGCACGGGCGAGATGGCCGCGCGGGGGGCGTTCCTCGCCTTGGTCCCCGCCGGGGGGCGGATGCGCTTCAGGGGGACCTTGCGCCCCTTGAACCGCTGCCCCGTACCCGTGAACGCCTTCGCCACTTATGCGCCCTGGGCCTGCACTTTTGGCTTGCGTTTCTTAGGCGCGTGTGCCTGCGCCTTGAGCGCCCGCCGCGTCTCGTGCCCCTTGACCGCCGCCGCGCTGCGCTTGGCCGCCACCTGCTGCACCGCCAAGGCCTTAGCCGCCTTCTTCTGCGTGCGCTGCGCGCTGATCAGCTTCGCCGCCATCTTGACGCGGCCCTCGCGCTGCTGCTCGGCCGGCTTCAGCCGCTCCATCCCCATGCGCCGCGAGGCGCCCTTGAGGTGCTGGCGGATGCCCTCCATCATGCTCTGGCGCTTGGTGCGCTTGGGCCGGAAGCCATAGTGACGCTTCACCTGATTCTTCCAAAAGCGCATGGCCTGCTCGTAGTTCGGCTTGCCCCTCGCCACGATCCGCCCCTCAGTCGCCATGCGCGCCACCGCGCTCCACCAAAAGACCGCGGAGTCCGGGAACGGGATCTGCGCGGGATCGATCAGGTACCACGGCGGCTGCAGGTAGCGCCCGTACTTGACCTTGGCCTGCTCCATCGTCAACTGCTCGGGCCGCGGGTTGCGCGTCGGCATGCGGGGCTGGATCGCCCGCGCCTCCAGCAAGGCCGCGAGGCGCCCCGCCAGCCCCTCGCTGCGTACACGCGTACGCAAGCCCCCCGTAATCGCCCGGAGGGCCCCCGCGAGCTGCCCCGCCGTCCTCACGACGGCACCGCCGGCATCGACACGTGCGCGAGGGCCGGGCGCCCATCCGTCCGCGCCTTCGCCACGTACTGGGGCACGAGGGGCTCATGGCCCGCACAGACCCCAATGAGGCCGGGCTGGCCCGCCACACGGATCCCCGCGTGCGAGGCCGCCCCACACAGGAAGCAGTAGCCCGCGAGGTGCCCGAGGAGCGGCCCACTATACCAAGGGTAGGTGCCCCCGCCCCAGGGCCCGCAGCAGGCCGCCCCGCGCGCCGTGGCCTCGCAGTAGGGGAGCCCGCGCGCACGCCCCCACCAATAGCGGTCGCACATCGCGCACGCCCAGACGACACCCTCCCGCGTCGCCGCCCCCACGTCCCGCGCCGCGCTCACGCAAACCTCGCGCTCACGCGGAACCGCGCGGTGTCCCCATGGCCCTGCCAGCCCGCCATCTCCACGTAGGCCTGCACACGGTAGTCCCCGGCCTGGTCCCAATCCCCCGCCTGCACGAAGTAGGCGATGCTCGTGGTGCCCTCCAGAGCGCCGACCCACGTCACCAACGTACCGTCCGGCTTCTGCACATGCAGCGCACGCGTGGTCGCCGCCGTGATGTCCACGCAGGCGTCCACGACGATCTTCGTGCCGATGTCGCCGACGTAATACTTCGAGATGCCATCGCAACAGTCAGCCATCGGCCGGATCCTCCTCTAGCCCGAGCTTCGAGCACATCGCCAACGCAGGCGCCGCACACCCCGCAAGCTGCAGGGTGAGCGCCATCGGCCCCCGCAATGCCACCAGCGTAGCGCAGGGCGAACACGCGGCCAAGGTTTGCGCCACGCATGAGGTCACGCACAGGAGATCATCGCTCGCCACCTAGCAGCCCTCCGTGCGCTTAGTCGCACTGACCAGGCCCAGGCGCTGCGCGATCCGCGAGCACAGGCGCACGATCTCCCGCAGGCGCCCCGTCCAAATGCCCGCGTAGCCCTGCGTCGCCATCAAGCTCTTAGGCCCAAGCCCGCGCGTCACGATGCGGTTCATGCGGGCACCCGCTCGAAGACATTCTCCATCGTGGGGAGCCCCGCCTGGTCCTTCAGGTCAAACGTCAAGATCGGCGTCACATCATCGGTGCCATAGAAGATCATCTGGTCACCGAGAATGCGCCAGCGCCCCGTCTCCACCTGCCGCACGAGCGCGAGGTCCGCCTGGAGCGCGAGGTCGTGCACCGTCACGTCCTCGACCACCACGCATAGCACGCCGTTGGCGTCGACGAGCTGGTACTCCGCCACATACTGCGCCACGGGGAGCGCCGGGGGGAGCCACACGAGGCGCCACGTGCTCGACGCCCCCACCTGCGCGAGGTCCGTCAGGGGGAGGACCTCAACCTCGCCCCCCCCCACCACGTGGTACACGCGCACCGCGGCGCCCGCCACGTCGAGCTTGGGCGTCCCGTCCAGGTCCACCGCGAGCACCTGAAGCACCACCTGCGCCGGGTTCGGCCGTAGCAGCATCCCACCTCCTCAGCGCGACAGCGCCATCCCTGTGACGATTGCCCCGAGCACCACGACAGCCCCACCCAGCACGCCAGAAAAGATCCCCCAGCGACGTGCTCGCGCCTTTGCCGCATCCGCCTTCAACTGTGCGTCGCGCGCCCGTTCATCGGCAATCACCTCACGCGCCAACGCCGCATCCGTCGCGCCCTTCTGTACCATGGCCTCCCCCTCATTCAACGCTGCCCGCATCACCTGGGTGGCATACAACGACTCAGCACGCGGCGCCCACTCAAGCAGCGCCCGGTAGTCCAACACGAGGTGCCCCAAATCCTTCCACTCATCGAGCGTGAAACACTTCTGGTCCACGCTGCCAATACGACAGATCGTCCCCGATGGGACCAACCGCTCAGCGTTTGGTCGCGGGGGGAGAACCTCCTGTGCCCACGTGTTCCCGGCCATACAGCACAGTATCCACAGCACTAATACTGGTCGCATCATCGATCGCATCATGCCCCTCCTTCGTCTTTCTCACATCCGCCGCTGCGCCATCCCGCGTCGCCGCGTCCACCGCGTCCAACGCAGCCTTGGCTTCCTTGATCGGCCCCAACACGGGGGTCGGGTCGTATGGGGGCACCCCGGGCGACGGTACCACTGACGTGGGCTTGCGTAATCTATGCCTTGCCATCACCGCGATCCATATCCCCACAAACATCCCCCCTGCCGACGCCGTAATCACCTTCCAGTGCCGCTTCGCCCAATCCCATGCCTTCTTCATGCACGCTTCTCCCGAGGCGGGATCGGCCCCGTCTGTCCCACATTTCCACGTTTCCGCAACAACCACCAGATCGCGAGCCCCCCGAGCGTGTTCGCGATCATGTCACGCCAACTGGCCCCGTACCGGAAGCACCCGTCCCAGATGATCTCCCATGCCCCCATCATCACGACCCACGCACACAACGGCCCCAAAATCTTCCCCCCCCACCGACTGAGCAGCCAACCGAGGAAGAACACCATGAGGAAATGCATCACCTTGTCGGGCAACACGATGTTCCACGACGCGGGCAACCCCAACTCATCGAGCCGCAACATCTCCCACCAGTAGTCCTCATGTTCCCAACGAAATGCCTGCATCACGCCTCCTTCCCAATGATCTCGAAATCCTCCCCATGCGCGAGGCAGAAATCCCGGATATCTTGGGGCGTCGTCAACTCACGCGGCAACTCGCCCGCCCAGGCCACTCCAGACGCCCGTAAGAAGATCGCGACCAACTCGGAACACTTCACCGCCGAGGTCTTCCATCGAATCCGTGTCACCTTGACGCGGAACCACTCCTTGAGGGTGAACACCCACGCGATCACGAGCAAGCCGCCGTAGTCGTACCGCTGCCCCATCTCGTCGGAGATCGCCGCGAGCCCGGCCCGCGCCCCAAACTTGCACCGATACTCGGCCACTACGTGATGCCGCGCCCGAACCGACGGCACCATGCGCACGCCCCCGATGCGCGCCTCGGCCACCATGCGCCGCCCCCACACCGGGAACTCGATCAGGCAGTGCGAGACCGGACTACGGGTGATCCACCGGATCACCGCGCCCAGCGGCGTCTTCGAGGCGGTCAGTACGATGCGCACGTCATCCATGAGGCTCCTAGTTCAACGCGTTGGCCCGCGCCCGGTACAGCGTCGCCGCCAACTGGATCAACTTCGCACTCGTATTGTGCAGCGTCACCTTGAAGATCCAGTGCGCGAGCACGCGGATCGGCTTCACGGCGGGCACGATCAACGGGTAGTGATCCGTCCCGAGCAGCGGCAACTTGGTCACGAACTCGTTGAGCGCGATGTCTGCGTCAAACAGGTGATAGCCCCCTGTGCCCGCCGCGTTGAGCGTCACGGCCTCGGTCACGGGATCCCAGTCAAAGTAGCCATGCCCGCCCGGTGCTGGTACCGGCCGCACCTTGGTGAACGCCACATTCGCGTTCTCCTTGGCGGTCAGGTCGAGATCCCAGTTGCCCGTCCCTGGAGTCGCCGGGACGAACACGTGCGCCCCGCCCCCCACCGCCACCTTGTTGTAATCGCCCGCCCCAAGGTTCTCTACCCCCGCCGTGGCAGGCGCATAGACTGTGAGCGAGACGTGATCGCCGAGCGCAAACCCTATGTGCCCGAGATGCCCGCCCGCGAGGTACGACCACTGCACGAACTGGAACTCCTGCACGTCGTCGCCCTGGGCGTCCGCCTCGAACGTCAACAGCTCCGTGCCGATGGTCCCCGCCGCCACGTCATCGCTGGCCCCGCAGAAGTTGGTCAACACGCCCAGCGGGAAGAGGTTGGGCGCCGTGTACTTGCGCCCATCCACATCCTGGGGCTCCACGAGCGCTGCCAAGGGCACCCCACTGTGCGCCGCTACCAACGCCGCGAGTACGCCCACCTCGCCCTCGCTGAGCGTCGTCTTGAACCACAGATCACAGGCATCTCCCGACGTGTCGATCCGCGTCAACGCCACCGTGATCGCACTGGTCGCCACCTCTTGCGTGAGTCGATCCGGTGCCACACGATGATCGGGGAAATCACTCGAGATGGAAAACTCGTACTTCTGCATGAATGTGCTCCCTCTGCCCCGCCCGAAATAATCAGATCTTGCGATCTTCTACCAACAAGGACCCGTGAAACAAAGCAGGCGTGGTCAACGCCGTAATGCGCGCCGTCCCGCCCGTAGTCTTCCACTGAATCTTTACCGTATGCGAGGCCGCCGTCGCACTCTTCCGCAACACGATCGCCCCCGAATTCAACTGTGCGGAGGTCACACGCATCTGGATGCCCCGTTGCACCGTCCCATCCACTAGCACCTGAAAAGCAATATCCTGAAGCGTAGAGCAATCCGCACTTACCGAGAACCAGATGTGCAGGTACCCCGCCGTCTCCACCGTCAACGTCACGCTGAGCGCCGTCAAATCTACGAACGACGTGGAGGTCGTCGTGACATCCGTCGTCACCTCGGCGAACCCCACCTGCCGGATCTCCGGCGCCGCGAGGTGGGCATCGATCTGGGCATGCGTGTTCGTCCCCCGATCGGCGATGTTCAGATGCGAGAGCTGATCCGATGCCCCCTGGGCATGGCTCGCCGCATGCGCCGTCGCCAGCGTCTCCTCGGTCCCATCGTCCTTCTTCGAGTACCAGCCGCCATCCAGCTTGGGATAGAGCTTCTGGAACCCCGTCGAAGGCGTGGCGTGCGTATCGCTCTTGCTGATATTCAACTCACCCATCGTGCCGCCTCCTACAGGATGAACACGCGTCCCTCGACGCGTAGCTCCCCCTCCAACGTCAACTGATCCGCGATGATAAACTGATACGGAATCCGCACCCACGCCACTTCATCCGCATAGACCCACTCGCGCATGTAGGCGAGCCCCGTGCCCCCGTGCGCCAGCTCCTTGAGCGTCATGGGCTCGGGCACCGCCACATCCTGGAACGTCAGGTTGTCGTCCGCATCCCGCGTGACGAGCACCTGCGAATCGTTCGAGATGTCGCTCTGGATCGCCACGCCCCGGCAATCGAGGAAGTCCTCGTGCACGTCGATCTCGGACGGCGACAGATCCGTCTCCGTCCCCCCATGGGCGGGATCCTCCCACTTCAGCGCTTGAGTACGGTCGATCACCATGCGCCCAGCCTATCACCGGGCAGGGGGGAACTCCAAGGTTCAGGCGAGGGATGGTGTCGACTCGTCCGCGATGTGCTGGTGCGTGCGGCGGTTGATGACGTTATAAATAGTCATCGTCGTCACCCCAAAGATTTGCGCCAATTCGACCGCAGAATGAGCATCGCAGTGCCTAGCCTTGCGGATGAACCGAACATCCTCATCACTCAAAAACACACGTCGCGAGAGATCTTGGGCATCACATGCCGCCGTTTGAACCTCTGCTACGTGGCTATAAGTACTACCATGTAAGATCCTATAAATCGTATCAACCGAAACACCGAAAATCTTAGCTAGGCTACGACCGCTATGCCCATGACTATGCAAATCAAGTATCTCCACAACGGTGTCTTTGTTCTTGAAAACACAATGCCCCCTGAACTTAGAAACCATGTCCTGCGCATTATCTACGTGTGTGCCTAAAAACAGGTGTTCTGGATTCACACACGCCGGATTGTCACACCGATGCAGGACATTCTTCCCTTCAGGAATCGATCCGTGATGGATCTCCCAGGACACACGGTGCGCCAACACCTTCTCCTTGCGCGTCGCATCGTAGATCCGCCCATACGTCACCCCATCCACTGCCCCCTTCCATAGCCAACACCCCTCCGTCTTCTCCACATACTTCCAGAACCGTTCCTGTATCGGCACCGGCACCGGGCCATTACGCGACCCCATCCTAATCTTGGATGCCTGTGTCTTCTGAATACGCTCCTCAGACTGCCTAACCCCCGTGTTCCAGTGCCGATCCCCACTGTAGGTCCGATGCTCCTCGTAGATCCCCTGGCGCCGCAACTGCGACACAATGCGCCGCTGTGTGGTCCCAAAGTGCTCCGCCAACAATTGCGGAGATCCCCCCGCTTGATACACCGCCGCCAACTCCTTGGCATCCACCTCCTGCTCACGCGCAACAAGCAACTGTGCTTCCCCCCGCGACCGCACCGGAATCCCCACCTTGGCCAACCGAGCCCGTATAGTGTTCGACTTTAACCCCACCTCGTTAGCAATCTCCACCGAGGTCTTCTTTTCCACCACGTACCGCATCCACAAAAACTCACGCGTCAACTCCAGCATCGCTTCCTCCTTGGGTTCGCTGCCAGAGCCAGTATCAGTTTTTCAGATTAAAATCAATACGTGGAGAAAGTCGTGCTTTAAGCCAGCTTACGACCATAATCCGCGATGGCCACGTCGAGGTCCGTCGCGTTCTTGGCGTAGCCCACGCGGATGACCTGCCCCGGCTTGGGCACGTTCGCGTAGGTCACGAGGGCGCCCGTGGTGCCGAGGTAGTAGGGCTCGCCCACGGTCGCGCCGGACAGGCAGCCCGTGCATACGCCGCTCTTCACGACCTCGGAGGTCCCGGGGTTCGCCGCGCCACCCGTGCGGGCGATACCGATCGCGCGGGCATGCGGCGCCGTGTCGTTGTCGGCGACCGCGATCTCGTTGTTGGTGCCCGCCCAGCGGACCACCTTGCCCGTCGCCACAACCTCGGTGTTGAGGTGCGTGTCCTCGACGCGCTTCGCCTCGTCGACCGCCGTCACGGTGTGCGTGTGCAGGGCATCCGCGTTCGACGCACTGCCCGCCGTGAGGGTGCCGAGGTTGGTCGCCGTCACGTTCACCGACACCACGCTGTCGTTGATCTTGAACGCCGAGGGCAAGCCCACGACCCGGAGCCCATCCCCGTCCACGTCGAGGGTGTCCGGCGATTCGTCGAGCTTGACCGAGACACCCGCCGCGACCACCTGGAGGCCGCCCAGCGGCGCCGCGAGCACCGACACGGCCTTGGTCGGCGAGGTGCCCGTGAGCTGTAGGCCCGGATCGGTCGCCAGGGCCAGGCTGATGGCATCCGATCCGATCGCGATGCCGTCGCCCGCGCCCACGCCGAGGAGGTTGCCCGTCTTGTAGAGACCAGGACCGGCATTGATCTGGCCCGCGCCGGAGAACTGGACCCAGGTCGTACCGTTGTAGGTCCACGCGGTGTCTGCCCACATGCCCGCATCGCCGTTGATGAGCGCGGCCCATCCGTCGGTCGGCACCTCAAACGACCACGTATTCGCCGTGGCGTTGTAGGTCGCGATCTGGTTGGCCTTCGCGCTGAACGATCCCGTGGCACCCGTCGCCTTCACGATCACGCGCGTGTTGTTAGCCGGTTCACCCGCCGTGTTCGCCTGGACGATGACCCACGCGGTGCCCGACCACTCCACGATGTCGCCGTTCGCGACGGTCCCCGTGAGCCAGTTCTTGACCACGTAGCAGTCACCCGCCGCGGCCGGCACGGGATCCGCGCCCAAGAAATCCGCGTCGCTGACCATGTTGAGCACTTTGGCCGGGGCACGCCACGTGAGGCCGCTGACCATGTTCTCCAGGTACTGCTTGGTGACCGCGTCCTGGGCGTTGTCGGGATCGGCCAGGCCCGTGATCTTGTGGGACGCCATGGCGATGTTGCCGCCCATGGTGAGCCCGAACAGCGACAGGGTGTCAGATGCGGTATTCTGTTCCTCGTGGTAGCCGTAGGTCTCGTTGAAGAACAGGAACTTGCGCTCGGTCATTGAGATCCTCCTGGGTTAGCCCGCTGCACGCGGCGCGGGCTTCTAGCGCCGGCCTCAGCCGACGAGCGTGCCCTCTACCGTGATCATCACGCGCGCCGTCGCGGTGGTGTCCGCACTGGTCACCGTGCCATGCAGCGTCGCGTCGCCCGCGATGGCGGGCATGACCCCACTGACCGGCGCTAGGGGCAAGCTCTTGCCCGCCGCCGTAACGCCCGTCAGCGCCGTCGCCGCGAGGAGGTCCACCCCGCTGACCGTGGTGCCCACAGAGACCTCGGCATCGCCCGTCCCCGCGGTCAGGCCCGTCGCGATGATGCGCGAGGGCACGAACTTGCGCCCCTTCTCGCCCTTGAGGGTGAGCGTGAAGGCCCCGGTGCCGCCCGTAAGGACGCTGACCGCGACGGCCGCGACCTCGATGGCCATCTTGCCGCCCACGCTGGGGACCTCGAACAGCAGCTTCTCCGCCGCCGCCGTGGGGTCCGCGTCGTCGCTGAAGTGGTGCGTCGGGTTGAAGAAATTAAACTGCTTGTCTGGCATGGATGCCTCCTTCGCCCCCGACGCCCGCGACGCCGGGTCAGTTGTCCGTGGGGGCCGGCACGAGCCGCCCCGAATCCTGCACCAAATACTCGTCCAGGCTTACGCCCAGGCGCCCTTGGATGCGCTCCCGCAGCGCGTTGTACTCACCCCGGATCCGCTCGATCGACGCCGTGTTCTCCGTCTGCTGCTTGCGGAACTGGTCGCGCTTTTGCTGATACTCGATCATGAGCAGCTGCTCCTGCACCGCCAGCTTGTCCCGCACCGCCACGTTCATCTCGATGCGCGCCGTGTGCAACTCGAGCAGCGCCATCTCCTCGCCCGTCATGTACAGGGCCTCCGTCTCGGGGCTCTCGGGGCTCTCGGGAGTCTCGGAAGCCGCCGCTGCCGTCACTGCCTTCAACGCCTTCGCCGCGCGCCGCACACCCTTCTTCATCTCATCGCTCATCACAACGCTCCTCCTTCAGCTTGTCACATCTCAGCCATAGCCCGCTTCGTCAAAGGGCCGATCTCGCCCGTCAAAAATAACACGTCAACCGCGATCGGCGTACCAAATCGCTGGATAATTACCGCCCCAGCGTCCGACCAGGGACAGGTCTGCGTGGGGCGCCCATCAAGCCCCACCCACACGGGGCGCGCCGGATTCAGCCCTGCAAAGAGCCCGCGCACGAGCCCCACGCGCTGCATGATCCCCGTAGTCGGGGTATCCTTGCGCACGAGCACGCCCAGGGCGGGCATACGCGCGTCCTGCGCGGGATCCGCCCGCGTCACGCGCCAGCGCCCCGTCCCCGTTGCCCCATCGCGCAGCGCTAAGCAATCCCCCACAGCATCACCTGCAAGGCAGGCCACTGGGATGGCCTCCTCCGCGTCGGTCCCAAAGCCGAAGCGCGCAACAACCGCCACACTGCGCCCCTGTCCGCGCCCGCCCTACGGCAGGCGGCGCTCCGGCGCGAAGTGCTCGCGCCGCTTGACATTGATCGTCCATGCCACCGTCGTGGGGGTGTCCAAGACGTTCCCACTTCTTCCCACCTTCACGACGTCCCAGTAGTGCTCGAACACCGCCACCACGTCGTCCTCCTTGGGAGTCGCGCCTGCGGGGGCCGCCTGCTCCCACGCGAGGGCCGCCACGCGCATAATCGCGTCGTACTCGACCTCCTGACCCTCCTCGCGCACGCTGGGCTCGCGGTTCTCGCTCTCCTGGTACTCGATCAGGCACACCACGTCGAAGGGCGCAAACCACCCCCACACCTCGCGGCCCGGCGCGGGCCCCCCACCATACACGGGATCGCTCGGCTCGTTGTAGAGCGCATCCACGTGGGCCCCCCGGTTCAAGCGGTAATACTCCGCCGTCGGGCCCGTCATGGCCTGCCGCTCGGCCTCCAGCTTCTTGAGGTAGGCCGCATCCTCCGCGCCCCGGCACTTGATCGGCACGCCGTCCCCCTATGCGTCGATCAGGTCTTTGGCCAGCCCGGTAAGGCGCTGCACCACGTCCGGGCGATCCCGCAACACCGCCGGCATCACGTGGACCGAATACTGCCCGTGCTCCGGCACCAGCATCAGTTGCACCTCGCCCGGCAACAACCAGATCAGGGCCGTGCTGTAGAGCATCTCCGCCTGCTGCCCCGTGGGGAAGCGGAAGACCAGCTCGCCGTCCGCCCACTTGCCCTGCAGGTTGGGCATCGGCTTGGCCTGCACCAGCTTGTTGTCACCGTGCCAAAACTGGTCGCTCTGGGGCGCGCTCTCCAACTCCTGCAAGAGGCGACTTGGCCCGCCCCGTTCCGCGCGCTCCGCCGGGGCCACGCCAGCCCCTAACGCTGCCCGGACGTCCGGGGGCAGCGCCGCGTAGGTGGCCTCCACGTCGCCCATCCAATCATGCACCGGCAATACCATGGTCACACCTCGCTCTGCGCATGCGCATGCGCAGCGTCGTCATCCCATAAAGAGCGGGATCGGCGGGGCCAGCTGGCGCGCCTTCTCCTCGCACTTGTCGATCAGTTGCTGCGCGTTGCTCAGCAGCGTGTCGCCGTTCATCGTCGTCGATCCGCTCGCCGTCGGGATCTCTGCAAACTTCGTGCGGATGTACCCGAGCGTCTCCATGGCCTGCGCCAACGCGTAGTCCAGGAGCAGCTGCTGCTCGTAGCCCTTGAGGTAGCTCAGCGCGATCGTCGACGCGAGGTAGAACACCATCACGCGCTCCCCGCTCGCCGGGGCCGGGCTCACGATCAGCTTGCGCCGCGCCCGGTCGTAGTCCCACGCGCGCTCCGCGCTCAACAGCCGCTTACCCATCTCTAGGTACTGCATGCGCTGCGCGATATCGACGTAACCCTGGTTGGGGGACAGCGCCATGAGGTCCGTCGCGTTCACCTCGACGCCCGCCCAGCGAAACATGTCAAAGAGGCTGTCGCTCTGCGCCTCGAACACGACCTCTACGGGGACCTCGCAGTCCGCGGGGAGGTCCACCTCCGACCCGTTGGTGAAGGTGATCACCGTCGCCTTCTGGTGCCCCACCCACTGCTGGAGCCACAGGGAGGCCCGCATCACGGCATCCGCAAGTTGATCGTCGGTCAGCTCCACGCAGACCACGCCGTCGCCGAGCTTGCGCTTGATGTAGTCGTGCACGGCCTGCTCGGTGAGTGCCATGGCGGTTCCTTATTGGGCGCCCAGTGCGTCCATCGCTGCGGCGGCATCGGACACGGCCCCCTCGGCCTCCGGGGCCTCCGCATCGGTCGCCTCTTCGGCATCCGCCTCCTCGTCCCCAGCCGCATCCGCCGCAGCCTGCGCCGCCTCGTCCGCGACCTTGGCCGCCTCATCGGCATACTTGCCCACGACGCCCATCACAGCCTGCTGAATGGCGTCCACAATGCCATAAAGATCCTCGGCCGGCGCGCCGCCCCGCTTGAGGGCACCCATCGCCGCCTCGCCCACGGCCGCGAGCACGAGCTGCACGCCCTCCTCGCCGAACTGCGCCTGCGGGGAGACCGCCTGCTGAATGTCGGCCGGGAGATCCTCCGCCGAGACGGGGCTCTCCCCCTCCGGCGTCTCCTTCGCGCTCTGCTCGCGCAGCACCGCGCGATCCACCCAGAGGTGGCGCGGGACTTCCCCCTCGGGCGCGCGCGGCAGAAACAGGTAGACGTCCTCCCGAAAGAAGGCCGCCCCGTTGCCGCCCCGCACCACGAGACCCACAGGGGAGGACATCGCAACAATGCCCTCCGCTACGGGGTACCCGAGCCGTGTCACCACGGTTACACGCTCACCAGCCCCGAGCGTCGCCGCCGCCACGGCCCCATCCATGCGCCTGCGCCCCATCGCTTATCCCCTACGCCGCACAGCCCGCACCGCGGCCTTCGCCAAGGGCGCCGCATCGCCACCCTCGCTCGGGGCATCGCCCTCCTCGCTCGGGGCATCGCCATCCTCGCTCGGGCTCCCCATCTCCTCACTGGGCGCAGCCTCAGGGGTGGGCATCGGGGGGGGCTCCGGGATCGGGGTAGGGGCCGGGACTGGCAGCGCCGCCTTGAACTGCGCCGCCGCGTCGAACACCTCGACCACGAGCCCCGCCTTGACCCACGCACTCAAATCGTGCTCCGTCTCCACCACCTCGCCAGGGCGGACGATCACGTCCTGCCGTACCGTCACCGCATAGGAGAGCCCCGGCCGCCGCTCCAGCACGTTTACGGCAAGCGCCTGCGCCTTGACCCCCTCCGCCAGCTTGTACTTCATCGCTGCTCCTCCTCCGTGCGGCCCCGCACGGGGCCTGCGTCTGGCCTCACTATAGCCGCCCCCACGCGCCTTGTCTAACAAGCACACAGCGCTGCCGCGCCCCCGCGGGGGGGCGGGCACCCTGGCTGGATCGATCGAGGAGGATCACGCCGCAAGGGGCGTGCGGAGGGATCAGAAGGTCGAGGAGACGCTCGGGAGCCCGCTGACGGTCACGACACCGTAGTACTCCGGGCGGAGCAGCTTGGTGGCGAAGCGCGACGCGAAGCCCTTCTTGAACGTGAACGTGTGCGGATCCTGCCAGGTCGGGGTGACCTGCAGCGGGATGTACGGCGCGAACACGTAGCCCGCGTCGAGGAAGTTCGAGCCGCGGAGCCCGACGAGCACCTTGTTGTCGTCCAGGAACGGATCCTGGTAGACCGTGAACTTCCGCATCATGGTGCCGACCATCTGGATGCCGTAGTCGCTCGTGAGCGGGCCGTAGCTCGGCGGCACGATCTGGCTGGCGCCGTTATCGAAGTCGTGGTGCGACGTGAGCTGGCCGAGCAGCGACACGACGGCCGGACTGGCGACGATGAAGTTCGCCGGGGCGCGCAGTGTGGTCTTGTGGATCTTCGCGGCCACCGCGTCGATCTGGGTCAGCAGGGCGCGGATGCTCTCGATCTCCCCCGGCACCGTCGGGCTGTAGCTGTAGGTCGCCTGGTGGGCGGCGCCAGCCACGAGGTCCGTGATGACCTTGCGGTCGATTTCCAACGCGATCTCGTTGGAGAGGCCGGCGACCAGCTCGGCCTCCATGTTGAGGCCGTGGAGGGCCCGCAGGTCGTCCATGGCTTCCTGCGACCACGAGGCGCGCAGCTTGTAGGGCTCGGCCGTCACGGTCGACATGGCCATGTCCATGCTGATGCCCGGCACCGCGGCGCCGGAGGTCGTGTTCACGAGTTCCCAGTTCACGTAGTACTGGACGTACACAACGTGATTCGCACTGAAGTTGCAGGGCGCGCCCGCAGCGGTCTGGGGCGTCAGGGCCCAGGCGCCCGTGCTGGTTGTGAACGTCCCCACGGCGTGACCGTGGTTGTCCGTGAGGGTGGTGCTACCACCCGTCGGATCGAGCGTGGCGACCTTGTTCTCGGCGCCCGCCTCGACCGTGCGGTAGTAGAGCTTCACCGAGAAGGTGCGCTGGCCGCTGGTGCCCGGCGTGCGGATCGGCTTCCAGGCCGGGATGCGGCAGTTGCCCGCGCCCTGGTTCAGGGTGCCGGTGGCCGCACCGGTATCCGTGCAGAGCACGTCGTAGTCCACGAACTCGGAGGCGTAGTTCTTCGCGAAGTTGCGGATGAGGGCGTCGCCCGCGCTCAGCTCGCCGTCGTAGCCCTGGCTGTAGGGGTAGTCCGTGATGCCGTTGGCCGGGATCTTCGCGCCCTTGCGGCCCTCGTACTTGTAGTCCCAGGTGAAGACCGCGCCGACCGGGGCCGACAGCGGCTGGACCGACGTGATCTGGTTGGCGATCAGGTTGGGGAATACCCGGCGCAGAACCGGGAAGATGTACTTGGTGAACGAGCCGACGTTCGTGCTCAGCGCATCCTCGCTGAGGTTCTTCATGTACGTGGCCTGGTTCTCCAGGAGGATGGCGGCGACGCCCTTGGTGTAGGGGTTGCGCACGCCGTCGGTGCCCTCCAGCAACTGGCCCCACTTGCGGCTGAGCTGGGAGACGTAGGACTTGTCAGAGATGGTCTTGCCACCATTCTCGGTCAGGATGTTGCGAGCTTCCATGGATCAGTTCCTCTCGTTGCGATCAAGGTCGTTGTTGCGATGCCGCGTCCCGCGCCCGCCCTCATGACAGGCCGGAAAGTTGCCGCATCGTTGCGGGGTCCAGGCCGAAGTCGGCCAAGTCGCCCGCGCCCGCCGTGCCTGCCCCGCGTGGGGCCACGGTCTCCTCCTCCAGCGTCGCCGGACGCCCCTGACCACGCGTCAACTGCGCGCGCATGCGCTCCAGCTGCCCGTCGCCCATCGTCGTCCGTCCCCGCTGCCGCACCAGCCGATCGACCTCATCTATGCTCGCAACACCCTCTAGCAACCCCATCAACTCGCGCCCGTTCGTCAACCCTGCGACGCTCTCGGCCTTGTACGCCGCGAGGTCTGCCGCGGCCCGCGCCTCGGCTAGATCCCGCTGTAGCGTGGCGACGCGCTGCTCGGATCCCCGTGCGCGCGCCTCCAGGCCCTCGCCGCCTTCAACAGCCAGCTTCAACTGCATCTGCTTCTCGGCCAGTCTCTCGTGCAATTCCTGCGACTCCGCGAGGAGCCGCTTGCGCTCGCCCTCCCACCGCCGCGTGGCCTCGGCCAGCGGGTTGGGGGCAAGGGGGAGCTTCTCTAGCTGCCGCAGCACGCCACGCACGCGCGTACGCACCTCGGCCTCGTCTTCTAACAGCCCGGCGTCGGCCAGCAGCTCGCGCGCCATCGCCGCGTGCGGGTGCGTCCCCACGAGGCGCTCCGCGAGCAGCTGGAAGCCCGCCTCACGGGCCACCCCGCGATAGGCCTCCGCCTGCTCACGCAAGCCCGCGATCTCCGTGCGCTGCGCCTGCAGAGCCGCCGCCACGTGGTCCTCGGGGACCGCCGGCAGGTAGGGCCGCAGGAGCTGCGCCACCGTGGCCAGCACCGCGCCCGCACCGTCCGCCTCGGCCTCCTCCCGCAGCTCCGCGCGCACCTCGGCCCGCAGCCCCTGCAGGGCCTCGATGAGCCCGTGCTCGAAGCGCTCGCGCTCCTCCTCACGGGCCGCCGCCACGGCCGCCTCGACGTCCGTGCTCGCCGCCGCCTGGAGCGCCGCCTGCGCCTTCGCCAGGGCGCGCTCCATCAGCCCCTCCTCTAAAGCCGCCAGGGCCTCGGGGATCTGCGCCTGCAGGACGTCGGTCGCGTAGGGCGTGTTCACATCCTCATTGAAGATCTCGGGGTACGCCGTCTTCATCGCGGGGTCCGCCACGAAGTCCCAGGTCTTGAGATTGTAATCCTCGCATACGTCCTCGCCGTCCCCGCTCTCGCTCGGCTTCGTGCTCCCAAAGCCCCGCGAGCTGACGCCGATCTCCACCCCGTGGCGGATCAGCGCCGCAAGCGTACGGCCGTTCGGCGTATCGAGAATCTCCGCAGCCCCCAACACGAGCCCATCATCAGCGATGGATGCCTCGGTGATTAGGGCCGCCGCGCGCTGTAACATCGTCTTGCCATCGCTATTGCCCGTCCAGAACGCCTTACCCGCACGCTCCATGTAGAAGTTTCCGTGCATCACCGTCAGGCAGTAAATGTTGCCTTCGTGGTGGACCTCCTCGATGCCGAGGAAGCGCGGATCCAACCAGATATTCTCCGAGTTACTCAAGTGCAACTGGTACAGCGGCACCTTATTCTCGGCCTTGATCGTGTGCCCGGCGTACTCATAGTCCTTGTCCGGATCGATCCGCGACAGTGTCCCGGCCCCGCCATAGCGCACCGTGCACTCGTGTAGGTCACGAATGAGGCGCTCGGAGACGGAAAAGACGTCCTTGCGCGAATAGGTCGCGTTCGACTCGCGAAGCGCCGTGGCCCACGCCTGTTTGTGCGTGATGCCTTGCTCCTCTAGCGCCGCGTCCTTCTTGTGCGCATTGACCATGCGCCCGTCGCCGATGCCGAACCAGAAGACCAGCTCACGCAGGGCGTCTGGCCCCAGAGCCTTGACGCCCTCGGGGATGTACCGTTCATAAGCGTTGCCAAGCCCCTTAAGATAAGTGTGGAAGCGCTTGTCCGTCATACGGAAACCCTTCTCATACTCATCCCAGCGCAACTCGCTCGGGAACTTGTCCAGAATCTCGGCCTTCACGTACTCGCGCACCCACGGCGTCGTCAGGCTAATCACCACGCCATAACGACCGTTGTCCTCCGGCGTGCAGAACCCCTCAGCAAGGTAGATACCCATGAAGGCCGAGAACAAGTTGGCATCCATGCGCACGGGCTGCGTCACGTCGTTGTGGAAGCGGTTCCCGCCCTCTACGCTCGGGATGACGACCTCGGTCGGGGCCTCGACGCTATCCCACCGCGCCGTCTTCGGCACAGCATACTTTGCATACTTTCCGGGATCATCGGCAATCTCAGCAATCGTCGCGTAGTGTTCCTTGTCAGGATTCCCCTTGCGGGGCTTCTGCTGCAGCAAGAAACGATGCGCCGGAGTGAAAGTCGCATCAATCGATCGCCCCTGTACGTGGTAGGCAGGACCGCTATACGGCTGGTCCACGATGCCATCGACCGTCGAGAGCACCGCCTGGCCATCAATACGCGACCATACGCGATCGCCCACTGCCACATCGCGGAAGGCCTTCCATCCGCTGGCCGTAAGTACGCGGAAGTCATCCGAGGTCAAGCAGGGGTGGTCCAGCTCACTGAGCACGCGCCGCCGCTTGATGTTCTCCTGAAGCTTCTTGACCTCGCGCTCATAGATCGCACGGGAATAGCGCCGGCCATTCTGCGTCGGGGTGTCGTAGCGCCCAAACTCGCCGCGGGCCACGAGCTTGCCCGTGCCCTTGTCCTCGGTCAGGGTGAACGTCGTGGTGATCGTCTCAGTCAGCAGCTTGCCGCTCATCGCGTCCCCTTCTTCAGCCCGGCCTCGCGCCGGAGCGCCATCCGTACCACCTGCCCGAACCGCACTCGCCGGCTGGTCTTACGCGGCCCGCGGTCGGTCAAGCGAAGGGCACGGTCAGCGGGCCGCACTCCCATGAGCGCCATCCGCTGACCGGCCGTCCGTCCCTTCCACTGCGGGCCCTCTAACAGGCCAGCCCGCGTCAGTTTCCCGACTCGTCCTCGTCGTCCTCGCCGTCCTCGTCGCCGAGGTAGTCGAAGTCGATCTCGCCGTCCTCGATCGACTCCATGATGCGCGTCACGAGGTTGAAGCACGGGGCCAGCGTGGCCACGAACTCGTCCTCGTTCAGGGCGTCCTCGACCAGGGTGCCCGCGTTGGCGCGATCGATCACGGGGATCAGGGCCTCTTCGAGCACGGCGTCAACCTCGGGGGAGCCGTACATCTCGCTCATGAGGGAGAAGATGTTATTCAGGCGCTCGACGATCTCCGCCCGGCTGCCGGCCTGCACGCGGCTCTCGTGGAGCACGCTGCGGAGGTCGTTCGCGATCTCGCTGTCGGCCGAGGCCCCGAGGCTGCCGAAGCCGCTGACGGGCCCGCGCTTGCCAGCGCCTAGGAGCTTGCGGATCGGCTTGGCCGCGATCCGGGCCGCGAGCTTATTGCCCTTCGCGCCCAGCTTGGACGCGCGGACCTTCTGCACATTCTTGTACCAGGCCTTGGCCTCTCTCCTTGTTGCCGAACGCTTGAGTTGAGACTTATGGGTCGCACGGTATTTCCGCCCAATGATGCGCGCGGCGGCCCTGATCCCAGCCGACCGGCGTTTTTTCTTCTGCCTCTTGCTGCCGCTCTTCGCAGCGAAAGTGAAAAAAGTTCCCTCTACGAGCTGCCCCTTGGTCCGCAGCAGCATCTCGACGACCTCCTGCGCACGCGCGGCCAGCGCGGCGTCGCCCTCGGGGAGGTCCTTCTTGCCCAGCTCCTCGAGGAGGGCGTCGATGTCCCCGGCGTCCATGCTCTCGAAGGGGAGGGCCGCGATCCTGTTGAACAGCTCGCGCGTCACCACGGGGCCGTCGATCGGGTCATGGTCCTCGGTCTGCGTTGTGCCGCTCACCGCGATGGTGTCGAGGCGCTTGACGCCGCCGCCCACCACGCTGTCCTCGGTGAGGACGTTCATCCCCGCGAGGGTGCGCTGGTCCTCGACCATCGTCGAGAGCCCCAGGGCCGCCATGTCCTGCTCGAACGTGCTGTCAATGATCCGCTGTGCCATCGTCGCCGTCTCCTTGTTCGTTGGGGTCGCGGCCCCGCCCTGCGAGGTAGCCCGCGACGATCACCATGTGCCTGGCCCGCTCCGCGCACGTCCCATGCGCCCTTGCCATCCGCGCGACATCCCGTGGGACGTCCTCCAGCATCAACCGTTCGGCACGTGTGAGCGCGGCCACCATGGCCTCCGCCTCGCCGATCAACGAACTCCTGATGGCGTCCAGGTCCGCTTCGCCCTTATCAAATCGCACGGATCGGCCCTCGTCAAGGATTTGGGCGTACGCCGCCTTGAGCCCCTCGACGGCCATCCGCAATTCGCCCACTGGGATCCCCGTGTCGGGGCGCCCCGCGAAGGTCGCGGGATCGGGGACGCGCGCCTCGCGCGCCCGCACCTCGCCCCACATGCGCCGGCGGATGCGCTCCGCGTCCACGAGGTACCAGCGCTGCCACGCCGCATCCTGCGCGGCCTCGATCTCCGCCACCGCGTCCACGAGCCAGTAGCGCTCCCCCGCCTCGACCAGATGGGCGAGGTTGCGCATGCGCATGCGCGAGGCCTCCCCCGCACACCGCCCCTCCGCGACGTCCCGCACGAGGGCCCGCACCTGCCCCGCCACGTAGCGCGGGACCTCGGCCTCGCCGATCGCCGCCACCGCGTAGGGCCCGTGCCCCCGCAGGGCCACCGCGCCGCCCACGCAGTCGTAGTCCACGCGCTCGAAGCGCTCCTCGTCGTCGACGACCACCGCGCGGTCCACCCACGTCGCGACGGCCCGCACGGGGCGCTGGAGCGCCGCGCTCGCCGCCCGCTCGATCTGGTCGATCAGCGCCTCGTAGCTCCCCGCCCGCATCTCCGCGAGCTGCGCCTCGGTGATGTACATCGCTTAATCCCTCCGCCCATGGCCCGCCGCCCGCCGATCCCGACGCGCCTGCCGAGCCTGTGCCTCTAGCGTCCGATCGATCCCCTCGACCCGCGCCGCCATGCGCTCCGTGAGCCGCGTGACGCGCCCGTGCTCGCTCAGCAAGCGGTCCAGCCGCGCCTTTACCGCCGCGTCGCCCTCCAGGGCGCGCCCGCGGGGCTCCTCCGCCTCGGGGACCGCCCCCTCGGCCGCCCCCATCTCCGGCGGGAGCCCGCCCTCGGCGCCCATCGGCCCCATCACGGTCTCCGGGTACTCCCGGATGATCTCCGCCTGCGTCGCCGCATCGCCCTTCATGGCCCCGCGCTTGTCCTTGCGCGCCTCGTCCGTCACGTAGATGGCCTCGTCCTGGGAGAAGCCAAACACGTGCTGGAGGATCCAGGGCTGCGGCACCAGCTCGCCAAGGCCCTGCGCGAGCTGCGCCTGCTGCAACCGCACCTCCAGCTGCGCCAGCTCGAAGATATACGAGGGCACCGTCATGTGGAGGTCGAAGGCCACCGCATCGGGGTCGATCCCCAGCGCCGCAAGGTGGACCCGGCAGACCTGCTTCATGCCGTTGCGCACCTCGCGCTGCACCCGCATGGCCGCCCGCGCAAACCGCACGTCATCCCCGCTCGCGATGCGCCCCGTGGTCTCCTCCATCCCGAGGAGGCGCTTGGGGGTCTGCGCCGCGGCAAGCACCTTGTTGCGGAAGTACTCCAGGATGTCGAGGTCCTGGTTGTCCACACCCTGCAGCACGTCGACGCGCGTGCTGTCCTTGCCCCCGCGCGTTGGCAACCACAGATCTTCCAGATTGGAGTTGCACACGAAGATCCCCGCACTGAGTCCGAAGGTGTGAGCCCCCTCAACGGTCAGCGTGTAGGTATCCTCGCGTTCCGCAATCCGATCTACAGCCACAACCTTGTGGTTATGCGCAATGGCCGACTGCCGGAAAGCCGTGAAGCTATCAAATCCGTGCTGCCGATAAGCGCGCAGCATTGAATGTCGGCAAACATTGGTCACCGGCTGAAAGCTGGCACCGTTCACCTCGGCCATGAGCTGTGGCGTCGTCTTAACAAACTGCGCCACCACATCCGCGCTAGCCGTTGGATGCTCCCCTAAGAACAATGCCACTTCAGCCATGAACAATGAGCTGTACTGGATCGTGCGAAGTTTGATCACCCGCTGCTTGTTCTGCTCATCTCCCCAATAGGATCGCGCCGCCTCACTGCGAATCGCGTTGTCCTGTTTGTGCTTCTCCGAGACATTGTATGCACGTAAGTACTGACCACTGTCACGCAGACGATTGCTCTCGCTTACTCCCTTGGAAATACGCGCGCGCACCTCGGGTCTACGCCCCGCATCGACCATTAACCTCGCCGCATGCTGCTGCTGCTCGCGCATGCGCTGATCAAAGATCGGATCATCGGCACGCTTGCGCTTGATGGCCGTGTTCCCATCTTCCCCCCGCGCCGCATGCCAGGCTATGTGTTCCCCTGGCGTCAAAGCGCGCAAGGCCCACGGGGCATTGTTCCCACGTCCGAAATCGTGATGGATGTGCATGCCCTCTGTCTTGAAACCACACTCACGCGCTACCACGCGATGCGTCACCACATACCTGCGCGTGTCCGGGTCGTAGAGGTGCTCGTACTTCCCGGACCTGCTATGCCACTCCCGCTCCGCAGGCTTAACCCGCAAGGGCATGAGGGCATCCCCAGGCTTGAGATCTTGCGCCTCGACCCGCTCCCCGCTGCGCCGGATGCACTTATGGTCCGGCGTCAAGCGTACCGTCTCGCCATTGTCGAGCGTAAGCTTGATCAGCTCGGCGTTTTGTCGCGTCTTCCCCGCCCACGCGACCTTGCCCGGCACGAACTTCCCGTTGCGCGCCAGATCTACGGAATAGACCCACTGTTCCTCGCCACGCTCATGTGCCTCGGCCATCGCGACCAATGACCGCTCCGTCCCATCCAGCAATCGCACGCGCGTGTCCCCAGTGAGGCACTGCACATTATACCGAAAATCTATCTGATTAGTCGTCGGGTTAAAGACCTTCTTGCGCGAGTACTGCTGCTGGATCTTCTTGACGTGCGCCCAGCCCTCGGCCGGGGGCAGATCGCCCGTGTCGATGTAGAAGGCGTTCCGCGAGGGCCCGCGCGTGAGCTTTGTCACCAGCGCGGTGTCCTCCATCATCATGAGCCGCTTCCACGCCCAGCGCCCGCCGTCCAGCACGCTCACGCCGTAGACCGCCGTGGTGTCCTTCTGCCGCAGGCGCCAGTGCACGATCTCCCAGGGCTCGAACACCACGCACCCATTGACGGGCTTACGCTGGTCGCGCGCCACCTTCAGCGCCGCGTCGAACTCGCGCTGCGTGAGCTTGAACTGCCCCGTGGGGTCCTGGATGAAGCCGAGGGTCGTCCCGTGGTTGTCCTGCACGCGCCGCATCGTGGGGGGCGCCAGGAAGTTGATCCCGACGACGCCCTGCTTGCCTACGAGGACCTCCCCGAAGCGATTGCCGTACTTGCCCAGCGTGCGGGCGAGCCCGTGGACGTCGTCCTCCAGGCGCAGGCGCCGCGTGAGAAGGTCCTCCAGCACGTCGCGCACGAGCTTGTCCTTCGAGGAGGCCCAGATGCTGCGCCCCGTGTTGCTGTCCGGGATCGAGGCGTCGTCCGCGTAGAGCGTGAAGATCGACGAGGTGAGGTCGTAGTCGTCCATGTCCTCAGCATCGCGGTACCGCTGCATGAGGTCGTCAGAAAGCTGGAGGGCCTGCGCGACGGGGCTGTTCGCGTCGAAGTTGCCGCCGGTCTGCAGGGCCAGGGCCCCCGTGTAGCCGTCCTTGGCGAGGAGCGGGTTGTCCTGGTGCTTGCCCGCGATCACGGCGCCCTGGGTCACGCCGCGGGGCGCCGTGGGGCCCTCCTGGGCCGGCCCGCTCCCACGCCCCAGCCAGCCCCGGATCTTGTCCCAGAGGCCCCCGCCCTTGTTTTCGGCCCCGGTTGGCTGCTGCTGCTGCTTGGGATCCGCCATGCCTCACGCTCCTCGCGCCTAACCCATCAAGAAGGGCAACATGGGGACCTCGGCCTCGCCCTCGGGGCCCGGCTGCCCGGTCACCCACGCGAAATCCTCGGCCTCGGCGCGCCCCTCGCCTGGTTGTAGCACCCCGAGGGGCACCCTCGGAACTTTTTTCAAAAGCCCCGCTACAACGCCCGCTACCGCATCGGCACAGTTGTGTACAAAGACCCCCACCGCCAGCGCGAAGTTATGATGAATATCTACGGTCATGTCAAAGACCGGCGCCGCCTCCAAGGGCTCCACGTGGGCCACGCAATACTCATGGGGCTGCCCCGGCGGCTGCCAAGACAGGGGCATCAACAGATCCCCTGGCCTCAAGGCATGCGCTTCACAGAAGGTCCCCGCCCACAGCATAACCTCATGGTCAGGCGTGCAATCAAAGAACAGCCCCGTCTCCAGCCAAACGCGGAGCATCTCGCACTCCCCCACTAGGTGCACATTGCGCGCCCACGCGGGCACCACGTCCCCATTGGCATCGCACGCATAGCTCCAAAACTCGCGCCCCACCAGCTCACGTATGGGCACCGCCCTCCCATCCAGCATGGCAATCTTTGTCTCCCCAGAAAGGCAATCCTTCCCACCCGCCACGGGATGGTCGATCTTGCCGCGGAGGCGATCGTGCTCTAGGGCCCGCAGCTCCCCGAGCAGGGGCGCGTGGGGGTACAACTCGATGCGCCGCTCGTAGATCGCCGAGCGCAGGGCCTCGTAGGGCACCATCGTCGCATCCACGCTCAAGATCTCCGAGGCCACGCCGCGCCGCTTCATATGCTGCAGAGTATCGACCGCTTGGTATTGATCTGTCGAGAACCCGATCAACACAAACCCGTGTGCCTGGATGTCATAGATCACTGCCCGGATGTCGGCGAGCTGAATCTGCTCCCCCGGCGGGGGCCGCACCTGCAGCACGAGGTCGATCACGAAGGTCGGCGCGAGGTCCGTGTAGTGATCGCCCTCAGGCGTCCGCCGCACGACCTCCACCCAGCGCTCTATGTGCCCGCACGCGATCCCCGTGGCATCTCCTGACAGCGAGGTGTCGATGTGGACATAACGCAGGGCCCGCGGATTGCGCAGGGGCGTCCAGGCCTCCTCCGTAAACCCGCCCGGCAGGCGCCGCACCGAGGCCCTGGCCAGCTGATACCAGTGGATCACGAGGGGCTGCCCATACTGCCACGTCTGGTGATCTGCGGGGTGGCGCCGCGCCGGGTTCACAGCCTCCTGGATCTTCTCCGTGCGCTGGATGAACACGCTGATGGCCGTCGTGGGGACGCCCGCGATGTCGCGGATCGCATCCTCCAAGTTGGACTCGAAGTCCACGCGGTACTCCTCGGGAACCGCGATCACGCGCGCCTCGTCGGGGAGGGTCGCAAGGACCACCTCCTCGCCGGGGGGCAAGATGCGGCTGCGCAGGGAGCTGCCCCCGCAGAGCACCTGGAAGGTGCGCCCGCTGAAGGAGCCCGGCGGCTTGACCTCCCACGTGGCCATCTCCATCGCGTAGATCGAGGGGTCGTGGTGGGCCGCCGCGAGGCGCCGATCGATGAACGACCCCACCGTGTTCGCGCTCGACACCATCACGATCATGCCGGGGAGGTCCCCGCTCGCCTGCACGAAGCGCGACTTGATGCGGCGCTCCAGGGAGCGGTACGTGACCTCGGCGTGGTCGTAGTGCGCGAGGCTCTTCTGCTGGCCGTCTGCCGTGCGGATCTTCTGCTTGGTGGAGCGCACAAAGTTGGTGTTATGCACCACCACCCCATCCGCCACGAAGGTCTGGAACTCCGTCTCGATCGCGTAGGTCTGCTCGGGGGGCAACGGCGTCACCGCCGTCACGCGGGTCAGGCGGAGGTCGACGGGGAGGTCGGTGACGCGACAACGCTCGGGTCGGACGCCCCAGGCGGAGTCACGCATACCAGCAATCGCTGCCGCACGCGCCGTTGGGCAAGCCCATCCATGAATGCCTGGTTGATGAATGGTCCATCCCACACGGACGGGATGGTAGATCCGTTGATAACGATAAGGAACGGCTGCTGTTGCCGTTGGCAGTGCCCCCACATCGCCAACAACCGCGCTCTTGTTCGAGGCGCATAGAACGATGTCTTGTCCTTCCCCTCGACCACCACCGTCACCCCGTCGGCGCGATCCACCTCGAAGTCCGCCACCGTCAACCGCTGCTGTCCCCCGATCTCGTATGACACAAACGGCAGTTGATCCTCGCCCCGGATCGCCACCACCCCCTCCTGCGCCATCAGGGCTTGCACCAGCACCAACTCCGCATCCGACCGACACGGTATCCGCTGCCCATCCGGCCCCGTCACCCAGTGCGTGTATGTCCGCTTGCGATCTCGGATCGCCTGCGCGTTCCCCGCGGAGATGCGCGTCCGCGACGCCTCCGTGTGCGGCGTCCCCGGCCTCCCCAAACGCGCCTCGCGTAGACGCCGCCTGTGCGCCTTGCTGAGCGGCTTGCCATAGCGTGGATTGTCCGCCCCCCACATCACGGGCGGCAATGCCATGCACCCCTCGGCAACCGCCTGTTTGGCCCTCTCTGACATTCGTTCTCGGGCGGCCGGATCCTGCATGAGACGCTTGTGCGCCTCGGACATCTTGATCCGCGTCTCCTCGCTCACCGGCTTCTGAATACGCCCTCGCTGTGCCTCGGACATCTTGCGCCGCGTCTCCGCGCTGTGGTGCCATCCCGTCCGCAGCTTGGCAATCTCGCGCCTCCGCTGCCGCTGCTCCTCGTTCGGCACCCACCCCTTGCAGCCCCGCCGCGCCTCGGACATCTTGCGCCGCGTCTCCGCGCTGGCCGTCCGCCCCGTGTTGATCTCGCTGAGCTTCTTGCGCGTCTCCTCGGTATGCGTCCGCCCCGTATTCGCCTCGGACATCTTGCGCAGCTCGTCTTCGGTATGACGCCGCCTCTTGCCCGCCTCGCTGAGCTTTCCTCGTGTCTCCACTGAGACCTCGCGGCCTGCACACGCCTCGCGCATCTTCTGCTTGGCCTCCTCCGTATGCTTCTTGCCCTTGCGCGCCTCGCTGATCTTGCGCCGCGCCTCCTCGCTGAACACACGCCCCTTGCCTGCCGCACTCAACTTCTCGCGATGTTCGTCCGTCAACGGCTTCCCACGCTTCGCCGCGCTGACCTTCGCCCGCGCTTCTGCACTCAACGTCTGCCCTTTCCTCGGCATCCCGCACCTCAACGACCAGTTCGTCCCCGACCCGCACGTCCCGCGCGTAGCGGTACACCAGCCACGCGCCCTCCCGCACCAACACCGGGTGGTCCAGCGAGGGCGCCACCGCGCCCCCATCATAGGCCAGCTCCACTAAAGGCTGGACCGTCGAGGGGCGGATGGCAAAGCGACCGTACCGCACGCGCTGCGTCGCGTGATCGAGGCACTTTACCCGCCATCGAGATCGCTCTTCTGGCGCCATTGCCACAAGCGCGCCCACTGACAGATTTGTCTGTAACACGCCGCTTTTACAATGTAAAGCAGAAGTTGATCGAACACACTCGTCGAGGGCCGCGGCGAAGGCGTTAGTGCCCATGGAGCGCTCGGCGAGGTAGCTCGCGACGATCATCTGCACGTTGTAGGGGAAGTACGTCGCCTCGGTGTGGACGTCCGGTTTGAAGTGCTCTTGGAAGTACGGGCTGATCGCGAGCTTGTTGTCGATGGCCGACTTGAGGACCTGGCGCGCGAGGACCAGGTTGCGGCTCACGAGCACGATGCTCATCTCGGAGCCCGGCGACATGCCGTAGGAGGCCTGCGGGTTCACGAGGCAGCTCAGCTCGTAGAGGAGGCGGCACATGGCGATCGAGAGGGCGGTCGTGTTGTGTACCACCACGCCATCCGCCACGAAGTTGCGCGGCCCCGGCACCTCCACGTCGTACACGTCCTCCAGCTCCCCGCTGCCCGGATCGTAGGACACCACCTGGTCCCAGAACAGATCGCCCCACCACGCGCACCACGGCGGCAGCGTGAAGGCCTGCTGCATGCGCACGAACTTGGGGCGCCCCTGGTAACGAGACGCGCGCCACGGCGACCAAGCCTCGTTCCGCATCGGCCCCAGCTCCCGCCGTAGGCGTCGCAGCACAGCCGCGTTCACCGGCATGATGTCCACGTTGGTGTTGCTGGCGGTCGCCCGCGCCGTTGCGAGGATCGTCGCGCAGCGGTCTTCCTTGCCCAGCACGGGTCCCACCGCCGTCAGGAAGCGCTCCAGGTTGTCAGCCTCCGTGACGAACAGGCGCCAGGCCGGCTTGGTGCGGAGTTCCCCCTTGTGCGTGTAGGTCTTCTGGCAGGGGTAGATCCGCGAGTGTACGCCGAAGCGCAGGAGCAACTGCCCCACGTCGCGCACGAAGCCCTCGCTGGCCAACGTCAGCTCTGCCTTGCACGGCGCCTTGGGCTCCAAAGAGCCATCCGTCGCCCACAACCGATTGAGGAACAGCCCCAACTGCCGATCGGAAAGGCCAAAGAAGGCGGAAGGCACACGCTTGTCTCGCGATAGATGGGCAAGGTCGTATTTATCTCGCACCCACGTCGTCCCGCAAGCACGCCACTCCTCACACTGACGTCCTCTGGTATCACGCGAGGTATCCTGTGCCACGCTCTGCACCACCAAGCGCATCGCGTCGGAGACCACATGAAAGCGCTCCATCACAGGTCCTGGCTTGTTGCAGAACGTCCAATTACTGCTTGTGCAACTACCGTTTGCCAGCATGAACGCCACGAACTCGACCTCGGCGTCCGTGACCTTCAAAGGGTGCTCCGGCGGTGGCAGCGTGCGCGCCGTCCCCACTAGGGATCCGGGCTGCATCTCGCCCGCGGGCCGATACCCGTCCGGCGTCAGCACGGGGTGGTCCGGCGTGACCTCCACCCGCTTGCCGCTCAGCAGGCGCAGCGTCCCCACGGGTTTGCGCCCCGCACATGTAACAATTGCTGGGCGCGTAACGGTACATCCCCTGTCCTGATCATAGGCCGCCACGTGCACCGCCCCCATCTCGTTCAGGGGCACCTCGCTGATCACACGCTGCTGCCCCAGATGGGGATCGTACAGCGTGCTCCGCGCACCCAGACACTTCCCCCACCCCGTGCTGCCCCCCAGGATGACCTCGCGGTAGTGCGCGCCCGGCTCGAAGATCTCGATGAGCTTGCGCCGCAGGACCGGGTAGAGCGTCTGGCAGGACTCCCCCAGGTAGTAGGGATCATCAATGAAGGTCGCCATGTCGACGGGGGCCACGCGGTACCGCTTCGCGTAGCACTCGTTGACGATCTCGGGGCGCCCCGCCTGCTCCTCATACAGGAGGGCCTCGAAGAGGCGCCGCTCATCGGGGGGCAGCGCCGCGAAGCGCCGCAGGAGGGCCGCCCGGCGCTCGGCCGGCGTGCGAACCGTCCGCGCGCGCCCCTCGGGGGTGCGGACGATCATAAGGCCGGGGCCTCAGCCTCCCCCTCCGCCCCCACAATGTCGATGGTCTCGCCCCCATAGAGGTCCCCGTCATCGTCCGTGGCCAGGACCTTGAACTCCTCCAGCAGGGCGAGGACGCGCCCCCGCGCCGCGGGCCGCTGCAGCACGGCCGCCACCTCGTCCCCGAAGCGCTGCTGCACGTTGACCACGACGCTCTGCGTCATCACCACGGAGGCCCCCTTGCTGCCGTGGTTGAAGCCGTAGGCCTCCTTGACCATGTGCATGCGGCAGATGGTGTCGACCACCTGCTGGGCCGCCTGCCCCACGGCCGGAAGCGGGATCCCCGCCTGCTGCTCGTAGGCCAGGCCCATATCCACCCGGCCCTTCAAGACGCGGTACATCTCCTCCAGCCGGCTAAACTCCAGCTCCTGGTCCTCCATGCGCTGGCGCAGCCACCCCGCCATGCGGAGCTGCGCGGCCCCCACGAACAACGCACTCGGCATGTAGTTGACACGATATTCCTGGAGCTGGTTCTCCAGGGATCTGCGCGTGATCTCCAAACGCTCCTGCGCCTCATTATGGATGAAGGCTGCCGTCGCCTGACACGAGTACCCCTCCGAGAGCATATCGCGCACCTGGGGCCAGCACGTGAGGGACTCCAGCTTACGCGCCGAGGCCGTCTTCGTCTTCCACCCACTCTGGGCGGGCAATACGGGTCGTTCGCGCTTCGAGACCGTAGGGGTCGCTTTGGGCTTCGGGTTCCCCTTCTTACCGACTGATCCAGCCGTCCGCATCGCTCCGCTCCGCTCGCAACATCAGCTGTCCACCTACAACGGGGCCGCGCATGCGCATGCGCAGCGCGCGCCCACCTACTCGCCGCGTCCCCCCGCGATCCCCAGCTTCTCCCGGATCGCCGCGAGATCCGAGCGCAGCCCGCTCAACTGCTCCCGCATCGCGTCCAACTGCGGCTGAATGCGATCCCCCGCCAGCCGCAGGGCCGTCACATGCTCCTGCATCACCCGCGCATCCGACGCCATCGCGCTCACACGATCCGAGACAAGGCGCACCTGCTCCTCCATGGCATCCTGCCGCGCCACCGTCGCCTGCAGGTTGAAGTACAAGGTCCCCGTCATGAAGACCAAGGGCACGATCCAGATGATGATCCGCACCCAGGTGTCCCGCGTGAGCCCCCCCGGCGTCGCGGGCGGGGGGGGCGGCGGGGGGCCATAGCCCTGCACCGGCCCATAGTACGCAGGCCCCTCGGGCACCGCGAACTGCCCCGTCACATCCTCGTAGGCCCCCACTTGGCCGGACCGCCCCACGGGGTGCTCGGGCCCGCCCGAATTGGCGGGGCCCGGCCCATAGCCCCCTGGGCTCGGGGGCGGGGCCATGTGCGGGGGGCGCGGTCTGCGGCGGTCCATCATGCTGCCAGCGTACCCGAACGCCCCGCATCTCCGCAAGGATCGCGTCGATCGCGCCGCGCGGGCGCGGGCAAAAAAAAGGGGCCGGCGACAAGCTAGGACCAGGGGGGGTGGTCGCGTTGCTCAAGTCGCCGGCCCCACAAGCCATCATGGGAGCCAACGCCATCACCGTAGCGGGCCACCCCCGCTGCTGTCAAGGGAGAAGCGTTAGGGCTTCGCGTTGCCGATGTCGGCCAGGGTGGTCTCGCCGAAGAGGATCTCCGGGGCGCCCCCCGCGAAGGCCACGAGGCGGACCTGCGTGAGGTCCTGCAGGGCCTTGAGGTGCCCGGCCAGGTCCAGCGTGGGATCGGGCAGCGCCGCGGCCGGGGCCTCCGGGGCCTCCGCGCCGGCCTGCTCCGCCGCCTCCAACAGGGCCCCGCCGTAGAGGACCTTGCCGTCCTTGGGGTCGACCGCCACGATGCGCCAGCCCGTCGCGTGCTCCACCTGCGCGAGGTACTCCGCGGGCTCGTTGCGGTTCATGTTCGTCGCCAGGAACTCCGTACAGATCATCGCCAGAGCGTGCGGCTCGCTCTCCGAAGCCGCCATGTCGCACGCCTTCTTGATCGCCCGCTCCACCGTGTCGACTTGCGACCGCATGAGGTTCCGGCTCCACTTGACGGGCTTCTGCTGGATCTGGAGCTTCTCCTCGTCCTCGTCCGCCGCCGCGCTAGTCCCCAGGCCGTTGAGGCGCTCCTGCTCCGCGTCGACCTCGCCCCGCACGAGCTTCTGCACGTCGCGCGTGCTCAGGCCCTCCACGCGGCCCAGCCAGTGCTCCGCGTTCTCCGCCGTGACCACCGGCGCGAGGTCGCGCGCCTTCGAGGCCCCCAAGCGGTCGATGCGCTCCTGCAGGGGCGCCGGGAGCGTGCGCCTCCACGCCCAGATCTGCACGAGGTACTGGGCCTTGCGCAGCTCGAAGTCGACCTCCGACTCCACGTACTCCTTCCACGAGGCGAACCCCCACGTCTGGTACAGCACCTTGTCGTACACGTGCCAGAGGGCCTCGCTCAGCTTCCAATAGTTGCTCTCGACGTTCGCCCGCAGGCGCTTCACGTCCTTGCGCACCTTCTCGGGCGCCCACTCGGCGAGGCGATCCTCGATCCCCACCTCCGCCGCGGGTTCCCCCACGCACGCCAGCTCCGTGTGCAGCCGCTCCGTCAAGACCTCCAGCACTGCCAACTCATCCTGCTTCTTCGCCATCACTCCACTCGCTTTCCTTGCGTACGCGCGTACGCAACCCGCCGTCTGCCTGCCGCTAGAACAGCTTCTCTTGCTTCCACTCAAACGATCCTACGTCAACCGCCCCGCCCGTTAAGCGGTGTAGGTGCAGGGCCGCCACCGCCCAGGCGTCCGCCTGGTTGTGGTCCGCCACGGGCACCCCTTGCTTTAGCACGTGGGGCAGGATCTTGTCCTTCTTGAGGTTCCCCTTGCCGAAGATCTCCTTGCGGATCTGGCTCACGATGTAGAGCGCGGGCTCCACCCGGCACGCCAGCCACAGCTGCGTCTTCACGACCCCGTGCAGCTCCCCGAGGTCGTTCTGGGCCCCGCGTGCCCCCCAGGCGAACTGCTCGATGGCCACCCCGCAGGGGGCCGGTGCCGCCCGGTAGGCCCGCACCACCGCCGTCGCGATGTCGAGCATGCGCTCCACGCGCTCCCGCGTCGTGGCCGTGCGCTTCAGCGCGTACCCCACGGTCTCCGCCGCCCAGACAGAGCCCGTGGCCCCGTCGAGCGTTACAAGGCCGGCCCCCCGATCCGAAAGATCGAGCCCGAGCACGCTCCCAAGGGTATTGTCTTGCCCGTTGTGCATATTCAAAACCACCTCTGACTAAAACTCCCTAGGGAGTTGTGCATAAAACACGCATAAAACGATCATTTCAAGGGCATTCAAACAATAAGGTCTGCCACGCCAACACCACGCACGCGGGCACCTGGCCATTGCCCAGGGCGCGAATGCGCGCCGGGCGCTTGTCACATTTGACGATCACGCGCGGCACCTGCGCCGCACCAGCGGCCTCGGCCGGGTCGGCCGCCCATTGGGTCCCCGTAACGTGAGCCTCGCGCCATGCCGCCAGTGCGGGCGCGGCCAGCGGGCCCGGCGCAGTCCAACCCGGCACCCAGCCCATCAACCACTCAACCCAGGCGGGGTTCAGGGCTCCGCCCACCGATTGAGGGTATGCTCTAGCGATTTCCTCCTCTAAGTCTCCGTGTCCTCCATTCGCCTGCCTAGCGTGCGCAGAAGAAGCTACATTTCCGGGGTATAATCTAGCCTCCAGTTGCTGCACCTCTGTCCGCAGGTTGTGACCGCCCTCGCGGCCGCTATGCCCCGGCCCACCCCGACCATCGGCCCGCGTAGGCGTCGGGAACATCTGAAAGTGCTTATTGGCGTTGCCCCGCACGGCCTGGATCGGGTCGCCCCGGCCCCCGCGCTCTCCATCGGTGGCGCGGATCGTCGGGAACCGCCGCACGACCGTCGCCAGCCCGTCCCCGCTCGTGGGGGAGAGGCCCGCCCGGTTATCATTCCCGCAGACCGTGATCGTGGGCCACAGCCCCACCGCCGCCATGCCGTCCAGGGAGTTGATCCCACCCCACTTCTTGACGTTTCCCCCGCCATTACAGTGCTTCTGGCCCGCCGTGTCCATCGCGCACGGCGTCGGATACGTCGCTTCCAACGATCCAGATCCGCTCGCGGCGATGGGGCGCCCCGGCGTCGAGCGCGCCCAGCACGCCCCAGCACGCATCGTACCCCAGCGCGGCCAGATCTCCGAGTACGACATCAAGCCCCCGCCCAGTAAGCATTGGGCTGTTTTCCACGAGCACGTGACGGGGTCGTACCTCGCGAAGGATGCGAGCGAACTCCCGCCAGAGGCCAGATCGGGCTCCAGCGAGACCGCGCCCCGTCCCCGCGGAACTAATGTCCTGGCAGGGAAAGCCGCCCGAAACGACGTCAACAACGCCCCGCCACGGGCGTCCGTCGAAGGAACGAACATCATCCCAAATAGGGAACGGTGGCAGGTGCCCATCATTCTGTCGCTCGCAAAGTCGTCGGACGCAAAAGGCGTCCAGCTCCACGGCGCAGACGGTCCGCCAGCCAAGGAGGGATCCCCCGAGGATGCCTCCACCAGCGCCGGCAAAGAGGGCAAGTTCACGTAAGCCGTCAACAGCGCATTTGATAGATGCCATGACACTTTATGGCTCCTTGCACGCCTTGGCGATGTCCCGCGCGAAGCACGCCGCGCGCTGCGGGCACCACTTGGCCTTCCGATCCCCCTTGTAGCGGCACCCCGGCACGCAGCGCGCGGGCCACGGAGGCTTGGGGCCTGCGCATCCCGCCGCCCACCAGGCCTCCTGCGCGGCCAGCGCGGTCCGCACGTCCGCCACCGTCGCATGCACCTCGGCCACCGCCTCGGGGTCCGGGCGCACGAGGTGCTCCGCAAGGGCCCCCACCGCCGCGTCGGCCTCCTTGCGGATGTAAATGAGGCGCCCACGCGCGAGCCCCGCCCAGTGCATGTACATCCGCACCTGCAGCGTGTGCTCGCGGAACGGCGCCCCGCCCACGGCCGGGTCGATCATGGCGAAGGAGCGCGGGCTCACCGTCTTCAGCTCCACGACCTCTAAGGCCCCGTCCGCCCACCGCAAGATCCCATCGCAGTGCCCCGTGAGGTTGTGGGCGCAGTCCTGGAAGGCCAGCTCCACGTAGCGCCACCCCGCGCCAGAGGGGCAGGGGATCCATCCGTGGGCCAGGGCGGGTACCGGGGCCCTAGCGCCCACCACCCGCTCGACCGCACGGAACGCGGGCCCCCCCTTGATGATGGCCACATCCCGCTCCCACCACCCCAACAGGGTGACCCCCGGCAGCAGGGGCAGCAGCTCCTCCTGCCACGCGCGGTGGTAGGCCGTGCCCACCGCCGTCGCCCACACGTCCTTGGCGTCGTCCTCGCGGACCACCATGGGGGGCTCATCGGGCAGCAACACGGCGTGCGCCCGCCGCGCCCCCTCGGCCGCGATCACGGCCCCGCGCGGGCAGAGCCGCCCCAGGCCGCTCGCGCGGAAGGGCCCGTCGCTCGTGGGGATGGGGTGCCGCTCGCGCCGCACGACCCCCGCGAGGGCGCGCTGCACGGCGTCATCGGGGATCGTGGGACGGGCCCACGCGTGGTCCGTAAAAGTCGCGAGCATGGCCCCCGCCTATCGCTTGAAGACCTCATCAACACGCATGGTGAGACGGTGGACGGGCGTCATGTCGTTCATGGGGCCGTACATCTGCTGAAAGTGCACATACCAGGCCCGCGCATGCTCGAACCCCTCCAGGATGGCCTTGCGGTCGTCCTGACGGCGCTCCCCGAGGCCGGTCTTGTCCACGGTGGTGATGGTGGCGCGGGCCACGGGGACATCAGGACCGAGATCGACGCCCGGCAGGGGGCTCGCATGGGGGCTCGCCAGCATGACGACGGTCCCCGGCGTGTGAGGGCATCCGCTGTCTTTATCGTAGAGACGGGAGATCGCAGTGGCTTCGCCGGCAAGGATCTTGCCGGTCTCGTAGCGGTCGAGGGTCACGGGCATCGGGGACTCCTACGGGGGGGAGGACACTGAGAGGCGACGCGGTCCAGGGATCCCCCCCGTGGGGCCGCGGCCCACCCAGAGCGCGACATGCGCGGGGCCCCAGCACCGTACCGCGCAGGCCACAGATTTGTCAACCGCTTAAACGGGGGGCGCGAGGGCAACGCGCAGATCGGCGAGCGCGCCCTCCCCAGCCGCCTCGTGCATATCCAAGCCGATCCCCACGGCATCCCGCAGCAGCAAGGGGTGGATGCGGAGGCCCCCGGGCACCGCGGTGACGAGCGTGCCACGCCCCTCGTAGGTCACAAGGGCGGCGACGTGCCCCTCAAAGGGGCCATGCCACAACACGGTGGCCCCGACAGCCTCCAGGAGGGACACGAGCGTGGAGGCGTGCGGGGCACACCCCGTGAGATCTTGGATATGCGGGATGGACATGGCAATCCTCCTAGGCTACTCGCCGCGTGGGGCGAGGGTCGTATTGACCTCAGTATACCAACACGCACAGACGCGCTGCCCGCTGGGGGTCCGCCCCACCGGGGCACTCCCCGTCAGGGCGGGATACGTCCGCGCACAGGCGACCTGGCATTGCTCCATGCCCAGCGTGGGGGGCCGCACCCCGCAGGCCCCTGCCCCCACCAACAGGCCCCCCGCCAGCAGGAGCCCCCAGCGCTCACCCATGCGGCACCCCGCCCTCAACAAGAACCGCGAGGGCCCCCTCTGCCGCCATGAGGGCCCGCGCCCAGCGCCCCGCCTCGGGGTTCACGATGAGCCCATTGTCGCACACCGGGCAGATCGGCTCGCAGAGCCGGCACTGAGGTTCGTGCACCTGCGGCGGCCCCTCCGGACACTCCATGCACCCCACGCACCCATGCGAGGCATCCCGCAAGGGGCCCGTGTAGCCACACTCCGCACAGGTGCCCGGCTCCACGGTCTGCCCATCAGGCTCCTCGCCGCGCAGATGGCGGATCACCTCGCACAGCGCGCACTCCACGATCGCTAGGCGGTTCATCGCGTCATTCATCTGTCCCTCAGCGCCGCGTCCCGTCGTGCGGCTCGATGATCGCCTGGACCCGCGCCTGGAGCTGCCGCTCCTCGGCCGGGGTCCACCCGCTGGCCCGCGCGACCGGCGTCGGGGGGGGCGCCTTGCGTACGCGCGTACGCAGCTTCGCGTCGCAGGCCTGCTCCTGGTGCAGGCGCCGCGTCAGCTCCGCCGCGACCCCCATGGCCTCGTGGCTCACCACCACGAGGAGGGTCGCCAGCAGCACGACGAGGCCGCTCATCACCGCGATCCAGATGCTCCGCACGTACACGCTCGTGTTCATGGCCGGGGCACCCCCTCGATCGTGGCGTAAAAGGCCGCCACGCCGCGGTGCGCCGTGCAGGCGAGCCCCCACCCCGGTATCTGCACCACCTTGTCGTCGCCCACCTGCGGGGCGTCCGTGGTATCTCCTAGCCGCACCACGCGCCCGCAGATCCGGCAGGCCCCCACCCGCATCGCGGGGTCCGCGGGCCGCGGCGCGTAGGCCTGGTCCTCCCAGAAGGTCGCCCCGCAGGGGCATCGGTAGGCCAGCGTGGTGTTCCCGTTGGCCAGCAGGGACTGCCCCACGTCCGCCGGGATCGCCCAGCGCCCCGTGTCGGGATCCCGCACGGGGATCCCGCAGACGCTGCAGGTGCAGGGCTCCGTCATGGCGCCGGGGGCATCCAGGAGCCCGTCTCCAGGCGCGCCCCGAGGTAGCGCGCCACCGCGTCCAGGGGGCTGCTCACGATCCCCGCGACCTGGGGGCAGACCCCCGAGGGCTCGAACTTGGTGCCCCGCCACGCCGCCGTGAGGTCGTCGAGGCCCCACGCCCCGAGCTGCAGGAGCGTGCTCGCCTGCCGGCAGATCACCTCCAGCTGCGCCCGCGCATCGTCCACAATCTGCGTCGCCAGCTCGTCCGCCACGGGGTCCGCGTAGCCCTCCACATTTGCCCCCCGGCTAATGGTGATGGTGATGTAGATCGGCCGATCCTCCGCAAACGCCATCTGCGCGTAGAGGTCATGCGCGCCGATCGTTAGCTTCGCGGTGCGCCCCACCGCCCCTCGCGCAAGACACGCCTCACCCTGCGCCCAGACATCGCGATGTGGATACGCTTCCATGCGGGCAATACTACCACGGATCGCCACCCAACTCACGCTTCACAACGCCCCAAAAGAATCGCCAAGTACTCATCTGCAATCGCACGATCACTATTCTTCTCCGGCTCAGGCAGCTCTGCATAGGGGGTCTTGGCCTGGCGGTACCACTGCGCGATGGCCTCGTGCCCCCACGCGAGCCCCGCCCCGCCCTCAGCATCGGTCGTCAGCGCGATGAGCCCCGCGTGCTCCCCCTGCCACGCCATCCAGCGCGCCCACACCATGTGGACGTGATCCGCGAGGGCCTCCCGCCGCTCGCGCATGCGCATACGCAGCGCCGCGTCCGCATCGGTCAGGATCCCGATGGCCCACCCCACGTCCGCCCGCAGGAGGGACTCCAGGACCCGCCGCGCCCACTCCGCCAGCGTGGATGGGGGCACATGTAGCCCCGCCTCGCCGGTCAACAGGCACAGCGCATCGAACACGGCGAAGGCCGCGGTCTCCTGCGCATCGGCCCGCAGCGCCTCGGCCGGCGGGGCACCCGCCGTCAGCTGGGCCCGCTCCGCCTCGCGCTCCTGCCGCTGCTTCGTCAGCAGGAAGTCGTGCATGGCCATCATGGCGTTGGCGAACCAGCCCCGCATGAGGTCAAGGTCCGCCGTGGGATAGTGCGCGCAGTAGAGGCGCGCCCAGGCGTCCGCATCCGGGTTGCAGTGGATGCTGTGGTCGTAGTCGGCCACATCGACCGCGTCCTCGGGCTGGCCCTCGGCGGGCTGGTCGGGCGTGTCGTCACAATACGGCGCCACGGGGCCCAGGCACCGCGCGGCCAGCCCCTGCGTCACGCGCACCCCGTGCCCGCCCTCGTCGGTCCAGAGGCCCCCGCTGCCGTCCCGCACCACGCGGCGCACCACGCGCTTCTCGGCGCCATCCGCGCCGTCCTCCTCGAACCAGAAGTACCCCTCCACGCCCGGCTGCACGCCCTCGAACGTGGCCAGCAGGGCCCGGTCCACGGCCGCCCCGATCGCATCACTCAGCGCATCGTCGTGGTAACTCCGCGAGCCATCTGGGTGCGTCGTCCACCCCTCCACGGGACCCAGGGCGTCAATCGTCCGGTCCAGGGCCGCCAATCCCTCCGCTGGGGCCGACGTCCCCCCGCTATGCTTTGCCTCCTCACGCATCAAGATCCTCCTGATACGTCTCGTACCACTCTAGCATGTCCGCCGATGGCCAGGACATGGACGCATCACTGGGCAGGACAACCGATCCGCGGGCATCGCTGCAGATCTGCTTGGCCATCGCCGCCGCCTGCTCGTTCGCCGCGTCCTCGTCGAGCGCCTCAACCCGGAACTCCAGGTCCACCGTCGCCGTCGCGCGTACCTTAAACTTCGCCATGATCCGCTCCTTCTGTGGCGTCCTCGCCACGTAGCACTCGCAGTCCGCCGCGCCAGGGTCCGAGGCCCGCTGAAAACGGGCATACCCAGCGTGCTTCTCAAACGCCAAAAATGGCGCTGTTGCCCGGCACTCGCCATGGTTGGCATCCCCAGGGAGACACCGCCGCCAGTGCCCACACGTCCCGCACGTCCTCATCGCGTCACCCCATGCCACGCTACCGCGATGGCGTCGTAGATCACCTTCCGCTGGGCATCGGTGAAGGCCCACCGCACCCCCACGTTTGCGTCCGCCCACTCCACCGGAGACCCTCCACGCTCCTCGCTCACCGCGCACCAGTCCGCGACCATCTCGTACAGGTAGAGGTCGAGCATCCGCGTCGCATCCACGATCTTGGCGGGCGGCGCATCTCGGTCCTGCGGGTTGATGCACGCCGCGCGGATCCGCACGTCGGGATCCCAGTGCTCGGGGTGGTGCGGGTTCACCCGCACGTGCAGCTCCGTCGCTGCCCGCATCCGCCCCTCCATTCCCGGAGGCGGATCGAAGGGCACCCCGAGGTCCCGGCAGCGGTACTGCCACGTCACCCAGATATAGGGCTCGCGCTCGGGCTCGCGCAGCTTGCTCTGGTCGTGCACCTCCATCCGGCATATCAGCTGCCCCGCCATTGTGTCGGAAAGCGCATCCGCCAGCCGCCGGCAATACTTCTGCACGAGGTCGATGTGCCGGTAGGTGCGCCGCTCGAAGTGCGCCACCATCTCGTCCACCCGCTGCTGCCACGCCAGCGTCGGCACGTTCACGCCCTTCACGTCAATCGGCATCACGCTTCTCCTCCGCGTAGGCCAGGGCCTGCGCCAGCGCCCGTCGCCGCACGTAGCGGAAGTCCGGCTGTTGGTATCCTTTGTCGTGCGTCCTCAAGACCACGAACCCGTAGCAGCGCAGGTTCATAAAGATCGCGCCGTCCCAGCCCGCCATGGGCTCGCAGCAGGCGTTGCGCACCGCCACCCGCACATACCACGCGATCTCCTGCTCAGACACCGCCGCCGTGGCCTCCCCCACCGCGTCCAGGGCCTCCCGCAGGCGATCCGCCGACGCCTCGCCGTCCGCATAGGCCCGCACCACCCGCAGGGCCTCGGCGCAGGCGGGGTGGGCGTCCTGTGCGCTCTCCCGCGTCCACTGCGCGAGGTCGGCCGCCAGATGGCGCCGCCGCCGCTCATCCAACACGTGCTCCACGAGCAGCCACGTGAGGTCGCGGATATCCACGTCGGGGTCCTTCGCGAGGGCCGCCACCTCGGCGGGGGCCAACTCCGCGCGCCCCGCCCAGAACTTGGCCACCCGCTTGGGGGTCCATACCCCGCTGGGCTTGCGGGCCAGCACCATTGCCTCCGTGAGGCCCGTCGGGCGCTCCGCGCTCATCGAGGCTCCCCCTCCTGCTGCTGCCCCTCCCAGCGAAACGTCGGCTCGCGCACGGCCCACTCGTGATCCGCCGGGCATCGCCCCACGAGGCGCTCCGAGAGGCCAACCTCCGGCACCATGAACCCTTGGTGCCGCACCGCATCCACGCGCCGCCCGCACCACGGGCACACGGCCATCCGCAGGGCCTCCTCGACATCCGCCGCCTTCTGCGCCCCGATCGCACTCAAGGTCGCGCTAATCTGCCCGATAATCCCGATCATACCGTTCTCCTAAACTGACCCATACAAGGACAAGCATGGCCTCACCCCCACCATCTTGCCAAAACACACGCCCGAGCACGCGGGATGCACCCCGCTCCAGTGCGCCTCAATCTCGGGCACCTGCCGCCCGCACTGCTCGCAGACCACGCACTCCCCCAACGGCACGTAGTCCCCGTGCCCCTGCGTGGGGAACTGCGCCGCGGTCGGGTCATCGACCGTCCCGTCCGGGCGCACGCACCACCAGTGAGGTTGTTTGCCCCACGCCGCATCGTGGTAGTACCCCCGCACGAGACGCAAGGAGGGGTCCGCCTGGCAGCGCGCCTCGGCCAGCGCCTGGCAGCGCCCGCGCAACGTGCGATCAATCATCCCCGTCATCGGTCCTTCATCTCCAGCATCCTCTTCGTATCCGCTGCTATCACCGCCCGCGCCCGATCCCGTTCCGCATACGCCGTCCGCAGGATCGCGACCAACGCCGTGATCTTCTCGGCCAAGGTATCACCCGCCGGTCCCCTGGGGACCATCTCGCCCACGGCCTCCAACGCCCGATACGCCGCGTCGATGCGCGCCCGCAAGGCCCCCGCCTCCCGCTGCCACTTATCCACCTTGGCGGCCAAGCGCGGGATCCCCTGCACGATGTGGCTCCGCCCCACGTCGCAAGGGCAGTGCACACGCGCAACCTCGCAGGCTTCCGTCCACAGCCGTTCGGTGTCCGCTAGCCGCTCCCGCAGGGACTCCGCCTCGCATTGAGCGGCATCGTAGTGCCGCTTGGCGATTAGCTCCTCGCCAGGATCTAAGAGCACCAAATGGTCGGCATAACCCGTGTCTATCACTTCACACGAAACGCGCCCAAAGTCCCCACTGGGACCTGTATCCGGATCATGGGTACACACCTCATGCTTCCAGGTGTCCTTGCCCACACTTTGTTGAAGCGCGTCCACCTCCCGCTTACACCGATCCAACGCCATCTCCAGATCCCGCCGCTGTCCCAGCAGCGACGCGGCAAAGGTCTCCAACCGCTCCGACAGGGTCTCCAGGTCCCCCATCTCCCCGCCGTACCCGAGCGCCCGGAACGCCTCGCACACGGCGTGGACGATGCCCTTGTAGGCATGGGCCTTCGCCCACCAGTAGTCGACCGAGTTGCCCTTGTAGATCATCGACCGCGCGAGCGGTTCCATCTGCGCCTCGACCGCCTCCAACTCCTCGCGCGCCGCGTCCCGCTCGGCGGTCAACCGCGCCACCACCGTCCGGTGCAATAACTGGGGGACCGTGGGCGCCGGGGGATCGAGCGGCCGGGCCACCGGCAAATCCGCCGCATGCAGGTGGTGCCCGCAGTCGAAGCACACTTCTTGCGAGATGTTCACATGCCCCGACCCGCAGATCGGACACGTCACCCAGGCACTTGTGCTCATTGCGTGGCCTCCTCCTCCAGCAGCGCCACCACCCACCCGAACAGGGCGAGCTGCTCGTCGAGGTCCGCCTCGCCGTACCAGTCGGCCAGCACCTCGGAGTGCGCCCGCAGGGCCGCCTCAAACCCCACCAGCGCCGCGTAGTGCCCCTGCTCGGCCTCGTGCGCCTGGATCCAGCGGTCAATCACCGTCGACATCGCGCGCCTCCTTGGGATCCAGGCCGTACCGCCCCAGGATCTCCCGGCGCAGGGCCCGCGCCTCCCGGATCTGCCGGTTGACCTCGACCAGGACCGCCCAGTCCGCCGCCTCTGCGCGGGGTGGATCCTCCACCTCATCTGGTGGGCAGATGCAGTAGGAGTCCCGGCGCGCCCCCTCGGGCCACCGATCCCGGCATTGGGGGCACTGGCGCTCGTAGGGCCACCCGATCGCGCAGAAACACCCGGAAACGTGCTTGTGGCAATACGCCCCCGCCTCGACCTGCCGCTCGTCAATCTCTACGCTCATGGCTCCTCCTCCGCGAACAGCAGGTCATAGCCGATGGCCGACATGCTCAGGCCCACTAGCGTCGCCAGGTCGCGTCGGCGGTTCTGCCGATGCCGCTCCGTGCGCCGCACCGACTCCCGCTGCTCCGGGGTGAGACCCTCCCACCAGGCCGCCCGCTCGATCGCGTTGCGCTCCCGCAGCGCCTCCTGCTGCGCCCGCAGGGCAGCATCCCGCTCGAACGCCTGCGCCCGCCGCTGCCCGAGGTCGCCCCGTCGCCGTGCCTCGCCCATCAAAGGTCCTCCTCAAACAGCAGCAACCCGCGCGCCGGGATGCGATCATCAAACCCACGCTCGTACTCGTACACGCACATCTCGTGGATGTACTCAACGCCGTCCGTGTGACGAATCGCAATCATGGTCTTGTCCTTAATCTTGGCCCCGCACCCCGGAGCGCTGCACCGCTGCGTGGGCGGCATCCCATTAGGCACGACCCACGCCGGGTAGGTCTGCAACCCTGGCGTGTTGTTCTCAAACTGGTTCATGGGATCGCATAAAGACGCTTGTTCACGCTTGCTGCTCATCTATTGCGCCCCCTTATCGCGCGCTAGCCCCTCACCCACGTGGGCGGGGCAGTAATCCCACAATCTCTCCCCACCATCGATCACCACCCAGATTCCATCCCTTGCGGGCCAACCACGATCACCTATGTGCCGAGCCCTCTGCTTCTCGCATCCTGGATAATCGCACCCCACCTTGACGAGGACACACTCTTCAGACCCCTCTCGCACCGCGTAATGGCGCGTCATGGCCGCACCACCCCCATGTCATGCGCCGCCAGCCTATGGCGTGCGTACTCCGTCACATCCTCGCAGAGCGGATCGCCCGGATCCTCCCCCTCGGGAAGCCAGAAGTAGCAGTCGCTCTCGGGATGCAGCCACAGCCTGTATTCCATCGTCAGCGGCTCACTCAAAGTCAAAGTCCCAGGTTCCCTGCGCATCCTCCGTGATGTTGCATAGGCCCTTCCCCAGCCGCAGGGCCTCGGCCTGCTCCGCCAGTTGCCCCGCCGTGAGGGCCGCCCATCGTAAAGACGGGGCACTCTGGGATCCCCGCAAGCTCCACATGCTCCGCGCTCCCCGGCTGGATCAGCCGCTGCTTGATGTCGTACTCCCACAGACAGCCATGCCCCGTCGCCGCATCGAAGTTCCAGCGGTCCCAACGGTCATAGTTGCCCGTCGTGTAGATCTGCCCCTTGCGCCGACTCGTCATGCGGCGCTCACAGAGCGCGGCGGGCTCATGGTCGAAGATGACCACCGCGTCCCCCGACCGGAGCCCCGCGAGCCACGCCTGGTATTGCGCGTCCCTCATGACGCCACCCTCCGCTCGCTCCCCCGCGGGGATCCGGGGCACCCCCATCTGGCAGAGCACGCACCGCTCCTCCCCCGCATGCTCCCCCGCGACGAGGGGCCGCGCCGCAACAACGCGGTGCAGGTAGAAGCCGTCAATCTCCGTGGGCTCGCTCATGCGCGCTCCCGCTTCTCCATCTCCACGATGGCCGTATCGCGCCGCACCCGCAGGGCCTCCTGCAGGGCCCGCTGGCACCCTGGGCAGATGGCCGCGAGGGACTCCGCCGTCCACGCGCCCTCCGTGAGCCCCACCGTCGTGTGCATGAAGCCGTGGGCCGTGCCGTGGAGCCACGACACGCAGACCGCCGTCAGCGGGGTCATCCCCGTGGCGAGGCGCGGGAGCTGGAAGACCGCCCGCTCGCGCCGCTCATAGCCCCCCTCCGCGGAGAACTGCTCCCCGCACACGTCGCACAGGTAGGTCGTCGCCAGGGGGGTGCTCATGACGCCACCCGGATGCGCGCGGGGCGCCCGTCCACGACATCCCGCAGGGGGTGCAGGGGGCTCACGTCCACGAGCTTCACGAGGTGGCCCGTGCTCCCCCGCATGTCCATGTAGGTCCCCGCGTCCAGGTTGATGTAGGCGCGGGAGAACTCGTTAAACAGCACGCCCACGGTGCCATCCTGCTCGATCTTCAAGGTGCGCAGCCCGCGCTCCTGCCCGTTGCCCTCCGTGACCCAGATCGCGAAGGTATGCTCCGCGCGCAAGGCCAGGGCCGCCCCGCGCAGCCGCTCGATGACCATCCGTAGATCCGCCCACGATGCCGTCATCTGTTGTGCCATGTCGTCCTCCGGGCGCAGCGCCCACCGGCCGGGGGCGCGCCATGCGCACCGGGCCTCCTGGAAACATGCGCACGATCGCCCAGGTTTGTCAACACAAAAGCATCACCCCACCCCGTCGATGGGGTGCAGGCGCAGCGCCCGCCCATCCTGCTCCAGGCGCACCCCCGGCACCTTGCCCTCCTGGATCCACGTCCGCAGGCTGCCGATCGCCGTGGCCTCCGTGCGGTAGTGGTGCTTGATGCCCGCGAAGCCGATGTCGGTGAGCGTCGGGACCCGCCCCCCGATGGCCTCCTTGAGCGTGCATCCGGGGTGGGCCCGCACCACTTGGGCGAGGTTGCGGCAGGTCTCCTTGAACGGGGTCCAGCCCCCGCCGCAGGGGCTCCCCGCCGCAAGAAAGGTCTTCTGCTCCTCACAGAGCCACCGCCGCAGGTGGACCGCGCGCCCATGCCGGTGGAGGCGCGGGGGGTAGTGCGTGTTGTCCACGAGCTTGTCGATCGCGCTGCCCCCGTAGAGGGCCTCCAGGGGCCGCACCCCGATGACCCCGAGGCCCCACGCGCGCACGATGTGGTTGAAGGCCGGCCCCAGGTGCAAGTAGTGGTAGGGCACCGCCACCGAGGCATAGTGCGCGTACTGCCGCCACCACTGGGCCTGCTCCAGGACCTCGACGTTGAGGCGGACCTTGGCCTCGACCACCCACACGAGGGGGCCCCGCGTGGCCACGATGTCGCAGCTCCGCTCGCCGCCCTTGCCGTTGCGGACCTCCTGGTACACATCCCAGCCCCCCGCGCGCAGCCAGGCCACCACGGGGGCCGCCACGTCGACCTCGGCGAGCCGGGGCTTCACGGGCCATCCCCGTCGAGACAATCACAGATGTAGTCAAGCCGCCTGGCATCCACTTGGTATCCGTGGGCCCGCGCCTCATCTCGCAGAAGAACCACGCGCTCCCGCAAGTCCGCCAAGGCCCCCGCCCAGCGCCGCACCCGTTCCTCCTCCTGCTCTGCCGCAGACAAGGGCGCCGGAAGGTCGGGAAAGATCACCATCTGCATGCTCATGGCTGGGCCTCCCAGTGCCCGTGGCTCCCGTCCTCGACGCCCACGTAGCCCCGCCCGCAGTCCGGGCACACCAGGGGCCATCCCGCCCGCACCACGAGGGGGGCCCGCACGCGCTCCCCGCAGGCGCACTCCATCTGGCCCCACCCGTGGTGGGGACAGGGGTCGTCACAGAAATCATCGCAGGTGCAGCGCCCCGCGACGGCGAGCGGCACAGGGGCCTCCGGGGGCCGCACCACCCCCGCCAGCGTCCGCCACGCCCCCTCGACCCAAGGCGCAAGCGTCTCCCGGCCCGCCATGGTCAGCGAGGCCTGGGGGCACGGCACGAAGGCCCCATCGTCGTCGACCTCCCCCGTCACCGCGAGCAGGGCATCCGCCGCCGCGCGCACCCGCGCCAGCTCCGCCCGCAGGCGCTCCAGCTCCGCCGCCAGCGCCCCCGCGATGGACCCGTCTTCGACCAGCGCCATCACGCGGTCCGCCGCCGGCTGGGCCAGCCACCCGCGTACCACCCGCTCGTGCGTGCTCGTGCTCATGGCTTCTCTCCTTGCGCACGCGCGTGCGCCGCGTGGACCTCGCGGAAGGCCGCCCCCACGCGCCCCATCCACGCCGTCTCATCCGCGTTGAGGGGCCAGACCTTGATCTCCACCTGGACGCCCCCCACGCGCTCGATCAACTTGTCGAGGGCCGCCTGGACCTCCGTGATGGCCCCCTCGGGGACCCCCGGCCACGGCGTCACGACCCCGTGCGCCGAGCGCCGCTTGTTCCAGCCCCGCTCCTCACTCATGGGGCACCTCGCGGATCGCGCCGTCCTCGATGATCACGGCCCCCGGCCCCCGGTCGCCGACGACCTCGATCCAGACCTGGGCGTCCGCCTGCTCGGCCATCGCGACCACGGCCGCCAGCGAGGCGTCGTCGAGCAGCGCGCCCTCCCGCAGCAGCACGACGCGGATCTGGGGGTTGGACGCGAAGCCCAGCCCCACCGCCACGCGGAGCTGCTCCGCCGAGGAGCACTGCGCCAGGGGGATGCCGCCCCACGTGACCCCGCGCTCGTCGAGGCCGAGCCCCACGAGCCCCACCTCGGCCACCGCCGCGGCGACCTTGGCCTCCCGCGCCGCGTCCATCGCCGCGAGCTGCGCCGTGAGGTCCCCGCTCGCAGCCTCCGCCTGGGCGAGGGCCGCCTGGCTCGCCGCCCACGCCGCATGCGCGTCCCGCTTCCGCACCACCTCGTTGGCCGCCCGGATCTCGTCCTGGATGTCCCCCACCGTCCGGCGCCCGCGCAACCGCTCCTGCGCCTCTGCGACGGCCAGCTTCTTCTGCTCTGCGACCTCGCGCAGCCGATCCGCCTTGGCCCGCGCCTCCCCCAGCTTGGCCTGGAGCTGCGCGATCTCGGCCTCCAGCTCCCGCACGCGCGTGGCCATGGCGTCGGCCTCCCACCGCGTCCGCCCCGCCTCGGCATCGGCAGCCTTCACCATCTCCGTCGCGGCATCGAACGTCCGCAGCTCGGCCAGGAGGGCCTCCGTGTCGCGCCCCTCCGCGGGCACCACGGGCTCCGCCCCGAGCGCCGCCCGCAGCCGCCCGACCTCGCGGTTGACCTCGGTCCGCTGGTCGAAGGTCCGCTTGCGCTCCGCGTCGAGGGCCGCCACGTTGGTCCCGAGAATACCCTCCAGCTGCTTGACCTGCCCCTTCACGTCTGCCCGCACGAAGTCCAGGGGGTCAAAGGTGAGCGCCCCCACCATGCGGTCGAGGATCTTCTGAGGCGACTGCAAGGCGTCCCCCTCCGCGTTGCGGACCACCAACGTGGCCCCACCGGGCTTGATCACGCGCTCGACGGTGAGTCCCCCGAGGTCTACGCGGATCGTCGCGCGCTCCTCCCCCGCGCGGATCGGCATCTCGGGCAGCGCCCGGCCCCCGCCCAGAGCGTAAAACAGCGAGTCGAGCAGGCTGCTCTTCCCCTGCGCGTTGGCCCCCCCAATGATCACCGCGTGCTTGGCGGGGTCGAAGGCGACCGCCCGCAGGCGCTTCACGTTCTCCGCCTCCAGCCGCACCACGCGAAACGTCTTGTCCGTCTGCTCAGCTTCCACGCGCCACTCCTCTCAGCGGTCAAGCCCCAGCGTGAGGCCATCCGCCCACTGCTTATCAGCCCTCTGTTGGTCTACAAGCGCATACCAGCCCGCGTCGATCGCCCGCACCGACACCAGGTAGGCGCAGTCCTCCGCGTGGCGGTTCAGGTGGGCCTCGGCCAGGCCGCACGTGCAGGCCCGCAGCTCCCCGTGGCGGCGCGCGCGGTAGGCCTCGTAGGCCGCCAGCTCTTCTTCTGACCACTGCGTAATTTGTCGATCCATCATTCCACCTTCCCGAAGCTTGCGATGTCGAAGGAAAACAGCAGGCACGGCTGCACCTGCCCCTCCTCGCACCACGCCCGGATCGGGCACGTCCCGCGCCGCCTCACGCGCCAGGAGGCCCTCATCACGTATCACGCCCAGGCGCCAGAGCTGCGTGCAGGCGTCATCGAAGGCCCCCCGCGCCGCCGCCGCCCACAAGAGGTCCGCCGCCTCGGGGGCCATGGGCTGGTGCACCGCCGCCGCCGTGTACTGCGCAAAGATCGCGACCAAGGCTTCCTTCGGATTCACCGCCACCGTGCACCTCTCGCTGCGTACGCGCGTACGCAATATCGCCCGTCGCTAGAACGGGATCTCATCGTTTGGATCGCCTGCCCACGCCCCGGCCGTGCCCGCGGGGGGCTCTGCCGCCGGCCCCCAGCACGCCGCGGCCTCCCCCGCCGGGGCGAATCCCGGCAACGCCTCTTGGCCCGAAGACGAGGCACTCCGCTCCGCCCGCCGCGCCTCGGGAGGGCTCCAGTCCTGCCAGTTGATGATCCCGCGGCACTCAGGGAAACTCGCGCACCCCCAGAAGGGCTTGCCATCAGCCTTGCGCATCCGCCGCACCATCTTCCCCCCGCACAAGTGACACGGCGGCCCTACCGCGTCCTCCGCGCGAGGGGCGGGCGGGGTCGGCACGGGGGCATCCACCCTAGCGGGGGAGGTCGCCTGTGCAGTCTCCCCCCCGCTGCGCTCGAATACGCCCACGACGACAACGCCCTCCGCACACGCCGCACAGCCCAGCGCCCCCACGGGATCCCAGCCCTCGGCCACAAGGGCTTGCAGGCGCCGCTCCACGAGCACCGCTGTGTCCGGCCCCAGGACCACCGCACGCCGATCACGCATCGTGCTGCCCGTCGCGCACCTTGTTGAGCATGGCGATCGTCTGCGTCATCTTCACGCGGTGCTCGCACTCCTTGTCGCAGGTCTCGCACGCGCAGGCATGCCCCGGATCCCCATCCGTGCGCACCATGCGCAGGTGCCCCCCGAGCGCCCGCTCCGCGTCAGCGAGGACCGCCTGCTCCGCCAGCGAGAGATCCGCGGGGTCGACCACTTCCTCGTCGTCCTCGCCGTACTCGCAGGTCATGCACTCCGGGCTCTCCCCGCACATGCCATCGCACGCGTAGGGGCAGTCCACGCCCTCCGCGTCAAACCCTGCGCGATAGGCCTCGATCACGTGCGCGACCAACGCGGCCCCATTGGCCTCCGCGGAGCCCACGTCCGCCGCCTCGACCTGCTCCGCGGCCGAGATCTCCGCCAGCTTGAGCCCGACGGTCACCCCGAACGCCCGCTTCGCCGCAGCGAACGCCGCCTCCCGCTGCCACCGCCCCAGGTTCGCCTCGTCGATCGCATCGGGCCCCTCGATCGCCGGGTGGTCCTTGGAGTACTCTATAAACGCCGCGGCAAACGCCGCCGCGAAGACCAGCTTGTCCCCCATCGCCATGGGCTCTACCGACGCCTTCTCATGATCGCGTGTCATTCTCACTCCACTTCTCGCAACTGCTTCCGCAGCCCTAGTAGGCGCGCGTGGATCCGCTCCCGCGCGCGTCGCACTTCAGGGGCCGGCAACCATCGGGAATACCGCCCCGTAAACCGTATCCTCCGCTCCTGGTCCACGTCGCGGTCGATTGCCGCCTCCGCATCCTCCAAGAGCGCGATCCACGCCCGAATCCGGGCCCGCTCGATCCGTTGCGTTGTCGATCCCATCGGTCGGAGCGGCCGGCCTCGAACCGGCCCCCCGCGGGCGCCAGAGGAATGGCGCGTGGTCGTGTATCCGACGCCCGCGGGCGGGTCCCAACCCCGCCCCGAAAGCCCATGCCGCCCATCCACAAGAGTTTGGCCATTAGTGGTCGAACGCTATAAACGGCATGGGCACGAACTCCTACTGCGGATCGCCAGCCCCCAGCTCGGCTTCCGCCTCGCGCACAATCAACTCCAGGGGGCGCCCCCCCAGCAGCGAAAACAGGTACACCGTGCTCGCCACACTGAGGCCCCGCCCCGCGCGCAGCGCCAAGCGAGCCTCCTCGCGCATGCGCACGCACGCCTTGTCGGGCAAGCTCACCGTACCTTCCCCCGGCAACACCAGCGGCAACTGGCGGGTCGCCTCCGGGACCTCCGGGGCCTCCGGCATCGCCGGCGCAAAGGGTACCCCCATGACGGCCTCGATGGCCCGCCGTAGGGGCAGCGTCCACACCTGGGCCCCGCCCAACTGCCGCGACAGGGTGGCATGGCTCACCTTGAGGCCACTCCGATCGACCTCGTCCCGCAGCCGCTCGTACGTCCACTTGCGCCGCTTCAGCTCCGCGCCGACCGCCGCGCGGAACGCCACCCCCTCCGCGGTCTCGCCCCGGCGCAGCATCGCGCGGTCATAGCGGGACCGCCACAGCACCACGTCCCCCATGATGTCCTCCCACCCAGGGATGCTGTTGAGCCGCTCCACCGTGGCATCCCAGGTGACCTGGCGCGCCGCATCCTCGTCGCGCATCGTGATCATCGTCGCCATCCGGGGATCGCTGGGGAGCAGGTGGTCCGCCCGCCGTGGGGCAGTTCCCCGTCCATTGTTCGTCTTGCTCTTGCTCTTGCTCATCGCCTTCAGCTCCTTACCGCAGCACTCAGCTGTCATCCGAGGCCACTAGGCCTGGGGCATCGCCCCCAGCATGGCCCGCAGCCACCCCCCAAAGGCGCGCGCCTCGGTCTCCGAGAGCCGCGCCCCGTGGCCCTCCACGTTCAGGCGGAGGGTCAACTCGTCACACGCGATCCCGAACCCGCACGTCACGGCCCCGTCATCGGAGGCCCACCCCAGCGCATCCACGAGCTGGAGCGCCTGGACGTGCTCCTCGCGCTGCTTGCGGGCCGCCTGCGCCGCGCGGTCCGCCGCGCGCCCCTGCGCCGCCACGTCCCGCAGGGCCTCGACCGCGATCCCGCGCCGCGCCGTTGCCGTAGAAGCCACAGCCGTCGGCGTCTCGCTCGACCGCAGCTTGCGCACCTTCGCCACCTGCTTCTTACTCGCCATTAGATGGACCCTCCTTGTTTGAAACAGATGCTTCTGCTTTCAAAGCACATCTCCGCTTTGCGGAAGCACGCATCTTTATCTTTGTTTCTTCTGAAATAACCCGTCCCTTTAATGCAGCACTAAGCTTGTTCTTTGTTTCATCAGAAAACACCCTTCCCTTATGAGCATCACTCATTTTTCGCTTTGCATCATCCGAGTGGCGCTTACCAGTGTTTATCTTTTTAAGCTTATCTTTCGTTTCATCAGAAACCTTCTTTCCAGCCATGCTCTTTCCAAGTCGTCTGGCACGTTCACGCTGCTCATCAGTTGTAATACATTTCAACAATTCACTGTGACGAGTGCGCATCTCATCTGTCCAAACACGATTTCTATTTGCCGCAGCTACAGCCTCTCCAATATAAGCAGGCCGCTTTCTCCATCCACCGCGTCCACTAACAGAAGGAAGATGGTTATATCGAAGATCAACCGGAGTATTATCTATAAACTCCTGTTCTGCTTCCCTCAAACCATCAACATCATCAACACGTCTAAGGATTAAGAAATCAAAGCTATCAGCACCAAAAATAGCAAAGTCATGGGTGAGCAGGCTGTTTGAACGTCTGCCCGTTGATAAGCAATACAAGTGCTGGGAAATCCTTCTCTTCATGTTCTTTGTTGATCCAATATAAATCATCCAGTTTGTTTTATTTTTAATGCAATAAACACCAGGCCCTCTGTCGAATACATCACTCATCTAGATCCCGTCCCGTAATAGCAACAAAGCAGCTCAAAGGCATCATCACCCAATCTAACTCGACGTCCGCCGCGGGCGCCCCCCCGGCGATTGCCACCGCCAGCGCGGGCCGCTTGCCCTGCACGAGGGCCTCCCGCGCGACCTTCACCAGCCAGGCACGCTTGAGCGCCAGGCTGGCCTTCTCCGTCCGCTTGCACTCGAGCAGCCACCCCACGCCCCCGCCGTGCGCCTCGGCCACGACGTCCCCCTTGGCGTAGGGCGAGCACCCGCTTCCCTTGACGCGCCGCCCCCGCATGGCCGCCGCCACGCGCCGCTCCTGCGCCTTGGGCGCCCCCACGTGCGCGTGGTCCCGTCCCCGGTCCTGACGGTCCACGGCGTCCTCCGCATAGCGCTGGGGCAGGTGCCGCATCAGACCCCCTTAGCCACGCCGTCGATCATGGCGGCCAGCAGGGCCTCGCGCACGCGCCACCGCGCGCCCTCCGCAAAGAGCTTCTCGGTGGCCGCCGTCTTCGTGGGGCAGCGCACCGTGTCCTCGCCAGGGAGCCGCACAAACCACTTCGATCCGTCCTTGCCGAAGAGCCCGTGGCGCTCCGCGAGGTCCAGGACGAAGTCCCGCTCGTCGACCTGCCCCGCCTGGGGCCCCCGCACGATCAGCGTGTAGGCCCCCGCCGCGCGGCTCGCGAACGTCTGATTCTTCTCGCTCAGGAAGTTGACCCGCACGGACTCCCCCAGCTTGATCTGGCCGTCCGCGCTCACGTCGCCCTTCGCAAACACGTCCTCCGCCTCCCAGCCGCTCGCCCAGAGCTTGATGCGCAGCATGGCCATGAAGCGCGGGGCGTGCCCCCCAGTCGTCTTCGTCTTCGGCGCCCAGGGGTCCGTCGCCATGCTGTCGCGCATCTGGTTGATCCAGATCTGGGTCAGCTCGCGCCCCCGGTAGCGGTAGAGGTCATTCGTCGCGGAGACCATGCGCCGCACGAGCCGCCCGATCAGGGCTGAGGACCCGCCCCGCTTGCCCTCCTTCTCGGCCGCCTCCTCGATCTCCGCGCTCGGGATCATCGTGGCCAGGCTGTCGAGCACCATGAGGTCCACGGCCCCCGTCAGCGCCGTGGCGCAGTACATGTCGATGGCCTCCTCCGCGGAGGTCGGCTGGCTGTAGTGCAGGATCCGCGCGTCCACCCCCAGCTTGGCCGCCCAGGCCCAGTCGATCTTGCCCTCGATGTTGTACAGGGCGCAGCGCAGCTCCTCGTAGGAGTTCTCGCGCATGGCCGCGATGCGCTCGCGGTACTCCACATCCGTCTCCTGCCGGTCCTTCTTGCCCGCCTCCTGGAAGTACAGGCGCCGCGGGCGATGGGCCCCGGACCGCACGCAATCGCACTCCCCCTCCACCGCGTACTCCGCCGGCTTCACCAGCTCCCCCGACAGGGGATCGAAGACGTCCTCGGAGATCTGCACAACCCGACGGCTGCGCGGGGGGCAATAGCAGTTCGCGCAGAGCTTCTGCGCCTCCCCGATCGCCCGCAACGCCGTGACGGTCTTCCCGCTGTTCTCCATGCCGAACAGCTCGGTCTCGCCCCCCACCGGGATGCCCCCGCCGATCGCGAAGTCGAGCGCGAGGCTCCCCGTAGGGATGCGCCGGGTGCCCGGCGGCCGGATGGCCGTCGCTAATCCAAAGGCCCCTTGGCCGTGTTGCTTGACGATCTGCGCCTGCAGCGCCTTCAGCGCCGCGAGCCGGCTGGTCCCCTCCGCCATGGTGCCCTCACTTCACCTGCAGGCAGGTCTTGTTCGTGATCAACTTCGCGCCCTCGACGGGTTTGCCCGCCTTGAGGCGGTCGCCGATGGCCTTCTTGTTGAGCTTGGGCTCCCACGTCACGATCTCCGCGTCGTCCTTGTGCAGCTTGGCGAAGACGTCCGGCTCCTCGATGTCGACCGAGGCCGGGTTCTTCTTGATCAGGACGCTCGCGTAGTTCTCGGTCTCCAGCTTCTGGACCTTCGCGATCTCCATCGCCGCCTTCACGTAGTCGTAGAGCCGGTCCTGCTGCGCCTCCAGGGCGCGCGCGTGCTCGGTCAGGGACTTTGCCCGGTCGCGGAACATGCGCGCCCGCGTCCCCGCCTCGTCGCCCACCCAGAGGCAGCGGTCGATCTTCGTGGCGAGGTCGCCCTCAGCCGCCTGCAGCTCCACGAACAGGGCGTCGGTGACCTCGCCATCCAGCTCGTCGATCGCGAACAGCACCTCGCGGAACCGCGCCACGATCTCCATCAGGCTCGACTTCTTGCTGGGGACAACAGTGGTTTCTGTGCTTGCTTGCGTTGCGTCCATGACATCCATCCTTCCGCGCCCCTTGGGCGCTGGTTGACAAATCCGCCGACCTGATCTTGTCTACACCCCGCAAGGGTGTTTGTCAACGCCTTTTAGCGGGGATCGATCGCCCGCACGGCCCCCGCCGTCAGCTCGCTCGTGCGCACCAAGTAGGCCACAATGTCGTCCTCGCGCGGGTCGCATCGCTCGACCGCCACCCAGTCCCGCGAGCGGAACGCGAGCACGCGATGGGGCCGCCCCCGCCACCCCACGAGCTGCCCCACGCGGAGCCCCGCCACCCGCCGCCGGGCAGGAGGCGCCATGGCCTCGGCCTCATGCTGGGGCATAGGCACCAGGAACAGGAAGGGCTTGATTCGGTGGTCTGGCTTTGTTCGGTTCACGGCTCCCCAGGACCGCGCGGATGTCGCGGCCGTCTCCTGGCAGATCCAAGCCGATCCCATGCCACCCGTCAACCTTCTCGCGCGCGAACAGTTCCACACGGCGCTGCGGCCCGTAAAGGCGCTGGATGCGTTTGGCCACCTCATAGGGCTTCGCACTGTGCAGCCCCACAGGCCCCGTCACCTCCGCCAAAATCCCCGCATCGACCCGCTTACACCCCTTCCCCCGCACCCCCTCAAGGACAAACTCACAGTTGCCCCGCGTACCATGCCCCATGCCCATGAACGGCTGGCCCGACCGCGCATAAACCTTGCGCCACACAAAGGCGATCCGACGATAGGAAAAGCCCCACGCCGCCAAAACCTGCACGGCCTCCAGCAACAGCGGACTCGTCGCCCATAGAAAGCAATTAGCATCGGGGGCACAGATCGCCGCAACGTCGAGCGCACACAGATCCTCTACTGTCAACAAAGGATACTTGTGCGCTACCCCGCGCTGGCCAGCCCGCGCTTTGTCTTTATATGTCCAAGGGTTGTCTGACAAAACAATACCAAAAGACCCCGCATCCTCGGGGCGCGCCATGGGGCCCATCACCCGCACCGCACCGCGTAGCGGCGTCGTGGCCCCGCCCGCCGCCCCTGCGCCGCGCCCCCAGCCGCCAGCTTCGCCCGCGCCCGCACCGCCGCCCGCCCCGCCTCGCGCGTGGCCTGCCGCGGAACGTCCACCTCCGCGCACGGCGGCGCCAGGTAAGCCACCCCCTTGTGCGGGGTCTCTGCCGCCACGAGGTAGCGATCCTCCTGCGGGCTCATGGGCGCCCCATGCAGGGCGCTCATGCACGTCCCCACTGGCAAGTAAATGTAAGCAGATCGCCCCGCCGGCACGACCGCGACCACCTGCCCCTCGCGCGCCTCGCCACACCCACGTGGCACCCAACGCACCACGTCCCCTACCGCGTGCTTATGCAAATCCATCACAACTTCTCCTTGTTGGGCGCCTTCCGTGCCCGCTTGGCCGCGATCTTCGCGGCCAACTTAACGGCTGTCTTGACAACCCGCGCCCGCGCCGGCTTAAGAACCGCCACAGCCTGGGCCCGCGCCTCCGCCTCGATCCCCATGAGCGTCTGGTCCGCCCACGTGTATAGGTGATGCCACCGCCACTCCGGCACCCCCGTCAGGGGGACCACCACCGTGGCCCGCGCCTCCCCCCGCACGATCAGCGTGGCCTCCAGCGTGACCTCGGCGTCCGCAGCGAGCCGATTCGCCGTATAGAGGACCGTCAGCATCACCCCCTGTTTGGGGTCCCCGTCGATCGCGTAGGTCTCCGTCCACTGCACGGGACGGCGCGCAAACGCCACCCAGTTGCGCTGCGGGACCTCCGCCACCAGTCCCTCGCTCTGCTCTTCCATCATCACAGTCCCTCCAAGCGCCGCAGGCTGCGTAACATCGCCGCCGTGCTCGCATTATCCGCATGCCAATACGCCAATAAAACCTCATGATTTAGACGCACATATGCCTTGAGCTGCTCTAGATGCGCCACCGGCACACGCGGACGCCGCGGCACCTTCAGCACACGCGGATCCTCCTCAATCGTCACCACGATCTCCGCCGCCAAATTGTTGTATCCTGCCGGATAGGCCTTGATGCTCGCCCCATGGCGGATCCCGCGTTTATTGCGAATATAGATGGGATACGGCAACCCCGATTCCGCAGGCAGCACGTTCGCCACCTCAAAGAGATAGTCCCCTGTCACGCGATCAAGCACCTCGCGCATCAACATCCGCATCCGCATAGCGCCTCCTACACGAGCGTCGTTACCTGCCCCCCACGGGCAAGCCGCACCTGCTCCTTGATCTGCACCGCGAGCCAATCCTGGATCGCGCTCATCGCCGCCGTGGCATCCGCCGCATCGTCCAGGGGCTCCATACACCCCACCTCGGCCCGCACGAACTCAAAGCAATGCTCCATGCGCGGGATCTTCTTGACCGTGCACCCATAGGTCACGCCAATCACGCGCGCCCAGCACGCCGACGGGAACGTCAAGGTGGGCGTCGGGGGCTTGTGGTCCTTGTCGGCGTGCACCCACGCGATCTCCGCATCGAGCACACCGCGCGCGGCCCCCGCCAGCGCCTCGAACTGCGCCGTGCGGTTCCCCTCCAGCGCGAACCGCGCCTCCAGGCGCACCTGCACGCGGATGAACTCCTTGGGCCGGATCTCCGTCGTGGCCTGCGCCTCGACCGTGAGCTGCCGCCCCCCCGTGGCCTGCTCAGCTGCCCGCGCCGGCGCCGTCATCACGGTCCGCGTGGGGGCACAGCCCGGCTGCGCGTTGGCGTGGACCCCGGCCGTGGCGCGGATCACCGTCGCCTGAACCAGCGCCTTGCGAGTGGCCTTGCGGTACTTCTTGCTATTTTTCTTGGCTTTTTTGCCGCTCATCGTGTCCTCCAAGAGGTGCCAGCGGCCCCGCACAACACGGGGCCTGCCCACAACGTAACCGCTCGAACACAGTTTGTCAACACACCGTCCCCCCCCTAGGCTTCTTCAACCAAGGCCCCGACGGCCCGCCACCGCCGCTCGATCAGCGCCCGCAGGCGATCGGGATGCAACACCCTCCGCCGCTGATCGGCGTGGTCAGTAGAGTAACGCTCGTGATAGACCTCCAGCGCCTCCACAACCCCAACGATCTGCGCCTGGGAGTAGAACGCGCGCCCCCCCCGCGAACGATACGGCGTCGGCGGAAACATGCCACGCCGCGGCCACTCCTTCACGGTGTCCCGCGGGATCCCCAAGGCCATAGCCATGGTGGTCAACGAGTAGCCACGCACCGGCCCCAAGGGCCCCTCACACACGATCCCCCGCGCGTCCTCGTCCTCCTGCTGCGCCCGCCCCCAGGCTTCCCGCGCCCGCCGATGGCGCTCCTTCGAGGCCGTCGAGGCCTCGCAAATCGCTTTGTGGTACGCCGCATCTTCCTGGTACCGCCGCCGCTTCGCCTCAGCCAGCTCCTCGCGGCGCGTCAAATAGTACTGCTGTTGGTACGCCGTCCGGTCCGGCGGCGTCCGCTCCCCTGTCTTTTCCGCTGTCACACCCCGATCCTCTCACAACCACGCACCTGCACCATGACACACTTAACCTACCACTGGAGGTTTGTCAACGGCCAGGCACCCCTGCGCTTCCTCCCCCGGCAGCGCCACCCCCATGCGGCGATAAAATTTGTCGCGCCCCCTTGCCTTGCGCTCGCTCCACGCCACCTTGGGATCCCGCACGTCCACCACCACCGGCGTGGGCTTGCCCGTGCACTGCCCCGCCCGCCAGGGGCAGTAGTGCGCGCACTTCTCGGGGGCCGGCGTGCACCACCGCCGCACCCGGCCGATCGCCTGCTCCGCATCCCCCAGGGGGGTCGCCAGCACGATCACGTCCAGGGCGGACACGTCGAGGCCCTCCGCGACGAGCTGGATCGTGCAGAGCAACACGTTCGCGCGCTCCGCCTCCCGCAGCGCCTCGCGCGTCAGGGTGCGCTTGGCCTCCCCCTCCTCCACGGTGAACCACTGCCCCGTGTAGGGCGCGATGGCCACCGGGAACGGCGGGGGCGCCACCTCCAGGATCTTGCGCAAGTCCGCCCGGAACGCCCGCAGGTGCTCCAGCCGATGGCTCACAACCATCACCTTGCGCCCCTTGCGCACCGCGATGGCGATGTCCTCCGCGATGTGCCGCGTGCGCGCCGCGTCCTCCCCGAGCTGGCTGATCACCTGCGCGCTGTTCATGCGCATCGCGCTCACCCGGTAGTCCCCGCGCCGGATCCCCGTCAGCTCGCTGTCCGACTGCAGGAGGCGCACCCCGAACGGCATCGACTGGGCCTGCATGGTGTGCAGGATCGGCCCGATGTGGTGGAAGAACACGGGCTCCGCCCGATCCGCGCGCCGCGGCGTCGCCGAGAGCCCCAGGCGGTACGCCGCCATGAAGCGGTGCGCCACGCTGCTCCACACCTCAGAACCAATATGATGACAATTATGAACAACAATACCACCATCAAGAACATAGGATGGATGGCCCGAGACGCTCAAATTGAAGACATCAACGCAATCTCCATCAGTGCGGAATCCAAGTCGCTCAAAATCCTCTCGTTGCGCAACCGCAACACCAACCACCCTTTCTCCCTCAAAAAACGATCCTTCTTCGCATCGCGGTCCTTCGTCTTTACTGAGTGAGAATACCCATCCACCTCGATCGCTAGCTTCATCATCGGATGTGCGACGTCTATCTTGTAGCAATTCGGCAACCTGGATGGATTGTTCTTCGGCCGTGATGTCAGAACAACGAACTCCGCGATCCATCCATCTCCCAGCGCTTCTAGCAACACACGCTGTGGAACAGGCATGTCGCATCCATTCCCCCCTCGTTTTTTTAACGGCACAAACCCATTCCTCTGTTTGGTCTCCATAACCTTTGCGATCACGCCAAGCATGCGCATAGGGTTCTTGTCGCGCATACGGAGCGAAGCGCTTTCCCTCAGCGAAGAATCCTTCGCATGTCTTTCTAGCATCATAGAGGAATACACCGTCGAATGATCCAGCATGTAAAGACTGTGTGCTTTCTGCTGACAAGACACCGAACAAAACCTTCTTTGCCTCCCCATCAGTTTGTTCTCTCCGCAAAAAGCGCAAAAAGGACGACCATTCATAGTCCTCTGTCGTATCCCCTGTGCCGAACATGTCATCGAGCAGAACTTCCGTCCCTTCCTGACGCTGTTCTCCTTCCCGCAAAACGCACATGTTCCCGGTGTGTTCTTGACTGCCTTCTCCATGTTCCATCCTCATCCTGGTGCAATCATCAAAACTTACCAGAACGTCTCCACACAACGAACTGGCATGCTTCCATCCATCAACAGTCAAAAACGGATGGTTCTTGGTACATACAATATCAACACCACACAAAAGGCTAACAACAACACAATCGCTCACACACACGCTCCGCTTAAAAACATGTTCAACAACACCTTCCCCAAGAGCATTAAAAACCGTCATCCCAATCACAACATCCCCAATAGCCACCTTGCCATCTGGGGTATCGATCTTCTGCTCAGCGGGAAAGCACTCATCTGAAACGAACAGCCCGAACGCCTCGTACAGGGCGCGCGGGTAGCGCTGCGTCTGCACGTCCTTGGCCAGGGACTGGATCATGGCGATCACGAAGTCCTTGTCACGGTAGTCGCAGGTGTCCTGGCGCACCACGCCGATCCGCGCGGCCGGCAGCACGTCCCGGATGCGGGCCGCCCACTGCTCCAGGAAGAACTCCTTGTGGACCACCACGAGCGTGGCCCGCCCCAGGCGCCGCGCCAACTCCACGGCCAGGATGGTGTTATGCGTGGGCACGCAATTCCGCGTCAGGTAAAGGTGGTTCGGCGCATCAACCGCAATGCACGTTGCCAATCCTTTCCCAATGGCCGTCACAGACTCCACCGCACGCCCGACCTTGCGTTGCCAGCCATTGCGATAAAACTCCGCCTTCTTGCGTGAAAATCTAAAGGGGCAAATGTCTGCTGGGAGTTTTATGTGTAGTCGAAAGCTATCAAACCATCGCGAGTGCACTCCATCCTTTGTGTATCGCGTCTGACGTTTCACCAGTTTGCACGTACCCCCCAGAGAGAAAACAATCCGCTGGACCGCATGGGCGATCTGGTCTGATACCGTAGCATACTCAACACTTCCGCCTCCACTTGCATATCCGTCTGTATCAAACAGTCCCTGGAGAAGGGATACCCGTGTTGCGACAGATCCACCTTCGTAAACTGTCGGAATAAATTTATCGTGTGCGGTCAGCCCGAGCATGCCTAGCTTGCGCATGCGCTTTCTGAACGATCCTTCTTGTTGACCAAATTTGATCGGTGGAGAAAAGCGATAAACCGCAGTATAGCCAGCACGTTGCTTGAGTGCCATTACACGATTTGGCGGCTCTACTGTCATCATATCTACGATCTCTCTATCGGGTGTGCATACAGAGATCCCATTGGTGTTGCAAAAGTGGCCATCCCCAATGAGAACACCGAGCGTGTATGGCTCAAAAATCATTTCGCCATCTACCCCCTCAAGGGGGGCCATCGTTGGAAGCCACAGTAAACGCCCAACGCTCGTGCGCAGAGTCTCCCGCGCTAGGTCATGCGTCGAAATCGTAACCGTTGGCGCATCACGCTTACGCCGCTTCACCAGCGTCCACAGGTGATCCCCATCACAATCCACGTGCGTTCCATCAGAAAATGCGACGCGGAATAGGTCGCGCTCCCCCTGCGGGAAGACACCCGTCACGCGGTGGAATCCACCATCGGTGCCTGCAGCCTCGTCACCAACACGCACCTCCTCAATGGAAGTCCATCCGCGTCTAAGCAAGACAGGCTCTCCGTGCGCGAGCGCCTTCCCGCTCCCGCAGCCCGCGCAGAGGATGCCCCCGCCCCAGGGGTGCGCCGTGAGGCGGTGCTCCAGCACGGCCAGGGCCTCCGCCTGCTGCGCGAAGGGGCCGTCCGCCCGGTAGCGCGAGGCCATGCGCTGCATGGGCTGCCCCATGCTCACCTGGACGATCTCCTCGTTCTGTCCCTTGGCCGAGGCGCGGTAGAACCCGCGCGGCACCCCGAAGAGCCCCACCTCGGGGCGGTCCCGGTAGAGCATGAGGGGCTTGGGCTGCGCGACCCCCGCCACGTCCGTGGTCAGGATCGGCTGCACGGTCAGCGCCGTGCGGAGCGCCCGCAGGTTGCCCTCGCTCAGCGCCCCCCGCTCCAGCCACGCCCACCCGTCGATGATCACGCGCATGGGGTCTTCCCTCCGTGAGCCAGGCGGGCCTCGAACCCGCAACCTCCCCCTCACTGGTACCGTGGGGGCGCGCTACCTACTTGGCGCCACTGACCCAAACACCCCGTTTTTCCGCACGGGGTCACACGGTCCGTCGCTGCCAACAACGGGTATCGGTCATTTTTTCTTGTTCTTTAGCCTGTTGATCTCGTGATCAGTGTTCGCTTTTCGACACAAGGCACACCGACATCCGTGTGTTTTGTATCCCGACAATGTTCCATGTGATTCCTCTAAGTCGAATTTAGGCTTATGGTGCAATCTGTTGTGGCATGTAACGCATATCACAACACACTTGGCTAACTTCTCTTCGCGTCGTTTTTCCGACCAAGACCACACCTTGTGGTCAACCTTATTTTCTGGGTTTAAGTGGTGTACTAATAAATTCACCGACGACCCACACCACACACAAACGGGATGTTCTTTCATCCATGCGTCGCGTCTCCTCTTAATCCATTCACGTTGGTAATCACGTTGCTTTTGGCATACTCCGTATCCCACACAACACCCAATTATCCACTAATCCAGTGGAGGACCTGGCGAGAATCGAACTCGCGTCCAAGCATACATCCTGCACGTCCTCATCCACAGGCTTGGCGGCGTCGATTGTCCGGGGTGCCGCCGCATCGCCCCTGACCAGGTTTCCCGCCGTATCTTAGATGGAGCTACTGCGAGTCCTCGCGTCCACCGCACCCTACTTAATGACGTCGGTCCATCGCACTCTAGGGGGAGCACAAAGCCGACGGGCCGAGGCTCACGCCGCGGCCTGATACTCCTGCTGTTTGGCATTTGTATGGTGGCGCCTCTATACCCTGTGAGCGCCATCAGGGGCCTGCAAACATGCCATCCATGTGCCTGTCGAAACCATTTCAGGCCCACATTCTCCTGCGCACGCGCGTGCGCAGCCAAAAAAGCGCGGGGCCCGCGCCATGGAGGCCCAGCGGTGAAGGATCCGCCGGCCCCCTCGGGCCCCGCACAAACACCGCCTAGTAGCTCGCGCCCTTGGGCTCATCCCAGGGCTCTTTCCGCTTCGTCGAGGACCGCGCTGCCAGCCGCTGGAGCTGGTCGAACGTGGGGATCGGGAACTCCTTGTAGTAGTCGTATGGCCCCAGCTCCTTGAGGTGGTCCGGGTTGGCCCCGAGTTCGAGGAGGTAGCGCTTCACGTCCTGCAGCGCGATGCGCTCCACGAACTGGTGGTCCGAGCCCACGGTCTCGCTCAGCGAGCCCTCGCGGCTCACGTCCCACACGGTCCCCGCGAGGTCCCCGCCGTTGGCGATGGCCCGCTTGCGGAGGCGCGTCAGCACGCCGGGCTTGTCCTCCGACCCCCGCTTGGCCCCGTAGAGCTTGCGCATGAACTGGTAGCTCTTGCTGGGGTCCTTGACGCCCTTGTAGGCCGACAAGAGGGCCTTGCCGTTCTCGTACACGACCATGCCCAGGTCGATCACCGTGAACCAGCCGAAGAAGAGCGGCCAGTTCTTGATCTCGCACAGGGGGCACCCCCGCCCGCCCGCGTTGTTGGGCAGCGCGTTCTTCTCCAGGCAGAGGTAGAGGTCGTGCTCGTTGTTGATCTTCCAGGTGTCGTGGAAGTACGCGGGGAACGGCATCCCGTCGAGGAAGAGGACCCGCCGCGTCTCCCCGTCCTTCATGTAGAACTTGCGAAGGCCGAGGTCGCTAGGGTTCTTGTCCTTGCTGTAGTCCTCGGTGCTCTCCCAGCCCGCTTGGGCCCATCCCGTCTGCTGTGTCATGGTGTCTCGCCTTTCCTCGTGTTGCGCTCAGTCAACTGAGTGGGGATCCGATCACAACATGTGATCGCCCCCGTCCTACCGCATCCCTTATGGTTTGTCAACGCCCATCCTCGCCCACGGGGAGGCCCCACGCGCGCGCCTCCTCCCGCGTCGCCGTGCCGGGGTCCCGGCCCTCCGGCAGCACCACGGGGACCACGCGCGTCCCCGTGCCCTGGAAGCGCCCCACGACCTCCGCGTTCATGCGCTGCCCCGCGAGGTCCCCGTCCCCGCACGCGTAGAGGGGCTGATCCCCCGCGAGCTGCGCCGCGAGGGCGAGCTGCGCCTCCGTGATGGCCGCCCCGAGGCACGCCATCGGCGCCCGCACCCCCACCTCGGCCAGCGCGATGGCGTCCGTCGGGCCCTCCACGAGCACCACGGACTCCCCCGCCTGATGGAGGTGCGCCCCGTAGAGGAGCTGGCCCTTGGGCATGCCGGCCGTGTGGTAGTACTTCGTGTACCACGCCCCGCACTGCGGGCACTTGTGCGCCCGCTTGCCCTCGGCGTCCACCAGCGTGCGCCCACAGCGGTAGCACCACTCCCGATCCCAGTAGAGCCGCGCCGTGAACCCCGCCAGCCGCCCATCGGGCCAACGCACGGGGAACACGAGGCGCCGCCGCCGCTCGTCGTGCCCGAGGCCCCAGCGCCGATAGGTCGCCTCCGAGATCCCGCGCTCGCTGGCATAGGCCGGCATGGATGCCGCAGCAAAGGCCTCCGCCTCGGCCTCGGGCGGGGGCACATAAGGGCGGGCCTCGCGTGGGGGCGCGGCCTCCCGCCCATCGAGCCCGAGCTGCCGCCGGGGCATCACCCCCACGTCAATTACGCGCGCCATGCCCTTTAGAGGGCCCCCAGGGTTGTAATCAAGCACGCGCGGGGGCGGCGCCATCGGCGGGCTCAGATCCTGCGCCTCGTTGAGCGCCGCCAGGTAGTAGCGCCCCCGCCGCACGCCCAGCTCCCAGACCAGCCCCACGAGCGATCCGTGCGCCCCGCAGGACAGACAACGATAGGCCGCCCCCTCGCTGTCGACGAAGACCGCGCACGAGGGGTGCTCATCGCGCCCCCCACGATGGTGCCACTCCGCCAGGGGGCACGCGAGGTCAATTTTGTCCCCCCGCACCCGCTGCTCCTGAAGCCCCAACGCGTGCAGCACCGCCAGCGCCCGGCGATGACTCCACGTGCCCCAGTGCCGCCTGGGCAACGCATGATCGTCCATGGGGCCCCTAGTTCAGCGGCACACTGGTATCGTTGCACGCGTCGATCACGAAATCCCGGATCTCCTCCAGCACGGATCCCTCTGCCTCCGTGGTCTCGCCCTTGAGCCGCCGGCGCAAGTGCGCCAGCAACTCATCAATGACGGCACGCAAGGCATCCCCGTGCAACGCATTGTCCAACGCCTGCCGGTCCTCCGGCAACGCAAACCCAATGGTGACGCGCATCTTGCCTCCCTAGAATGGTAAATCGAGGTCGTCCTGCACGGACGCCGCGGGCAGCGCCGCAACCGGCCCAGGCTTGAAGCCCTCGTCGTTGTAATCAACCTTGCCCGCCCGCGTAATCTCGGTGAAGTTACAGGACGTGAAATCCCAATTGATCTCCACGGGCCCCTCGCTGTAACCGCGGCGAAACTTCAACGGCACATACCGCATGCGCCGGTCCAACTTCATGTCCGCGTCCTGCTCCATCGCGAACACCGCGTGGGCGTCCATGCCCACCTGGTCGGAGAAGGCGATCGTCCCGAGGCGCGTGCCGCCGCCCAGCTTCGCGCTGACCTCCTGATTGCGGTTCTGCTGGCTGAACGCCACAAGCGCGAACTGGTGCCGCTTGGCCATATTGAGCGACCACTCCAGCACACGCTCCGTGCGCTCGAAACGATTGCCCGGCACCTTGAGGTTGTACAGCGTGTCCAGCAGCACTAACTCGGGGTGAACCGCCCGGATGCGCGTCTCAATGCTCCGCGGCGAGAGATCGTCCTCCTGATCCATGATCCAGATGCCGTTCACCCCCTCGAGGTCGACGACTACATGCTTGAGGCGCTGCAACTCGAACTCGGTCAGGGTACCCCGTATAAGGCCCGTCTGACTCACATGTGCATGCACCGCAAAAAAGCGCTCCGCCACCTCCAGGCGGCTCATCTCCGGCGAGATGATCAGCACCCGGCGCCCCGCCTCTTTCCACGCGTGCTGCGCAATAAGCACCAAACTAATCGACTTTCCGAGTCCGGGTCGCCCCACGAACATCGTCAACGTCCCCGGCCACATGCCCTGGGTCATGACCGTCATGCTCGGCCACGGATAGGGCACCCCCACATACCCCTGGAGCATGCGCTCGTAGGCCGCCACCACCGCGGGCCCCGCCGCAAACAGCGTCTTGGGCGGCGCCTGCTCCTGCACCGCGCTGCTCTCCACGAGCGCCTGAAGGTTGGTCAGAGCGCCGCTGGGGTCGTTGCCCCGCATGGCCCCCATCGCGTTCTCCAGGCCCTCGCGCAACTGACGGAAGAGCTTGCGGCTCCGCACCTCTGCCAGCACGTAGCCAGGATCCGTACCGGGATCCTCGGGCGTGACCCCACAGAGGTCGACCACAGCCGTAGCCCCCGGCACCCCCCCATAGTCGCGCACGTGATCCGCAATAAACCCGAAGGCCCGCCGCGCCTCGGGCAGATCACAATCCATCGGCCCGATGCCCGCCCCCACGATCCGGTCATAGTGGTCGCGCGAGACCAAGAGGGCCCACAGCAAGTTGCGATCGAGATCCATGTGCGCCCCCCTTACCTCGGCTTATCGCCAGTGAAGATCAGCTCTACCACGTCATCGAGCGCGCCCTCGCGGAGGTCGGCCCCTACCATCGCGATCGATACCGAGGTCTCGCTCAACATGTGGATCGTGCTAGTCTTGAGATACTCCTCCAGCTGGCTTAATTCCCCCCGCCGCCGGGGGATCGCGCTCATATTCGTCGTGATCAGCGTCGTACGGCAGTAGGCGCCCCGGAAGCGCAGCAGATCGTCTAGCAGGCGCTCCTCGGCCCCCTCCTTGTCGCGCACCCCCTTCCCGAGGTCGTCGAGCACGAGCACGTCCACGTCGAGGATGCGCTCCCAGAGGAGCTTCTCCCCCTCAAAGCCCTTACTCCCGAACTTGATGTCCTTGAGGGCCGCGGCCTCGATGAACAGCCCCGTGTTCCCGCGCCGGCGCGCCTCCTTGAGGGCGATCACGGCCGCTGAAGTATTGTGACTAATGACGCCGCTTGACCAAAAAAGATGATCCTTGGGAACTACAAAATCATAAACGTCTTGTTTTTTAGATTGCACTACGCTCTTAACCTTAAAATACCTAACAGAAGACATCGAAAGCGACTGTAGCGAAGCAAGATCCTTGTTCCCTGGCACTATATCAATCAATGAATCCACAACCCTCTTTAGAACAGATACAGAAATCACTCCTCGCTTAGCTGACGAACTAAAAAGACCGTATAGTTTTTCACCCCAAAAATACCTTAATCCACGCTTTTCAATCCTTGCAATGGCAAAGCCAGCATCTATTAGTATTCTGTCAATTGTATCCTTTTTTACAGGTACAACAGTCATACACACATTGCTGCTTCTGACTTTATCTGCTGCAACACGCAACAGTTCAACTTTGTCCTTTGTTATATCAGAAAACCCTATGTTCTCCTCAAATGCAACTAATGCCTCCCCTGAAATATACAGTCTCCAATACTCACGCTTGATACGCGCCCCATTCGTCGCCATTTTCATACATGGTTTTATTGTTGAATTCACACCAAACGCCATTAGTACAATTTGCAGATCCCTAACAAGCCTCTGCGACTTGCTGGTGTACTCGACAACACACCCACAAATCGAGCCATCCCCTGAAAAAAGCGAACGCATAAAGCTACGCAAAACACTAGACGGAGAAGACAGTAATGAATCACAGATACAAACACTCTCGCTTGTGCCGCATCCCAATGCAGTCATAAACACATTCAATTTTTTTCCACCACGTATACTCGTATCAATACATCCGCTCTCTTGAACCACATCATGTCCACGACAAAAACCAAGGCTCTCCATAACGCTAACAACGTGCTCTGTGGCAAGACTGTTAGAATTTGAAAATACATTCTTACAATTTACCACACGACCCTCAGCTATGAACCATCCGAGCATAGACGCCACGTCACAATCAATAACGACATCTCGGTCGCCAATGGTAATGCGCATTGGATCGCCATCGCTGACAACGCAACGAGCATCAACAGCAACAAAATCATCCTCACAAAGATCTCCCATGCGCACCATGGCATCACCACTATCCCGCCATACACGCACACGGTGTTCCTCTGTCGCCGTGACACACAATCCATTGGACAGTTCCATGCAAAGTGTAGGCTGTATGCCATCCGCATAAACCTGCGTTGCCACAGCATAATGCCCATCCCCCGCATACACAGGCATTTCCACGGGAGAACACGCCAAAATTGGACTCGCCAACGATCCAATCCTATGCAACCGCCCATTGGCTACCACGATCTCTCTATCCGAAAGGCACTTCCCCGTGCCGTTCTTCCCGTGCAGCACGAGGCCCACGCCGCGCGCCAGCATGTCGTCCAGCGCCACGAGGTAGTTGTACAGCTCCATCTTGTGCAGCCCCGCGCTCACCCCGTCGAAGTGCGCGTCGCGATAGCGCAAGGGGATCCGCATCCGCTCCATGTCCTTGAGGTTCAGCTGCCGGCGCATCCCACTGCGCGCCTCGGCCACCTGCTCCAGGTCCTGCTCGTCAGTCATGGCGTCCACCGCCCTCCGGGCCGTCCCACTCGTCAAAGTTCTTCTTGCGCTCGCGCGCCTCGTCCTTCGCCGCCCCCTTGCGCGGCGCCCGCAGCGCGGGGACCTCGCCCCGCAACTGCCAGGCGTCGAAGACGCGCCCCCGCGCAGCATACAGCATATCGATCGTGGGGGGATCCCCCTTGGCCGCGCGGGCCATGGTCGCCTCGACCACAGCGCGCACGAGGTCCCAGCCGTACTCCTGCACGAGCAGCTTGGCCCAGCGCTTCTGCACGACGGTCCAGGCCGGGGGCTGGTAGTCCTTCCCGTAGCGCTCCTGCATGGCCCCCCGCCATACGCGCGCTACGTCGCCCGCGTTGCGGGCCCGCGCCGCTGCCGCTGTGGCATCCGCCGCCGCGGTCTCCACCTGCGCCGCCGTCATGGACTCCGCCCCCTCGAGGGCCCGCGGGGCCCGCCCCTCGGGGCGCTGCGCCCGCATCACCGCCTTCAGGGCCCGTGCCGCGAGCGACCGCGCCTGCGCCTCAGCCGAGATCGCCTGCAGTTCCGCGAGCCCCGGCCGCCGCCGCGTTGTCGTTGGATTCTGTGTCATCGTCAGCCCTCAACTGTTCGCCGCGGTGATCCACCGCGGCCCTGCTCTCAACTATGACAAACTGCGGGGCCTCGACCGTGAGGACCCGCCCGCTCTCCAGCCGCACCGCGAGCCGCGCCCACCGCGCGCGCCCCCCGTGCAGCCGCATCCGCCCGTCGATCCGGGCCGTGAACTCCTGCGCCTCCGCCGCGCGCATCGCCTCCACGCAGTCGCGCCACGTCTCCACGGCCTCGACCACGCCCTCCTCGGGGTGGAGGTCATCCCCGACGATCCGCGCGCGATCCCCGAGGTACGCGGGGCGCGTGGCCCTCACAGCGGCACCAGGCGCGCCCACAGGCCGGGGCACACGCGGTCCACGGCCCGCGGCGGCACGCTCTCCGCGCCCAGCCACGCGGGGGCCCGCAGCTCCCGCGCATCCCACGCCCAGCCATCGATCCGCAGCACGCGCCGGCGCACCACGTTGCGCGAGATCCGGTGCAGGGAAGCCACGCCGTCCGCGCACGCCACGCTGGCCTTCAGGCGCTCCTGCCAGGGCATCCCAAACCGCCCCGGCGCGATCTCGACGGCGATCCCCGGCGCGACGAGCCCCCGCCGCACCGCGCGGTCCTCGGCGAGGACCATCGCCCCCGTCGCCAGGCCCATGGCGCGCAGCACGTCGCCGTCAAGCGCCGCAAAGGCCCCGCGCCGCGCCACCGCCGCCTGGGGCCGCCTGGCCAACGCGTGCATCACGCCCCGCGCCTCGCCACCCCGCCCGCGCTGCGGCGGCTCTTGTTCTCACTCTCCGTGATGTAATCGAGGTCCATGTGGACCCCCGCCTTGCCCTGGAAGGCCGCCACAAACGACCGCAGCGAGCAGATGAGGTGCGCGTTGCGCCCCACCACCTGCCCCACGTCATCGGGGTGCGTGTGCAGCTCCGCGATGAGCCGGCTCGCGCCGGGCACCACGTCCACGACCACCCGCTCGGGGTGGTTGACAATGGTCCTCACGACCACCTCGATCAGCCCCCGCAGCTCCTCGATCACGCCCTGCGGGATGCGTGCCCGCCGGTCCTCGGCCTGCTGTTCCGCCTGCTGTCCTTGCATCTCTGCCACCGTTCCGCCGGGCTAGAAGCCCAGCTCGCTGTCGGCGCGCTCGCGCGCGGCCACCCGCTCATCCACATCCCGCTTGGTTAGCCCTGCCCGCCGGCGCCCGTTCGTGCATCGCGCGCGCTCCCGCGCCTCGCGCAACTCCCGCAGCTTGCCCCCGTAGGTCCGCGCCTGGCGCTGGATCCACGAGCCGTCCGCCGCTACGAGTCCCACGCCCGCCCGCAGCCCCTCGCGAAGGGCCAGCAGCCGTTGACGCACTTGTGGGTTGATCTTGATGCACAGCAGCTCATCCAACAGCATCACCGCATCGTCGTAGCCGTCCACGTTCAACCTCGCAACACGGGCACATCGGCCGTGCCCCAGCTTACCCGCGCAACCGCCTACCGCGCAAGATCGGGGGTTGCCCCAATCGCAAACGCCCCCAGCGCCCGTGGGCCCTCCCAGCGCACGGGATGGACCTTATCGAGCACCCGCATGGTCGCCTCCAGGCCCCCCGCCCGGTAGGTCGCGCCCCGCAGCGCGAGCCCCCCGAGGTCTGCCGTGATCGGCGGCACCCAGGGGCCCACCAGATCGTAGGTGGCCTCCGCGACCACCCAGGCCCCCTCCTCCAGGGGAGCGAACCACCCCGGCACGTCCGCAGCGCGCTCCCCCCAGCCCCCCACGACCAGCCCAACGGCATGCCGCATGAGGCCGAAGGCCAGCCACTCAAAGCGCTCCAGCGGGGCCAGCGCCCGCGCCGCCGTCAGCGGCAGGGGGATCTGCCCCAGCAGCGCCCACTCCGGCATCGTCCGCAGCTCCATGGGGCGCCCCCGCGCCACCTCCTGGCCGTCCGGCCCCAGGTGGACCCAGGTCGAGCCCTCCCACACGATCCGATCCTGCACCTCCAGCGTGAGCCCCGTGGGGCCCCGCATCGCCCGCACCCACAGGCCGTCCGGGCTGCGCCCCCAGTGCACGCTCGGCGGCGCCATGCTCGGCCCGCTCACGCGCCAATGCGGCCTCATAGCTCGCCTCGGAGATCAATAGGGCCTCGTGCACATAGGCCACGCACCCGTTTAGCTCGATGGGCACGATGTCCTTGTTGCGGGCATCCCGCTTGGCCGCGTAGCGCATCCGCGCGCGCACCTCGGCCGTGTGCTCGGCCAGCCGCACCCGCGATCCTGCTGGCAACGTGTAGAACCCCGACGGCCCCACATAGCCCGCGCGCTCCGCCATGTAGCGCGGGACGTGCCAGGTAGAGGCTCGCCGCGTGCACACCCACGTCCCCGCATCGCGCGGATCTGCCACGGATCATCCCTTTGCCAACTCAGCGCGCATCGCCGCCAACTCGGCTGCCGCCTCCTCCTCAGCCAGAGCCTCCACCGCCCCCACGGCTTCAGAAGGCACCTCGGGAACCACCTCGGGCGCGGGCAGCCCCAAGGCATCCGCCGCGCTCGGCGTGAGCCCCCCCTCGGGGCGGGCCGCGGCCTCCGCCGCCAGCTCCTCCGGCGTGAGCCGGTGCACCACGAGGTTCCCCTCGGCATCGCGCTCGTCGGGCCGCACCCGCACGTTCTGCGGGACGAAGCCCAGTGGGAACTTCACCCCCCGCGGGAAGACCCAGAGGTGGCGCTCCGTGAGGCCCTCCATCACGCGGTCCGCCGCCGGATACAGCTCGATCGCCTCGGTGTCCTCGCCCAACAGCTCGGCCTTCGCGCGCTGCGCCTCGTCCCACGTGAGGTCCAAGTGGTCCTTCGTGCCCACCATGGCCAGGTGCGTAAGCATGAGGGGCTCCCCGTTGGGATCCTTGAACATCACCGACGGCAGGGAGTGCGCGAGCACCATGCAGCGATCGTTGCGCCACACGCGCTCCACGAGCACCCCGAGGTTCTCCCGCGCCACCGCGGGGTCCAGCTCCTCCCACGCGCCCCAGACCTCGCGCGTGAGGGCCTGCCCGTTCGCCCCCACGAGCGTCAACTTGCGATTAACCGTCCTGCGTCCCATTGCTCTCAGCTTTCCCGGCCCGCTGGCCGCTGGCCATCACCGCCGCGATCCACTGCGGATCGCACAGCTCATCCACCTCGATCGTCTGCATCCGGCCATCATCTAGCGCCAACTCGGCGGCCACCGCCGCCGCCGCCCGATCAGCATCGTACTGCCGCGCGATCACGCGCAGCGCCGCCTGGTAGTGCCCCAGCAGCGCCCGTGCGATCTGCTCCACCCCGACCATGCGCTCCCGCGCGTACCGCAGGTTGTGGATGATCTCGTAGAGCCCCCGGATGTCGGGCTGGTCGAGCCCCAAGAGCCGCGCCTGCGCGAGGCTCAGGCACTCCGCGATCTCGCTCTCGCGCGTCGCGCGGTACCCTTCTGGCGTCTGCCGCATGGCGTCCGCCTGCGTGTCAGTCATGGAGGACCTCCGTTGCGCATGCGCATGCGCAGCTCAGAGATTAGGGGCGCCGTCGTTATTCCATGGCCGCCGGTGGTTTGTCAACCGGAAAGATCACCCCGCGTCAAGAGCAAACGGAGCCCGGCGATCAACGGTCCATCGCGCCCACGCCTGGGTGGTCTCCTCGGCCGCCGGATCGCGATCGTGATGCCAGCAGTGGTAGATCCCGCGGTACCGCTTGCCGCGCCGGGGATCCGCCTGCGGGCGGTGGCAGCCCGACACCTCGCACGTGGGCCGCGCCAGGTAGTGATCCAGGCAGATCGGCCCCACATCCGTGAGGCGCACCTCGACGTCCGCCTCGCAGTCGTCGCACTGGCAGAGGATGTCGGTCCCCTCGCTGCGCACCCAGTCGATCAGCCGCCGGTCCACGCCGCGCGGGTAGCGCCCCTCGACATCATCGGCAGGCGCAACCGGGCGCAGGGGCACGGGCGGGGCCGTCTCAAGGCCAATAGTCGTCTGCGGCACCGCGCGGAGGAGGTGCCGTAAAACCGCGATCGTCGCTGGGGGGAGGCTCGGCACTGTAGGGGGAAGGGGCTGCGGAGGGGCGGGCTTCGTTTTCGGCGTATCTGAGCCAGGGCTGGTCGAAGTCGCGATCGTTGTACATCGGCGTGGACCTCCATGCAGTGGCTTGTGAGCGGCTCCCATTGTGCCTCCCTTGTTAACGACGCGCAACAAACGCGCGATCGCTCGCGGCCATACGACTCAAGGGCCCCCGCTCACGCAGTGCTACGCAGCACCGCCCTCTTACGCCACCATTCCTACCCATTGCGAAGGGGACCTAACGCTGAACATACCTCCAGCGCTACCACCGCCTCCCCTCGCTCGTCAATAGCGACGGTTACAGCCACATCGTTTTTTTATTGTCAAACTGGATCGATGACGGTCACGAGCACTCACGGAGTACGCGGCACAGGGGTCGGGATAATCGACGCAAAGCGCCGATTCTTGGTCAGCCCCGAACGCTCGAAGAGCTTCATGCGGTACACGGTCCCACGCTGCTTGAACGCCATCCCCTGCCAGGCCTTGAGAGACAACGTCCCCTGCTCCGTAGGGTAAGCACACTTGCCAATCGCATAGCAGGTCAGCGTCGCCTCCAACCCCCCGCACCCCCGACGACAATCCGTCCACACAGTCAGGCCCTCGCGGATCTGATCTTCCGAAGTCACGCCCGTCCCGCCGTTCACCTGCATGAGCCCGTGATCGCGGCCGTCCTTAAAGCCCTTGATGCCCCCCTCCTGAAAACCGCTCTCCATGCGGCAGATCACCGTAGCCACCCGGTAGTCCACATCCATCTCCCGCGACACATCAACGATGATCCGCGCCAAGACTGATGCCCGCTCAACCACGATCTTATTGGGCAGATAGTCTGGGTTCGTCGCGGCCCAACGGCGAATGTACTCTGCCACCCACAACACGTCGCCCTCATAGGTGTTGGTCTCCTCAACCTCATCCATGGCCTCCAGGCGCTGCAGCGCGGCCTCCGTCCGCACCCGCATGCCCACGGGGTTCCCCTGTTTGTCCACGCTCCCCCCTGCCTGGCCCTTCGTCGGCGTATTCGCCCCCACGCTCCCCGCGGCCACCAACATCAACGCTACCGCACACAACACGCGCTTCAACTGGTTCATCTCAACCTCCTTCTCTGTGCCCCGCACCGCCTGCTCTCATGGGGGGGCGTCAGTACAGCCGCGCACGCATATGCGCCTGCCGGGAGGACGCCCCGCGGCTCCGCCGGGGCTATGTTCGTTGGGGTCTAGGCTATCGGCCCCCGTGGGCCCATGTCAAATTCGTTTCGCTTCGCCACACGATCACCCATCACCCCGCGTGGCGTCCGGGGCAGGCGTTGACCCATCAACGGGCGTCTCGGGGAGAAACGCCCTCCACTCCGTGGCCCCTCCGCACCGCGGGCACACATGCTCATGGCGCTGCTCCCACGACTGCACCTCGGCCCCCAGCAGGGCCGCCCACCCGCACTCCTCGCGCGTCACCGTGAGGTGCGAGCACCGATGTCGGAATTGAAACGCCTTGCAGGGGCACACCGCATCCCCATGGCCCTCGCGGAACCACCCCGCGACCTCGTGGGCCTCGCCGGGGTGACTCTTCGAGGGCACGCGCAGGTGCCACCGCACGATCGGCGGGGCCATGCAGGCCTGGTACTGCCGCATCGGCGGGGGCCTATGCGTCGGCACCGCTCACCCCCGGCACGCCATCACCAGCTCGTTGAGGGCCGGCCACAGCCCCTCGAGATCCGCGTGCATCCGCGTGGCCTGGTCCACGACCACCACGCTGCGCCGCGGGAGCAGCGGCATCGCCCGCGCGGCCTCCGACAGGCTCAGCACGCGCACGCGCACCACCCCCACATCGAAGGCGTGGGCCGGGATCGTCAGATCGTAGACGGCCCCCAGGTGCGCGGCCTCCATGCGGCACCACTGCGTCACGCGCTCCGCGTCGCCCTGGCCCAGCACGATCGCGACCACCGTGCAGGGTTCGCGCCGCGAGATCGCCAGCTCGCACGCCCCGATCACCTCATCGACGAACGGCGTCACGCACATGGATTTCACCTCCACGCCGATCTTCCGCCCGCCCCCGCGCACCTGCAAGTTTGTGGATTCCACCCTCACGGCAGACGGACACCCTGCTTGACACGGTGGTAGAACATGATCCCCGAGCCCACGAACTCCACCTTGCCGCTGAACCGGAAGGTGTCCCCCTTGCTCACCTCATCCGCGATCGGCTTCTTGAAGGTCACCGTAGCGTAGTTGCCGCTGTCGAACTTCACCGTCAGCACCTTGGGGCTCACGATGTCGAAGACCTCGCCCTCGAAGGCGAGCACCTTGCCCTGCACGGCCTTACGGCACTGGTCCTTCTCGTAGGTCGTCTCCGAGCCATCCGCGCACCTGATCAGGGCCGCATCGCCCTCCCCGGCCCGCACATGCCCCGCGAGGACGACCGCCGCCGTAAACACCGCAAACGCGACTGCCAGTTGGATCCGCTTCATTGTTCCACCCCTTGGTTGGGGGGCCGTCATTCGGCCCCGTACACTGCGGCCACGATCACCATGGCCACCATCATCGCCCCGAGCAGGAACAGCAGGGCGTTCCCCGCCCGGCCGTTGCCCCGCCCCACAAACAGCGCGCCCCCGAACCCCATAAAGACCAGCCCCACAGCGGCCACCACGACCAACGCCAGGACACGCCCCGTTGTCATGCGATCCCAGCCTCGCGCGCCTTGCCCAGCGTGGCCAGGTACTCGCGCGTGAGGCGCCGGCCGCCAGGGAGCTGCAGCGTCGCGCGGATCGCCTCGCGCCCCGCGTCCTTGCCGCACCCGCTGCACTGCGCCACGTGGACGATGGGCTCCACCAGCAGCGCGAGCCCCGGCATCGTGAGCCCGCACACCTTCTCCCACTCGGCCACCACGGCCTCCGCGACCTTCAGCGCCGCGAAGCCCTCGCCCGAGAAGCCCCGGCCATCGGTCGCCTGCTCCACGTGGTAGTCCACGAGCATGGCGTCGGGCTCATACCCCCGGCAGGTGCCCGTTACCGTGATCCCATGGCGCACGTCCCGCGGCCCCAGCTTGTGGTAGCGCTCGAAGCGCCGCTCCATCAGCGCGAACGCCCAGGTGCGCAGGAGCCCATCGCGGGCCTCCGCCGTGAGGAGCCCCCGCGCGTGCTGCTCCCGCATCGCCTCGGCCCCCCCCTCCACGGGGATCCCCTGCAGCACGTGCTGCACGATCACTTCTTCGATGCCCAAGTTCATGATGCTCCCTCGCCCGGCAGCGTACCACGCCGCCACTGCCCGCGCACCCACCGCAACGCCACGCGCTCCCCGTTGACGCAGCGGGCCGTGGCCCCCCGCAGGATGCGCCGCCCCCACGCCGTCCTCGGCTGCGGGAGGGCCCGCGCCGCATCGCAGACCCCCTCGCGATAGTAGATGTCATACAACAGCATCGTCGTCCCGCTCCTCTCGTTCCTTCCAACCCCTCATCAAGCACATCATGCTACGCGCGAACGAGGGGCGCACCTCGTCATCCCCCCCATCCTCGACCACCAACTCCTCCTTGTTCAAGCCGCAGTAGTACACGGCCCCCGCCAGCGTGGGCCGCCACGCCAGGGCCTCGCACGCCCCGCAACAGCGATCAGGAGGGGAGGTTAACGTGCTGCTGTTACAGGCGCCCGCTTGGTAGTAGTGCTTAGAGATGTTGTTCATGGCTCAGAGCCCTTTCCGGCGCCAGGCGCCTGGGTTGTCAGTAGAGCCTATGGCTCCACCGAGAAAGTTAGCGCATCGCCCCAGGTTTGTCAACGCGCACCAGGCGGGGCCGGTACAGGGGCGGGGGGGCCTCCCGCACAAAGCGCTCGGCCAGGCCCTCCGGGGCGAGGCGCGGCCCATACCCCTCCCCACGCGAGAGCACCCGCGAGACGCACACCGCCCCAACCTCGGCGTAGCGCACCATCCAGAAGGCCGCGGCGACCTTGCGCGCCTGCTGGCCCCCGCACGCCACGACGTCCACCGCGCGCTCCCCGCAGGTCGCCCGCCAGATGTGCCACTGCTTCTCATTGAGCTTGGGCATGCCCCCTCCTCGCGGTGATGTGCCCGCACCGGGGGCACTCCCCCGGCCGCATCTGGATCCGGCTCCCCCACTCGTTGTCCGTCTGCGTCGGCGACGTGACCCCCAACGGCACGGCGCACACGACCAACCCCGAGGAGAAGAGCGCCCCGCACCGCTCACACGTCGTCATCGTCGTCGTGGTCGTTGGGGTACCACTCCACCGCCTGCGCGGCCGTAGCTTGCGCCTGCCCATGCGTCCGCTCCCTGATGGGTCGAGTCATCACCATCAACTGCTCCAGGTGCCTGCCCGATTGACAAGCCCCCTTGGGTTGCGGGGGGAAGGGGCGGGGGCCAGCGTGGACCCGCACCCCGCGCGCCATCAACGCCGCCCTGGTCTTCCGCGCCAACTCATTTATCGTCGCCAACAGCCGGCACGCCTCACAATCGCAGTATTCGATGGGGGCCTGCTCATCCGTCATGGCTGCACCTCGGCACTGACCCGCCACCGCTTGTCGAGGATCCCCGTGAGGTCCTCCTCGACGTCCCGCACGAGCACGTAACACTTGGCGCACAACGACCCGCAGTGGCGCCGGATGTTCTCCGCCGTCGCCTTCTGGCAGTCCAGCAGCCGCGCGTTCGCCGTGATCCCCTGGTCCACCAGGTCCTGCTGGCACCCGTCCAGCGAGTCCTCGGCCGCCGCGAGGCGTTTTTGCACCTCGTCGAGGCGTTTTTGCACCGCGTCGAGGCGTTGCTGCAACGCCGCCCGATCATCGACCACCGACATCGCCTTCATCCGGTCCTCGACCACGAACCCTCCCAGCACCAATAACATCACGATCTCGACCGCCATAAGCGTCGTCATAATCTTCTTCCCGCTCATGGCGTCACCTGGTCCATTCCATCCACCAGTTCTGCGATGGGCGTCCCTTTGCAAGTGGCCAGTTTTCGCTCTGCCAACCATGCGCTTGCATCGCGGTCGCGAACGTCCACATCAAACCAGGCACACCACGCACCACAGGGGTCTCCGTCAGCAGAAGACGACAGCGGGCAGTAAATCTTGCGCCACCCCGTCGTGCCGTCGGCCAGTGCCTGCTCGGTCTGTAGCTCTGGCGCACACCCAGGCGCGCTAATGTGTGTCCTCGCCTTTTTCATGGCAACACCATCAAACTAAGGTTGTCCAACACAGCCTTCACCGCCTCTGCCTTCTCAAACTCCCCAGCGGCTTGATACCGCAGCATTACCGTCCTGGTAATCAGCAGCGCCCGGTTGCCGAACTCCTGCACCGCCGGACGGTCGATCGCCCGCTTTAGCTTCTCCAGGGCGGCGTTGCGTTCCGCTTCCACTGCGCGTATGTCGCGATACTTCGTCATGGCGTCACCTCCGTCGTGTACCCCGCGCAGACCGCCTGCATGCGCTCCCGCCACTCAACGCCCTTCTCCCGCTGGCACGCCTCCAGCTCGTCGTGGAACTGCGTGGCGTCCCGCAGCATGTTCGCGTAGTCCTTCTCCACCTCTGCGGTGCGTTTCTGCATCACCGTGATGCGCTCTTGCAACGCCGCGTTGTCATCGGCGAACTTCCGGGCATCGCTCCACTTGAACGCCGTCAAGATGCCCATCACGAAGACGGCTGCAATCTCGATGGTGAGCAGGGCCGTCAACCCCGTGTTCCTATTCATGGCTGCTCCTTGTTGGCCGCCGCGCAGACCGCCTTGATCGCCGCCCCGTCCCACCCCTTCCAGTCCAGCTTCCGTGACGCATCATCCTGGAGGGCGAACACGTCCGCATCCCGGATGGGATCCCCCTCCATCGCGACGATGTACCCGGCGACTGTCAGGTAATGCCGCCCGCAGGCGAACCCCCAATCGACGATCGGCTTCTTCTCAGCCGGCGGCGCCTCCGGGGACGACAGCTCCGGCGGAGGCGGCAACGGATCAGTCGGGTAGAGCGCCGTCATGACCGCCCCCCCCGTCGACACGCGGCGAGGTCCTGGATCAGCATATCCGCCATGTTGCGCAGGAGGTCCCGCCCATCCTCGGTACACCGCTCGCACCGGCACTGGGCCGCCTTGCGCCGGAGGTAGTCCGCGCACTCGAAGATCGCACGGTCCCGCGCCAGCTGCTGATCCCGCTCGCACTGGCGGGGGCAGGGCGGCGCGGGCGCGGGCTCCCGCACGACGACCACCGTGTGATCGTGCCCCCCCGACCCCTGGCGCGCGGGCGCCAGGGCCACCCCCGTCATCGCGAACAGCCCCCCGATTGACATCTTGTTCCGTCCATCCCAGTCTCGTGGCATCACCCCTCCTTCAGCAGCGCCTGCAGCTCGGCGTCTAGGGCGGCGATCGCCCCCGTATGGTCGCTCAGCCACTGTTCACCGCGATACATCTCAAGGGCCGCCATCTGGTTCTCGTGCTCCATCCAGATCAGGAGCGCCCGCGCCCGGAGCCTCCGCGCCTCGTGCGCCGGCGCGGCGCTGGGGCCGGCCAAGGGAGCGGGGGGCACCCACCGCCGCTGCTCAGCCGCGCGCGCGCGCTCCGCCGCCCACCGGATGATGTCGGGCGTGCCGGGCCCCTTGCGGTCGGGGCCGTCGTAGCTGTGGGTGCAGGCCGCGCACAGGGCCCGGCCTGCCTCCGCGATGTTGTCGGCGCAGACCGCGCAGCGGCGCCCCTCGGCGCGCTGATGGAACAGGTTGCAGGGCCCCACCGGGCGCTGCCCCTCGCACCACGCCCCCTCGTGGACGCACCTCCGGCACTCGTCATCGCTCATGGGGTCTCCTCGGCGCTCATACGGTTCTTCTCCTTCTGCTTGCGCACCCACGCGAGCCGCCGCAGCCGCCAGCAGCTCCCGCAGGACGCCTTGAGCATCCACTCCGGGTGCTCGCTCCCCGCCGCATCCCGCGCCAGCGCCGCCGCCACGACCCGATCGAGCCCCGCCCGCTCCGCGTACTGCATCCCGCAGATCGACACGCGCTGGGGCTCCCCGTCCACGAGGCGATGCCAGTGCAGCACCGGCCCCGTGTCGTACCAGATGCCGCTCCGCACGGCCTATTCGCCCCACCACGTGCATGGCGTATCGATCGTCTCCCAGACCTGCTGGTCGTTGACGCCATCGACGAGGACGTTCAGGCGCCGCAGGACCACCCGCCCCCCGGCGTCGCGCTGGACCTCGCACCAGGAATCCACGACCCCCCCGTAGCCCGCATCCGTCAGCTTCACGACCGCCCAGATGAAGGCCACCGCGCAGACCCCGCAGAACAGCACCCACCCCATGACGACCACGGGCGGCAGGGGCGCGGGCCGGTACAGGGCGGCCATGTTGATCACGGCTTCCTCCTCCTCGCCCGTCATGGCCCCACCTCGCCGACGAGGACGCCACAGCCCGCGCAGGGGGCCTCGCAAGGGGGCCGCCCATCGCTGTACACGCGGACCCACGGGGCCGATCCGCGCCCCGCTTGGGCCTCCTCCAGCCGCCCATGCTGGTGCAGGCAGTCCACGCAGTAGAGGACGCCGCCAGGGTCGAGGTAGGCGCAGATGGCCCGCGTCATGTCCCGCGCTCCTGCAAGTCGTAATAGATCTCCCCCACTAGGGTGACATCCTCGGTGTAGACCTCGCTAGCCGTGATGATCGTGCGCGCCCCGCACGCCGGGCACTCGAAGACGTCCCCCCGCAGGCAGTAGCCCGTGCTGCGCATGCGCACCACGACGCCGTTCTTCTGGCACCGCAACTCCACCCGGCACCCCGCGCACACCTTCATCGGCCCCCCTTGCGATCCGCGTGAACCGCCAACACGATGTCCGCCAGCCCCTCCCAGCGGATGATCGCGGGCATGACCTCCAAGATCAACGCCAGTACCGTGCGGGTCCAGGCCTCCACCTCGCCCGCACGCAGCTCTAGGACCCCGACCTGCTCCTGTTCAACCATGGCCTGCACCAGCTCGTTCAGCTGCCGCGTAAGATCTGCCAGCGCCTGCACGCCCCCCTCCGGGGGGGACTCGTCCTGGCCCACCGAGGCCACCGCATCCTGCTCACCGTCGCTCATCGCTTCTCCTTGAGGGCGCGCTCCACGGCCCGCAGCCCCTCGGCCACGTCCCGCAGCGCCCCGTTGATGTCCTTCAGCGCGCTCACCACGTCCCGCAGCTCCGCCGGCGGCCCCTCGGAGGCCCGCACGGGCGCCGGCTGCAGGGCGAGCGCCCCCACGCACAGCACCGCGAGGCCCACGAATCCCAGCACCCGCGCGCGATAGCACGCCCACAATCCGCTCCACGTGATCAGCATGTTGCCCCCCGGTGCCAAGCAAAGCTGTACCGCGACCGCTCCCTAGCCCACGCGCGCTTCACGGCCTGGCACTGGGCCCGCGCCCAGCAGTCCATCCAGGTCGCCCGCGGGCGCCAGTAGCGCCGCAGCGCGGCCATGTCTTCGAGGTTGTCCGCGCTGATGTGGTCCCAGATGTCGGCCCACACCACCCCGTAGTGGGGGCCGCGCCCCGCGCCCCGCGGGAGGCGGTAGGTGCGGGCATCCCCCTCGACGATCGCCAGGCGGGTGCCCCAGCGCTCCCGCAGCGTCGGCGCCACGAGGGCGATCACCTCGGGGACCAGCTCCACGACCGTGACGCCCGTCACCTCGGGCCGCGCCAGCATGGCCTCGGCCACGAGCCCGAGGCCGAGCCCGAACACGAGGCACTCCCCCGTGGCCCGGCGCACCGCCTCGCGGTGGTCGCGCGCCTCATCCGGCGTGTCGCTCATCACGAGGGTGCCCCCGCGCATCAGGCTCGTGTAGGCGCCCTCGGGCACCCAGCGCCCGCGCCCCTTGACCGTCGCCTTCAGCATGTCGAGCCGCGCGTCGTCCGGCGACACCGTGTAGCGCTCCACGCGCCACGCCCCAGCCTGCCCCTCGGGGATGTTGGCCTGCCACTGCATCGTTCAACCATCGTTCAACCTCCAGCCTCTACGCGGGGAGCCCCGCGCGCAACCTGCCACCGTTCAACGCGGGATCCCGATCCCGTGCGCATGCGCGTACGCCAGCGCCTTGGCGCCGATGGCCAGCACGGCGTCGAGCTGCGCCCGGCTCATGGGGTTCGTCTGCCCGCAGCAGCGCCCCAGGAGGGCCCCCTGGGCCTCCACCATGGTCCGCCGCTCCTCGGGGGTCAGGGCCCCCGCATATCCCCGCACGGCCTTGTAGACCGCGAGGGCGTCCTTCCAGCTCAGCACACGGTCCATCAGGCATCCGCGCGCGCCGCAAAAAAAGCCACACGCAGGCACTCCGTCGTGCGCTCGTAGGCGCAGTCCGGGGCGTGCCCCTCGATCTGGTGGCAGGAGCACGGCGCCACCTCAGCCCAGTGCACCCGCATATAGTCAAGGAAGGCATGCGCCTCCAACAAGACCTCTTCCTGCGCATGCGCATGCGCGGGCGAACGCATCCACTCCCAGGGCGTCATGCCCGCCCCCGCAGCGCCGCCACCACGACAGCCCGCGCGATCCGATCCCGCCCCACCTCGACCTCGGCCACGAGCGCCGCCGGCTTGTCCCCGTGCTCCGCCGCGAGGAGACCCGCCCACATGGGGCCGCCCCGCAGCACGCAGGCGCGGCGCCCCACGAACTTACCCTCATGCTCTAGCATCCGTGTGCCCTGCGCATCCATGATGATCCTTCCCCCCTGGCCCCTAGGGCCTGCAAAGGCGTTAGCACGCCCCGCCCGGTTTGTCAACTACTCGCGGCCCTGGGCCACCATAAACCGCGTGGCGAGCCCCGCGAACCACGCCACCACGTCCTGCACGGCCTCCGCGCCCCCCGCCCCGATCACCGCGGCGTCAGCCACCGCGCGCTTGCTCTCGATCAGCTCGATCATGTCAGTGTCGAACGTGTCCTCACCAGCGAGCCAGTAGGAGTTGATCGACTCGGCCTCGCTGCCGATGCGGTGCACACGCCCCTCGGCCTGGTTCATGTCCGCGGCGTGCCACCCGAACTCCACGAAGGCCACGGTCCCCGCGCACTGGAGGTTCAGGCCCACGCCGGCGGCCTTGAGGCTGCACACGATCACGCGGCACGCGGGGTCCTTCCAGAAGCGGTCCACGGCGTCCGCGCGCTCGCGGTCCGTGCTCTCCCCGCTGAGGGCCACGGCCCCGTAGGGGGCGAGGGCCGCGAGGAGCTTGCCCTGGATGGCCTTGTGGTGCGCGAACACCACGAGCTTCTGGCCCTCGGCGCCGTCGAGCCACGCCTCGATCCAGTCGACCGCGCTGGCGAGCTTGAACTCGGCCGCCATCTGGCGGAGGGCGTTGATCCGCACGAGGGCCTCGGCGTGGAACGCGCGCTCCGATAGCGAGCCCTTGGCCTCGCGGAGCCACTCGATGGCGTCGCACATGGCGTCCGCGAAGGCGGCCTTGTCCCGGATCTCGCAGGGCACCACGGTCCGCTGGAGGGCCGGCAACTCTTTTACGACGTCCGCCTTCTCGCGGCGCACCATGCAGGTCGCGCGCAGGCGGCGGTTCAGCTCGCCGAGGTTGCTGGCGCCGCTGAGGTCCCACCCGTAGCGGCCCTGCGTGGCCTTGCAATACTGCTTCACGAACGCCCAGAACCCGCCGAACTCGCCGAGGCGCCCGAGCACGTCGAGCTGGTGCACCAGCTCCACGGGGCGGTTCATGATCGGGGTCGCGGTGAGGAGCAGGCGGGACTTAATGCTCTTCATGAGGGAAAGGCCCTTAACGCGCCCGGACTGTTGCGTTTTCGCGTCCTTGATCGCCTGGCACTCGTCCACGATGATCGCCCGGAAGCCGCGCGCCGCGACCTCGGGGGTGGGCTCGTACACCGTGCGCTCCCGGCCGCCCTTGCCCGGCGCCTTGACGGCGACCGTGAGCTTGCTGAGCTGCGCGTAGTTCACGATCACGAAGTCGCCGCTGAGGTCGATCTTGCCGTTGACCTCGCTGCTCGTGCGCCCCGCCAGAAACTTGTCGATCTCCTTGCGCCACTGGCGCTTGACCGCCTTCGGCGCGATCACGAGGCAGGGGTAGGCGCCGAGCTGCTCGACCGTGATCATGGCCTGGGGGGTCTTGCCGAGGCCCGTGTCGTCGGTGATGAGGACGTTCCTGTTGGCCACGGCGTAGGCGATGCCCGCCTTCTGGAAGGGGTAGGGAGTGACGCCGGCGGCCAACCCGGTCAGGGTCACCTCGGCGTCGGCCGCGCGGCTCGCCTCGACGTTGGCCAGGGCCTGGGCCACCGTCGCCTGCCCGAACGTGGCCACCGCCGCCGCCACGCGCCAGTTGAAGCGGCCCGCGAGGGCCTGGACCGCCGTGCAGTTCTCCGCCGTCGCCTTGACGACCCACACCCGGCGCTCGCCGTCCCAGCGGCGGCCCTGGAGGTCCTTGATCGCCGCGGTGGCCTCGGGGCTGTAGGGGGTGCGCAGGATGAGCTGGCCGTCCACGAGGGTCACATGGTCGGCCTTGGGGGCCTCGGCCTGGGGGGCCGGGGTGGCGGCGTCCGCGGCGTGGGCCGCGAGGAGGGCGCGGGCCACGGCGGGGCAGGCGATCTCGAAGCGGTCGAGGATCGCGAGGAGGGCCGCGGCGTTGCCGCGCATCGCGGCGACCCAGATGCGGCGCGCGCCGTCCCAGCGGCGGCCACTCAGGGCCTTGACCGCCGCGGTGAAGTCGACGTCGTAGTGGGTCTGGAAGAGCAGGTCCTGCCCCTCGACCCAGGCCACGTACGCGCAGGTCTTGGTGTCGGCGAGGGCGCGGCGGTCCGAGGGGCAGCCCGCGCTCGCCGCGTAGGTCGCGAGGGCCACGGTCTTGAGGGCGGCGGCGGTCGCGGCGGCGGCGCGCGCCTTGAAGGCCTCGTAGTTGGCGTGGCGGTCCACCCCGACGCGGGGGAGGGCGTCCACGTCGATGCCGAAGCCCGCGAGCTGGCCCTTGTAGGTGCGGCAGAGGGCGCTGACGCCCGCCACGTCCTCGGCCGTCCAGGCCTCGGGGGCCACGGCGGCAATGGCGCGGCCGTAGGAGGTGTCCGAGGCGCTGAACCCCACGTCGTCCTTCTTCTTGGCGCCGTCACAGACGCCCGCGAGGGCGCGCACGGCCGCGTGGAGTTGCTGGGCAAGGGCGAGCAGCTCGTCGGAGGTGAGGGCGGCGAGGGCGGCGAGGGTGATGATCGTGTTGGCTTCCATTGAGGCCTCCTGGCGCCAGGCGCCGGTTTGTTGATGGGACCATGCCCACTCAGAAACGTAACGCCGCCAGCCGGGTTTGTCAACAACAGATCAACGGGGGTGTGGGGGGGGGGCCTCAGAGGGGGGGCAGGCCGATGGGCTCCCAGACCGCGGCGCTGAGGCGCACCGTGGGGGCGTGGGTCTCCAGCCACGCGATGGCGCGCCGGCTCGGGGTGTGCGCGATCCCCCCGCGCCACGCGATGCTCGCGGAGGCCGCCAGCATCCGCGCCGCCACCGCGATGTCCGCGGTCCCGCACCCGTAGGCCCGCAGCTTCGCCGCGAGGGCCGCGGGGTCCAGGTGCCCCCCGTCGTACCAATAGGCCATCTCCAGGTTCGTCGCGTAGGCCTCGGCCTCGTAGCGCGCCCGCGCCGTGGGGTCCGTCATGTAGGCCCACTGCCAGCGCCAGCCCCCCGCGTCGTACTGCTCCACGTGCTGGTGCTCGTGGACGCACGTCGCGATCTCCTTGGCCAGCACCGCGGGGTCCTGCGAGGCGCCCACCGCGTAGGGCAGGTAGATGGTGCGGCCGATCGTGGTCGCATATCTCTTCATGAACGTCTGGGCGTCCTGGATCCCCATGAGGTCCAGGGCCCACCCCGCCGCCTGCATCGCGTTCGAGCCCCCCTTCTGGACCACCCGGCTGTGGTAGCCGCTGCTCATGTACCCGTACAGGTCGATCACTAGCGCCGGGGTCAGCGCGTGGTGCTCAGTCGTTGGGCTCGTCGTCATCGTCGCTCCTCACCTCCCCGATCCACGGGGAGCCTAGCCGCCAGGACTCGTCCTCCATCGCCCAGCGCGCGCGCAGGCGCCGCGCCTGGCGCTCCTCGTACTCCGCCGTCTCTTTGTCCACCTAAATGCGCCTCCAGGTCCAGGACGCGGGCCCCCGGCGCCCACTCAGGGGACGGTGTCCCCGGCATCGCCCGCATCGACCATCTTGCCGGCGTCGGCAAAAGGGTCCCCCGCGTCCCCGCCGCACTCCGCGGCCGGCACGCACGCCTCTTGGGCGGGGCAGCACGCCCAGACCCCCGGCGTCACGGTCGCGCAGTCCGCGACGAGGCCCCAGCGGCGGTCCGCGTCGCAGACCTCCAGGCGCGTCCCCGCGCACCGCAGGGCCTCGGGCGCGCACCCATCCGGGGCCGCCCTCGTGAGGTCGCACCCCGCGAGCACCATCGCGAGCACCCCGACGCCGATCCCCGCCCCGAGGCACAGGCCCACCAGGGCCCAGATCCACCGCTTTATGGTGTGCTTGTCGTCGCTCTGCATCCCCATCGCTCCTTGCGCACGCGCGTGCGCAGCCGTCAGTTGAGCTTGATCGCCGGGGTCGACGTTACCACGGCCCCCGGCGGCACCGCCACGATCGTCAGCTGGATCACATTGTTGGGCGTATCGAGGTCCAGCCGCGCCCAATCGTAGGGGGGCACCCCGACCCCGCGCTCCTTCAAGCCGTCCGTCAGCAGCTCCACGGCCTCCTGCAGGGAGAGGCGGTAGACCCGCGCCTCGCGCACCTCAGCCATCGGCGTCCTCCAGCCCGAGGAAGCCCTCGACGCCCGCCAGCCCGAGGCACGCGGGGCACGTGTCGAGCGCCCACGCGGGGCTCCGCCACACCCGCAGGCACGCGGGGCACGCCGCGGGGTGCCAGGCGTAGCCCAGCGCGGCCGAGAGCGCCGCCCGCAGGGCCGCCGGGGCCTTGCTCACCGGGATCACCTCGACGGTGGGGTGCGCCGCCACGTGGGCCGGGGCCCGGATCCGCGCCACGACCGCCTCGGCCGCCGCGCGGTGCGCCGCCTGGACCACCACGAGCGGCTGGTCCCCCGCCACCGCGAGGTACCGCGTCACGCGCACCATGGGGATGATGTCCGCCCCAGGGCACCCCCACTGCGGCTGCGCCGCCACGATGTCCGCGGACGCCGGCACCAGGGGCTTCTTGCGATTCTTCTTGCCGGCCATCAGAGGAGGCCCCCCGCCTTGGCCTTGGCCCGCACCTCGACCGCCTTGTCCAGCGAGGGCAGCGGGGCAGGCGGCGCCTCGTAGGCCCGCGCCTTGAGCACGCGCTGCTCCTCCGTCGCCGTGTCCAGCATCCGCGCGAGGTCCGCGAGGTTCGCCTGGTCGCTCAGCGCCTCGGGGTCGGGGTCCTCCCCGAGGGATCCCGGCAGGGCCGCCACGCTCGTCGCCGCGGGGCGCCCCCCCACGTACCCCGGCCGGTCGATCGGCGGGGCCGTCAGCGCGGGGCTCGCCGCCGCCGCGAGGGCGTCCCGCTGCGCCACCAGCAGCTTGAGGAGGTCGCGCACGTCCGCGAGGTCCCCCCGCAGCTCGGTGAGCTGCCCATCCACGTAGGTCACGCGCTCCCGGAGCACGGCGTAGGCCGTCTCCGCCTTGGCGTCCGCCACGTCCGCCTTGGCGTCCGCCCCGCTCAGAAACGCGAGGTTGCCCGGCACCAGGGCCGCGAGCAGCAGCAGCGCCTTGCCCGCCAGGAGGAGCCACGCGCGCTTCGTCCGCGCCGCCGGGGCCTGGCTCGCGGGGCCCGCCCCCGTCACGGTCTCCGCCGCCGCGTCCACTGTCTTCTGCACGTCATCCGCGAGCGTCATGGTTGATTGTCCTTGTTAAATCCTGTTTTTAACATCTTCGCTTAACCCCACTAGGGCATCACGGGCAAGGTCTGCCCACAAGTCGGGCAGCACCGGGCGCCCAGCCGGCAATCCACGCAGGTCTCGATCGCCCAGGGCTCACAGGTGTGTACCTTGCCGCAGGCCGGGCACGGCGCCTCGTAGTTCACCAGATCGTGCTGCGCCGCGACCTCCGCCTTCCGCTCCGCCGACATCTCCGTGTAGGGCGGGATCGCCACGGCCCGCAGCCAGGTCTGCGCCTCCGCGGGCGTAGTCCCGATCCCCGCCGCCGTGGTGCCGTCCTCGAAGGTAAACAAGATCATGTGCAGCTGATTGTCATTGTCCATGGGTCCTCCTTAGGCCTCCGTGGGCGCCACGCGGTCCGCGGGGCGCGTCCCAATGCAGAACGCCATCTCCCCCGTGGAGCCGTGGCGCTCAATGTACCACTCCGCATACGCCGTCCGCGGGGGTTCCCCCACGCGCTCCCAGAGATCCGCCACGAAAAAACACCCCTGTCCCCCACAGAACCGCGCCCGGTGCTCCGGGGCATAGCAGGGATGCCACTGCATCGCGGGGGCCCACGCCAGGGCGCCCCCGCAGTCCGGGCACTCCCACCGCAGGGCCGCCTCCACACACACCTTGATCTCATGCATCGCGGCCCCCCTGCGACGGATTCCCCACGCCGCACAGGGCCAGCGCCCGCTGGTCCTCCTCGCTGGTGATGGCATCGATCGCCCGCTGTCCCCCCCCCGCCGCCGTGGGCAAGGGCGTCACCGTGAAGATCGCAGCGGGAGCCGCCACCGGCCCCTCCCCCATCCCCTTGGCAGCCTGATAGGTCAAGATCGCGGCAATCAACCGCTGCTGTGCCGGCACACTGTGGGGATCCATCAACAGCTCCGTGAAGCGGTACGACACCGGCCGCGCCCCCGGATCCCCCGCCAGGGCTTGATCCTCGATGGTCTTCCCATGCACTCGTATCCACGCGATCGCCTCGTCATAGGTCAAAGGGCCTCCTCCGTCGGCCACGCCGACGAGATCTGCAACGGGATGTACGGATACCAGATCGTCCCTGGCAGCAGGTCCGGTGGCGGCACGATCGGCGACGGGTACTGCGACTGGTGCAGATCGAGGGCGGACACCGTAAGCCGCATCACATGGACGCGCATCTCAGGGCACTCCTCGATCTCCAACCCCGTCACCGTCGCCTTGGTCATCGCCACCGCATGGTCATAGCGCGCCCAGCCCCGCCACCCCTCCCAGCCCCCAAAGGCCTCAGGGTCGTTGAACTGGGCGACCACCAACGCGCCGCATGCTGGCGGTGCCCGGAAATGACGATTCACCCAATCGAGGAACGCCTCCTCCCGCCGGATAATCCCGCCGAACACCAACTCGGCCGCCTGCATCCCATGCCGCGCCACGTGATCGGCCACCATCTCGAGGGGCAGATGGTCCGTCGTCACGCTACCCCGTGCATACCCATAACGGGGCACCTCCCGCTGGATGCGCACCACGCACTCCTGCGCCACCGCCTGGATCCACCCGCTGGAGACATCCTCCGTCTGGAAGCTCAACCGATACCGCACAGGACTCATCGCGTTTCCTCCTGGTGCCGCGCGCACCGCGCCCACGCCTCCGGGGTCAGGCCCCGGTCGAGGTCCGCCCAGACCGCATCCTGCACCGCCTCGGCCGCCAGCGTCCCGTCAACCCGCTTGACCACCCCCGTATCCAGCGCCACGTCCCACACGAAGCTGTGGTAGGCCGCGACGACCTTCTGGTGGAACGTCTGCTCCTCGAACCGATCCGGCAAAAACCCGCGCGCCCGCACCCGTTGCCAGAACACCCCAGCGGGCCCGTCCAGGATGAACGTCATGTCCGGCGCCACCCACCACGGCACCTCGGGCACCCCGTGATCCCGCGGCACCCCGGCCCGCACCTCGCGCGCCAGGGCCATCATCCGCTCCAAGTGCCCCCCCTCGGAGAGCCCCTGGTAGACCACCGTCGAATGAAAGAACCGATCGCAGACCACGACTACGCCCTGCCGCAGCAGGGGGCGGATCACGTGCTCCACGTGCCAACAGCGGTCCGCCGCGAAGAGGTGGGCGAGCCCCCGCCAACTGAGGTGCACGCCACCCCGCAGGTACTCCCGCAAGGTATGGCCGATCGGCCCGTGCGAGGGCTCTGCCGTCGCCTGCGCCGCGATCCCCATCCCCTGTAGCCGAGCGACCAGCAGCGCGGTCTGCGTCGTGGTCCCCGCGCCATCCGCACCCTCGAATACGATGAACGGCGCTCTCATTCGGCCACCTCATCGGGCACGACACCGACGATGTCCACCTCGCTGAACAAGTCCACGGCGTCCCCGTGTTTGGCCCGCACGACACAGGCATTGAACAACGAAATGATGCGCACCTCCTGGGGTCCCTCGACCGCGCCCCGCTGCAACCACAGGACGCACATCCGCCCCTTATAGACCGCGTACTCGCTCATCTTCACCCACGCAAGCATCGCCGCGTCCATGTCCCCTCGTGGAATGCGGCACAGCGTGATCGACCGATTCCACGCACTCCCCGAGATCGGCGTCCGTGCCGTCGCCGTCTCCTCTTCGATGTGGACCGCCCTCATGGGAATGCGCGTCGGCCACGCCTCCCAGGCATCAAACGTCGTCGTCCCCTCGGGGGCCAGGTAGAGGTCGATCCGCGAGGGCACCATGCAAGACGGCACCCCCTCCTGAATGTCGCCCACTTCGGTCAACGCCAACGCCCACACCGGCTGACCAAACCCCACGAACCGCGCCTGTTCCGTCCGCTGACACGCCGCGATCCGCGCCGTGAGCCAGCGCCCCGTATAGACCGCTGCCCCGTGCTCCCACTCGCGGAACACGATCGTGTCCTCCGCCGCGTACTGGCGGTCGTCGCCGAACCGGATCTCCAGCGTCTTCGCCCCGCGGGCGATCTCCACAAAATAGGCGCGCCAGATCTTCAACTCGTGCGTGATCACAACGGCAATACCTCCTGCGCCAGCCGCCGCGCGGCCACCGCACAAAACTGCTCCTCGCGCTCGATCCCGATCACGCGGCGCCCCAGCTCCTTGGCCGCGCGCAGCGTGGTCCCGCTCCCCATGAACGGGTCGAGCACGAGGTCCCCCTTGTGGCTGCTCACGCGCACCATCTGCTGGATCAGCGGCAGGGGCTTCTGCGTGGGGTGCTGCCGGTCGGTCTCCCCGCCGAACCGCCAGACCTCCCCCCATTGGTCGTGCTTCGTGAGGTTGAAGGGCCGGCGCAGGGCCTCGTACTCGCGCTTCAGCTCGTTGTACTCGCGGCGCAGCACGTCGGCCTCCCGCTGCAGCAGCGCGAGGTCGCGGTCCAGGGCGGGCTCCCCGTCCGCAGCCCGCGCCGCGTTGAACAGCTCGCGCAGGCGCAGGTAGTGGGCCTCCGTGGGGAGGGCCCACTGCGAGCTGCTGAACCAGTGCCCCGCCATGTTGGTGTTGAGGGCGCGGTTCACGTCCCCCCGCGAGAGCCCGGCCCGCGCGCGCTCCCCGTCGAGGTAGGCCCGGATGGGCTCGAAGATGCGCCCCCGCAGCTCGTCCTCGACCCGCGTGCGGTGCTCCTCGGCCCCCGGCCGGAGGCCCTCCCCGCGCTGCTCCGCGAAGACGATGCGCTCGTTGTTGCGCGTCCAGTAGGTCCGCAGCATCTCGAAGTCGACCTGGCCGTTGGCCCCCGGCTTCTGCCACGTGATGTTCGCCAGCACGTGGAACTGCGCCCGCATCGCCACGTCGACCCGCGTCAGCATCTGCGGCGAGGTGAAGACGTAGAGGCTCCCCCGCAGCTCCAGGATGCCCCGCAGCAGGCCGAGCACCCCGTCGAGCCACGCGAGGAACGCGGCCTCCGTCTCCCACTGGTTGTCCCAGTCCTCCTCGACGACCCCGCAATAGGGGGGGGTCCGCGATGACGAGCTGCACGCTCGCCAGCTCCAGCTGCGGGAGCACCTCCTCGCAGGCCCCGCAGTAGATCGTGACCCCATTGCGCTCGTCGGCGTAGTACGGCGTCAGCGCCATCGTCAGAAGCCCTCCCAGAGCGCCCGCTGGCGGGGCTCCGCGGGGAGGCACCCCGGCGAGTACCAGATCGCCTCCTGGTCCTTCGTCTTGCTCGACCCATAGGTGGTCCGCAGGCGCTCCCAGCCCACGCAGTCCCACCCCGGCAGGTCGTAATCCCCGAGGTGCCCGCACAGCGCGACGCGGAGGTCCCCGTGCTCGCGGCACCACGCGATGACCCCCGCCACCACGCTGTCCGCGCGGTAGAGGTCCTCGTAGCCGTCATAGGGCGGGTCGAGGAACACCGCGGTCTCCTCCTTGCCATAGTAGCTGTTGAGGCAGCGGTCCCAGGCCCCATGCACGACCCGCACGCGATTCAGGCGCGCCGCGAGCCGCCGCAGCCACTGCGCCGCCACCGCCCCGCTGGAGGTCCAGTGGTCGGGGCCCGCGCCGTCCTCGGCGATGTGCGTCTTCGAGGCGTAGCCCCGCCCCACGTCGTTGATCTGCGGGATCTGCCCCACGGCCTGCACGCCCCGCCCCAAGTTGTTGACGTGCGGGATCTTGCCCCCCGCCTGCACCCCCATGCCGGGGCTGCTCAGGAAGGGGATCTGCCCGCCCTCCACCGCGTCGCCCATGGGCCGCGTGCGCCACCAGTCCGCCCAGCCGCTGCCGATCCAGCAGCACTGCCCCCACATCCACCACCCCGCGACCTGCGCGTCCCCCGGCCACTCCGGGTCCTGCAGGGCCGCCCCGAGGCGCTCGCGCTGCGCCATCAGCCAAACGTGCCGCGCCCCGAGGTCCACGTTGACCACCGGGTAGTCCGCCCACCGCGCGACCTCCGCGTGCTGGTTCACCACCGCCCGCCAGAAGTTCGCGATGAACCCGTTGGCGTCCCCGATGACCTCCAGCGCGGCCGGCCGCGGCGCCCCGAGGAGCATCGCCGCCGACCCGCAGAACGGCTCGATGTAGTGCTTGGGCCGCCCGAAGCGCGCCCAGACCTGCGTCACCACGTCCCGCTTGCCGCCGAAGTACGGAAAGGGGGCTACTAGGGGTTGTTCAACCACCGACACCTCCGGCCAACGCCATCATCGCCGTCCCCGCGTCACGATGGCACCAGGCCCCGCCGCGAACAGCTCAAAGGCTATCGCATAGACCTGCCGCAGGAGGCCAGGGTGCTCGCCCGCATCCAGCGACTCCGCGAGGTCCAACACGCTCATCTCCGCGCGGTCCGCCCGCCGCTTGAGGTCCAGGTGGCAGCGGTCCCGCACCTCGCGATACAGGCGGTTCCAGGTCTCGCGGTAGTCCGCCCCCGTGAGCTGGCAGAACCCCCGCACCACCTGGTTGATCTGCATGCGCTCCGTCAGCTCCGGGGCCGGCAGGGCCGGTGCCGGGAGGGCCCGTAGCGCCTGATCGCCCGCCGCGGCGCGCGCCTCAATAGCGTCCACCCGCTGCGCCAACGCCGCCGTCTGGCGCTCCTGCTCAGCCAAGGCCTGCACCGACTCCAGCAACAGCTCGATCTGCGTCTTGGCCCGTCCCGCCACCGCGTATTGCCCCGTGCGCCGGATGCGCGGGAGCACCTCCCCCGCGATCCACTTCTGGAACGGAAGGGCCATCGGCTTGTCCGATCGGGCCAGGAAGAAATAGAGGCCCTGCTCGGAAAGGCAAAGGATTTCCTGCACTCCGCCAGGGGTCGGTATTGGATACCGCCCCTTCCACTCCTCCGGGATGTGGTCCGTCATGCGCTTGGCATTGTCTGCTGTCGATTCAGGATACCCCAGGGCCAACGCGACATCTCGCGCCACCCACCAGGGCTCGCCCTCGATCAGCTCGACGCGCACCGCCCGTTGCTCAAAATCAAACACCTGCACCACCGCTTGCTGCTCGCTCATCGCTCCGCTCCTGGGCCCTCGCCCGCAACCGTCAGCCGTTCAACCGTTCAACTCACCGCCGCCGCACGAGCCACGCGGGGACCCCCTCGGGGCCCACCGGGGCGGCCGGGGCCGCGCTCCGCCGCTGCGCCTGCACCTGCGCCACCGCCTCATCAAGCGCCCGCAGCACCCCCTCGTGGGCCTCCACGAGCCCCAGTAGGCGCCCGCGCTCCGCCCGCAGCGCCACGAGGTCCCGCGCGAGGCCCTCCGCGAGGCAGGGCCAGCAGCGGTGCTGCCCCTCCAACAGGACAGCCGCGCGCCCCCCGCAGGCCCCGCACTCCTCCCCCCGCAGGCCTACCCGCGTCCACCGCGGGCACTCCCCCGTCAAGAAGCCCATATCACCTCCCCTGCACCATGCCGCGCGGCCCGCCGCCCCCCGCCAGGGGCCGGGTTCACGGCCGGCACCCCCTCACATGGTGTGGTTCCCTGCCACCCCCAGCTATTCTTCACCCTGAACCATTGGTTTCGCTGCATCTTGGAGGGGCCTGCGTGAGTTTTTAGGGGGCAGCAGGCCGCGCCGCACGCCGCGCCCCCACCCCGTTGCTGTGTCCACGTTCGCACCCCATCGGGCTACCACGGGGCCACCATGTTTGTCAACTTTCATCCTCCTCCCCCGCACTTTCCCCCGCCGCGCCCCGCGCCACGAGCCGCACGCGCCCCCGCTGGGGCACCCACAGCATCGCCGCCGCCTTGGCCCCCGCCCGCCGATGCATGCTCACCCACCAGCCCTCCTCCCCGTCCAGCGCCCCCCGCGTCACCTCCACGCGCAGCCCCAGGAGGTCCGCCGCCATGCGCCGCACCACGCCCCAGCCCTCCCAGCCATCACCCAAAAACATCCATGCCTCCTCTCCGGACTGCCCCGCCCCATCCTACCACAGCCCTCCCCCAGGTTATCGCGCGAGACACGCGCGCGGCTTCATCCGCTTCGATCCTGCGCGATGTGGTCTGTTCTAGATCGATCTGGCCTTCCCCGAGCCCCGAGCCAAAGGCAGAGGACCCCTGTACCTTTACGTCTTGTTCTTCGTCTTGTTCTTCGTCTTGTTCTTTGTCTTCGTCTTAGATCTCGAGAGAGATCGCGCGGCCCTGCGCGCAGGGCGAAACTCCCGTAGGGAGTTGAGCTAAGACCCGCAAGGGATCCGGATCCGGAGATCCACGCGCTCTCCAAGGCGCGAAGACGCCCCCGATCGAACGCCCGTCGTCACGCGCGAGACAAAGGAGAATCCACGGGGTTCACGTAGATTCTTGAGGTTGCGTACGCGCGTACGCGGATTCTAGGATTCACCTTAACTATGCACATCAAACGGCTCGACATCGCTTGTGAAATCTCGCAAGGGCACGCGAAGCATCCCATCTTGCCGCTTTGCCACTGCGTACGCAGGTTCGAGAATCTACTTTAACTATTGCGTGTAACCACCACGTAATCTCACAGCTATCGCCAAACGCGAGCGCCCACTGCGTACGCAACCTCGTGACTTTACTTGAAGGATTGATACTCAACTCCACGATTACACAAGGCAATCACCGCTTTTTCCACTCATCCTCGTGGACAAAAGCACGCAGGATCGCGGCCACGCCCCCCTCGGCCTCCTCCGGGGGCACGCTGGTGCGCGCCTGCACCGCGGCCACCGCGCGCCCCACCCCGTCCCCCGCCGCGGCCAGCGCGTCCACCTGCACCTGCAGGGCATCCGCGCGCTCCCGGTGCTGCTTGAGGGCCGCCACCATGCCGAGGCGCGCCCGCTCCAGGGCCCCCACCTGGACCTCCGCCGCGACGAGGGCCTGCCCCAGCGCCGCGACCTCGCGCTCCACCCGCGCGAGCCCCGCCGTCAGCGCCCGCACGGTCCCCGCCAGCTCCGCGACCCGCGCCTCCACCCCCACCCACGAGGGCGCCCGCGGCGGCGTCACGAGCGGCCCCGCACCCCCGCCCCGTCCGCCTCCGTCACCGTCTGGAACGAGGCCGTGATGGCCTCCCCGAGCGGCCCCTCGTCCCCCGCCATCGGCGGCGGCGCCACCGTGGGCACCGGGGGCGGCCCCAGCGGCGCGGGGACCCCGCCCATGCGCACCACCCACGCGGCCAGCGCCACGGCCACCCCGTGCGCCGCCTGGCGCCACGACGTGGGGAGCGCCCCGAGCCCCAGCCCGAGCCCCCGCGCCACCGCCAGCAGCAGCGCCAGCCCGTGGACCCCCCACACCGCCCCGGCCTCGTGGCCATCGGCCCCGCGCACCCCGCCCCCCGTCGCCCCGAGGGGCCGGTGCCAGCGCGCGAGCCCCATCACCAGCGCCGGGGGGAGCCCCCCCGCCACCAGCGCGTCCACCGCGTAGATCCCATGGCCATCCGCCCCCACCACGCGCAGGAGCCCCTCCACCGCCGCGCGGTCCAGGGCCTGGCGCCCCGCCGCCGCCCGCGTCCCCACGCGCGTCCCCAGCGCCGGCGTCCGCATCTGCCCCGCCAGCTCCGCCGCGGCCCCCGCCCGCGCCCCGTCCGGCCGCGTTGGCCGTCCCTGCTCGTCGCCCATCACGCGCCTCCTCTGCTGGATCGTCTCTGGGGTATTGTAGGCCGCCGCAGGGGCGCTATCAAGGCGACGCGCACGCGCATACGCAGGCACAACGCCACCAAAAAGAAGAGCCGCCGTGGTTGCACCCACGAGCGGCTCGAGTCGGTCCAGGACAAACACAACGACCAGGGCCTTTTACCCCACCGCACCGCCGCGTGTCAAGCCCTCCACAAGCGCCCGCAGGCGCTGGCTCAGCGACCGGGCCTCGCCCTTCAGCGTCCATGGCCCCTCGAACTCCGCGCGCCTCTTGCCCACGAGCTTGTAGTACTTCGCGTCCTTCGCGGCGTGGTTCCGGTCCCGCTGGTGCCTCTGGATGTACTTGCGCCCGCGCGGCGTCTGCTGGTGCGGCTTCCGCCGCTTGAAGTACGGCAGCTTGGGCCCGTGGTGCAACGCCGCGACCCCGCGCGCGATGGCGTGCGCCTTCGGGGCGTCCGAGCGCCGCGGGGGCGTCTTCTTCCGCAGCCCCCCCACGATCGCCACCACGGCGTGCCGCGTGTAGGGGTCCGCCGCCCGCGGCTTCTGCACCTTGATCGCGGCCCCCCCATGGGGCGTCTTCCCCTCGATCAGGGCCCGCAGGCGCGCGCTGAGCCGCTCCCCGCGCGTCAGCGCCACGGCGTCAGAGGCTCCACGCATCCCAGACCGCCTCGAACTGCTTGTACGCCTCGGCCACGGCCGCCTGCGCCAGGAACAGCGTGTGGGCCTGCGTCGCCTCCCACGTGGCCTCGTAGTCCTTGCGCGGCACATCGACCTCGTAGTGCATCAGCGGGCGGATCCCCGCCATCTCCTCCCGCTTCGCCTTCAGCGCCCGCACCGCCTGAGCCAGGGCCTCGGCCGCCTTGAGGACGGGGTCCACCTTGGGCACCACCTTGCGGGCCTTGATGACCGCCTCGGGGACCTTTACCTCGTCCAACTGCCGGATCAGCGCCTTCATGCTCCTCATACGGGCCTCCCCATCGCGAGTTCCCACGCGTCCGTCACGCCCCACTTGGCCTCGTCAATAGCGATCAGTTGCTCCTGGTACGCCGCCATCGCCTGGCGGTCCGCCCGGTCCAGCCCCTTGACCAGCTTGGCCAGGTCCGCGACCTCCTTGTCGAACCGCGCCACCGCCGCATGCACGCCCTTGAGCACGGCCTCCGTCGGCACGTGCATCTGCTGGTTCCGCTGGTCGATCTCGCGCCGCCGCGCCTCCTTCGACTGGAAGTCCCCCGGCGCCACCTCGCGCCGCCGCTGGACCCCCTCGATCACCGCGATCCGCCGCTTGACCCCCTCGATCACCGCGCTCATCCGCTGTGCCATCGTCACTCCTCCGTGTCGGAGTGGGCCGCGCCGTGCGCGAACCCCACCTGGAATAGCAGCCCATCGACGGCCTTGTTCAGCGCGATCACGGCCGCCTGCATGCGGGGGTCCGTCGCCGGGCGGTCCAGCCCCTGGACCAGCTCCGCCACGCGCCCCGCCGCCTGCTGCAGCGCCGCCGCCTTGGCCCCCGCGGCCTGGCGCGCGTTGGCCACGCCCCGCGCGTCCTGCGGGGAGCGCCACGCCACCTGCATCCCGCTGGTGACCTGCCCCCAGTTCGCGGGCACGCCCTCGGCCAGCAGGCCCGAGGCGACCAGGCTCGCCTCGATCATCGTGCGCATGCGCGTCATGGCGCCTCCTTACTCGGTCGCACCCCTGAATTTCCATTCCTTCTTGGCGAAGTCGTACCACGCCTGTAGCAGCGTGATCCCATTGCTGCCGCCAGCCCTGTGCTCCCACGAAATATCCAGTGGGATCTGCATCATGTTGTGCTGGGCGCTGTAGTGCCCCGCGCCCTTCACGACCACCGTGCTCATCACGGCCTCGAAAACCCCCGCCTTGCCCACTAGCTCGTCGCTCTTCACGATCAAACGCCAGGGTCCAGCAGACGACAACTTGGCCGTCAACTTCACCGGCACCTTGAGGGCCTTGGAGACCTGCTGCTCCAGCGGCTTGATGTCGATCTCGTCCTCGCTCGGACCCTCAGTGGCCTCGTGCAACCGCCCGATCAGGGTGCTCATCTTCTGCATGGTATCTCCATTCTCAGGGGCGCCACCGGCGCCGCGTTTGCTACTTCGCGAGCCCCGCGCGCGCCGCCCTACGGCAGCACGTAAATGGTGCTGACCCCGCGCTTGCGCGCCTCCGCCTGGGCCGCCTTGACCGCCTCGGCATAGAGCATGTTGCCGCCGGGGGCGAACGCCTCGTCCGACCGCATGTCCGGGTCCTGCGTGCCAATGCCGAACATCCAGTTGCCGCGCCCCTTCGGGGCCGCCCCGTGGTTGAAGCGGTACAGGTTGGTCTCCACGTTGACCTTGCCGGTCGCCTCTTCCAAGCGCCGGATCAGGCTCTGCATCTTCGTCATGGTGTCCTCACCCTTGATGGCCCGCTCGTAGGCCGCATCTTTGCCATGGGCCGCCGCGTCGCGTCCATGCGCCCGGATCGCCCGCTTGCCCTTGGCCGTCTTGTGCTTCGTGCCGGGCTCGTAGTAGCCGGCCTTGTTCCCGCCCGCCTTGCAGATCGCGAAGGCCGCGCCCTTGTCCTTGCCACCCTTGGTGACGCCCGCCACGCAGTGCCGCATGTAGGCGTCCGCCCGCTCGATCAACGCTTGCATCGACTCCATGCTCGCCTACTCACACGCTCGCCAGGATCCGCACGGGGACCGGGCTCGTCGGCGCCGTGGTCCCCGGCGTGCCGGGGCTCGTCACGCAGCAGCACGTGAGCCCCACCCCGAACGCCAGGCCCTCCGGCACCGCGAACGACCGCTTGACCGCCGCGGGGACCATCAGCACGAGGTGCGGGTCCACGGACCCCGGCGCCGCGCTCACCGCGTTGTAGAACTTCACGTAGCTGGGGGCCCCCGCGTTGCCCGTGTTGTCGGCCTCCACGAGGTACAGCGTGCAGGGCGCCCCGAAGAGGTTGTTCTGCGCCGTCACGCCGAGGGCCGTGTCCACCGCGAGGCGGGTCGCGACCGGGTTCACCTGGGTACTGACTGCCATCACCATGCTCGTCCTCGTTTCCTCGCGCTGCGCATGCGCATGCGCAGCGCTACCTTACCACCGCGCCCCCCGCCCTGTCCGCAAACTCGCGCAGGAGGGCCCCGAGGCCCCCGTCAACCCCCTCGCTCTGTGCCGCCCGCCCCAGCGCCAGCGCCTCGAAGCGCGCCCGCTGCGGGCCCGTCAGCACCACGCCGTTATAGTCCCCCAGCACATAGGCCGCGAAGGTCTCCGCGAACTCCTCCACCGCCGACTCTGCCCCGTAGGCCGTCGGCGCGGGCACATACCCCGCCTGCGGGCCCTCGCGCTCCTGGTCCGCCTTGCTGCGCGGGTCGAACCACGCCGCGAAGCGCGCCCGCGCCCCCGCCTTCATCACCTTGTACCAATAGCGATGGCCTAGCTCGTGTACTGCGATCTCCGCCACCACATCGGGCGTCCACCACCCCTTTGGGTTCAGGACAATCTCCTCGCTCGTGTTGTAATGCCCCGCAACCTTAAAGTTCACCCCAGACTTAGCCTTCTTTAACGTAAGCGCACGCGCCACAGGACGCACAAAAATCTCCCCATACCACACGCCCCCCATCCCCCGCTGTACCAGCGCCCGCTGCGCCGCTTGCAACCCTGCATGCACAGCCCGCATTACACCTATGTTCACGCTGCGCTCCCCAACGGGCGCTCCCGCAATGTCATCGGATCGTGCCAGGGCACTCAAATCCACTTGTGCACCTGGATCTGTCACGACTTTCATGCGCCCTAGACTGTACTCTAGCGGCGGGGCCTCCGCGACGACCGCGGCCGTGTTCGGCGAGACCTGCAACAGTTTAAGATAGGCGCGCAAGGCCGCCTGCACCTCGATGTCGACCGCCTTAACCGCATTGCCCTCGTTGCGCATCTCAAGCTGCCACGAGGTTAGCTCCCCCTCGTCCGTGGCCCCCGTTTGCGAGCGATTGCCCATGCGATCATTAAAGGCGCGCTTGGCCTCCGAATCTGGATATTCTACATCGAACCATTGCTGCTCCCGCCCCATCATATTTTGTAGCGCCTTATGGGCTACATCCAGATGCGGCAAAACCCCCTGCTCCGGCGCCTTTGAAAGAGCATGCCCCGCCACACGGGCTGGCATCTTTAGCACGGCATAGGCTCCCGCTTTGTAAGGGCGCCGCTCCATCGCAGTAAGGGCCGCCTTCGCAACATCCTGCGGCACCGCTATCCCAGCCGCCCGCACCAAGGCATCCTTCAGCGCCGCGATCCGAGCCTGCCCCTCGGCAAACCACGCGAGCACCTGGCCGCGATCTTTAGGGTCGCGGATCTGCGCCACCGTGGCCGCGGCCTTCACCCACTGCCCCCACCACTTGCGGACCCCCGCCAGCCACGCCTTGGTGCCCGGCTCGGGGGCCGCCTCCAGCAGGGTCAGCAGCTCACGCACGGCGCACCTTCGCAGCCAGCGTACCGAGGGCGACCCCCCAGTCCGTCGCCGCGCTCGCCGCGCCCCGCAACCGCTGGTCCGCCGCCCGCACCGCGGCATCCTTCATCTGGTCCCCCGGCCAGAACAGCCCCATGCGGCCCAGCTCATAGCTCGTGGCTAGGGACCACACCTTCGCATCGTGCTTCTTCTTGACCAGGAGCACCTCGCGGTCAAAGCCCTCGACCCGCGCGTAGGCCCCCCAGTAGGAGCGCGCGGTCCCCGGCCGATCGCGCCCCATGATCCAGCCCTCCCACGTGATCGTCACGGGGCGCTTCGCCCCCGCCACCACCACGCGGACCGCGCCCGTGCCCTCGACCAGCGCCCGTAGGCGTGCGCTCAAGCAGGTCATCGCGCCCTCCTCAGTCCATCGTGCTGAAGATGTGGTACGCCAGCTTCGCATCGGACAGCGCCTTGTACAGCTCGCGGAACGTCATGCGCTTGATGTCGCTGAGGTTCGCCTGCACCCACAGGTAAAAGGCCTTGATCGCCGTCTTCTTTGCCCCATAGGTCGGCGGCATGATGATCGGCGTGTCGTCCCCCCCGTGGCCCGGCCGCGGCTTCTCCGACACGGAGAAGTCCGTCAGGGAGGCCTCCAGCGTGAAGGTCGGCGTCTCGACCTTGATCTGCGCCCCCGCGGCGCCCTGCGCGGGCTCCACATCGACCCCGCGCGACGACCCCTCGGTGAACTTGACGCGGTCCGCATACGCGGCCTTCCCACTCTCGGCATCCCGCACCTGCGCCGCCGTCTCGCGCGCGATCTGCACGGCCTGCGCGTACCCCTTGGCCTTCGCAATCGCCTTCAAGCCAGCCTCTAGGATCGCCACCGCCTTGGCGCTAGCGAAGCCGTCGTTGCGCGGGTCGAACCCGCTGAGGGTGAACGAGGACACCGTCTTGCCGCGCTTGCCCGCGTTGGCGAGGTCCAGGACATGCAGGTTCGTCATGAAGCGGTGCAGGCGCATGCCGTTGCGCTCCACCGTCTGCGCCATGGGCACCCCCGCATTCTGGTCCACATAGAAGCGCTCGGGCGCCTCCGCCTTGGGCAGCGCCTGCTGCGTCGCCCCCTGGATCACCGCCGCCATGCCCTGCGCGGGGCTCGCCGGGGGCGCCGGGGGCGTCGCCACCGTCTGCCCCTTGGGGTCCTTCCCGCCGGGCAGCACGCGCAGGGTCACGCCCGTCTTCGTCGTCGTCTCCACCCGCTCCAATAGCTGCCGCATCATGAGTCTGCTCCTTAGCTCCACGTCGAAGACGTGCCTTTACGGGCAATTTTATGATCGTCCAACCAGGCCCCTAAGTCCTTGTAGGCCACGCCCTTGAGGGCTGCGGGCTGCGCCTGCAGCAGCTTGAACAGCTTGGCCGCGGCACTCGGCCCCTTCTCCACGGTCCCCGTGTAGTAGGGGCTGCTCTGCTGGAAGTCGCTGTTCGGCGAGTAGGCGCGGAAGGTCTTCCACGTCACCTTGAGCGCGAAGTCCTTGCCGTCCACGACCAGCTCCGTGTCCCCGCCCTCGGGGGCCACGCGGCCCGCCGGCACGGCCTGTTCCCGCCAGCTCCCCTGCTGCTGCAGCCAGTCCGGCCGGTGTGCCCCCTCCCACTTCGCGATGACCGCGCCCTGCGCCTCGGCCACCGCCTTCCCGACCTTGTCCTTGATCGCGTCGAAGCCGTCGCTGTCCGCGAGTTTGGCAAAATGCAGGATGTTCTGCGGGAGCATCGCGTCCCAGGCGCGCGCCATCTGCCCCCCGCGGTACCCCGTCCCCAGCTCGGCCACGCGCAGCTGGCGCTTCCCCTTCACGGGCAGCTCCTCCAGCCGGTAGCTCTCCCCGTAGTAGCCGATGGTGAGCCGCGCTCCCGCCCCTGTGAATACCATGGTGTCGTTGCTGCGCTTCTCCAGCTTCTCCAGCAGCACGCGCAGCGAGGCCTGCTGCGCCCCCTCGCTCCGCTCGCCCTGGCCCAGCGCACGGGAGGCCGCATCCTTCGGCGCGTACCCGTCCTTCTGCGCGGAGGCATACGCCTTCTGGAGGCGCTCCCACCACCCCGCCACGGCCTGCCCCGCTGCTGCCTCCGACTTAAAGGCCTGCCCCTGGAACATCGCCTCCCAGGTCGGCAGCCCCTTGCGATCGACACGCCACGCCGTGCCCTCGTTGTTATCCTGAATGATCCGCACGGCTACGTCCACGGGGCCCACCTTGAAGGTCCGCCCGTAGGCCATCCGCTTGCCATCCGGGCTCGGGTGCTCCTCCCATCCCTTGAGGTAGAGCGCCTTCGCCTCCTTGTGTATGTCAAACTTCTCCAACAGGGTGTGTATCGTCGGGATAGTCATCACTTGCCTCCGTAGACCGCGTGGTCCGCCGCCTTGACGAGCAGCTTGCAAATCGCCTGATACTTGGGGTCGTGACCGCTCGATGGAATCGCGCGGCTCTCCGGGGCCACCTTCACCATCCCGCTCAGCATCCGCCCGAGGTACATCACGATCTCGGGATGCACCTTCTGCAGCTTCCCTACCGCCTCGCGTATCCAGTCGAGGTTGACCTCCTCAGTCATCCCCCCCACCGCCTCGGTGAAGCCCTTGGGGTCCTTCAGGGCGATGTCGACCGTGCGCCCCATGCGCTGCTGCACCACCAGGAAGCGGTCCCCCTCGACCTCCTTGGCCACCGCCAGGAGGTAGTTCTGGTTCAGCGCCCGCTTGCCGTCCGCCGCCGCCATCAGGGCATCGTTCTTCTTCGCCGACTGCCCGCTCGTCGTCGCGCTCGGGCTCGCCAGCAGCACGGCCTCCGCGGCCTGCGGGACCCCGCTGATCAGCTGCCAGCCCTTGCGCCCCTTCCAGAGCGTCACGAAGGCCTGGGAGTCCGCCGCCGGCCCGTGGTCCTTATTCACAAAGACCAACCACTCCTTGCTCGTGCCCTCCGCCCACGGGGCCATCCCCGCCCGGCGGAAGGCCGCCTTGGCCGCCCCCTCCAGCGTCCGCTCGCTGGGCGCGCGGTCCCCCGCCGCCTCGCCCATGGCCCCCGCCTTCTTGCGCGCGATCGTCCCGCACAAGGCCTTGGGATCGCTCACGCCCCCCTTGGCCTTCATGTACTTCACGCAGTTCCCAAACTTCTCCCCCTTGCGCCCCTTGAAGGCCCCCGTCTTCGGGTTGATGTACTTCGCGCTGAGCTGCTGCTGCTTCGACGCCTTCTTCTTCTTGGCCGCCGCCTCCATCAACGCCGCGACCCAGTGCCCCACGGCCTCGCTGGCCTCCTCGGCGTCCATCTCCTCGTCGTCGTCCTCGGGCCCCTCGCAGTCCTCGCAGGCCGCCCCGTCGCTCTCATCCCGCGCCTCGCAGGCCCGCGGCTCGCCCGTCACCGGGCACACACCCTCGTCGCCCATGTCCTCGCCCTCGTCCCCACCGTCCTCCTCGTCCTCGTCGTCCTCCACCGCCTCAAACCTCTTCGCCGCCGGCGCGAAGGCCTGCGTCGTGCTGAAGTACCGCTGCAGGATGAGATCCGCCATCTCGCGCCCGCTGATCCGCACCATGAGCAGGTACCAGTAGATCGGCATGTTCTCGGGCTGCGCCCGCATGAGCCGCGCCGCCTTCGGGGCCACCTTCGCGATGTTGCGCAGCGCCAGCTTGAACGCCTCGCGCGGCCGGTTCGCCAGCACGTCCTGCGCGTCCGCCATGTTGTCCGCCCCCAGCAGCGCGGGGAGGTCCTCGCGCGGGATCGCCTTCAGGAGCGCGCGCTGGTTGTCAAAGATCATGTTGGAGAGGTCCAGCTTCCCCTGGTCATCCTTCCACGCCGCCGGCGCGTCCTTCTCCCACATCCTGAGGATCTTGCTGCTCACCTTGAAGGCCCCCGGCCGCACCGGGGTGTCCTCGCCCGCCATCGCCATCGCCGCGGGGCCCGTCTGGCGCTCCATCAATGATCCCAACCGCTCGCTCAACCGCATCGCTCGTCCCTCATTCCCTTGGTTATCGCGCATGCGCATGCGCGGCTCGCTCATCTCTCGCCCGGCAGCGCGAAGTCCACCGGCACGCGCGCCGCCCGCAGGCCCGCCCGCAGCGCCGCGAGGTCCATCCCCGGCAGCGCCGCCGCGTGCTCGTCCACCCAGCGCGCGAACATCGTCCCCACCGCGTACTTGCCCGCGGCCCCCGTGCGGATCGCCACGTCCCGGCCATCCCACATGCGCAGGCTCACGGCTGGCCAGCTGTAGGACAGCACGAAGTCCTTCCCCCGCAGCTCCTCGCTGCTATGCGCCAGCCCCACGGGCCGCCGCTGGCTCTCCTCAAAGGGCGTCCGCAGCGTGGCCGCCCCGTCGATCAGGAACCGCTCGGGGCCCTGGAGCCCGCGGTTCGCGGCCTCCGCCGCCGCCTGCACCCGCGCCCAGACGCGCGGCCACCCCGCCTCGCCGTAGGCCGCCCGCAGCGCCGCCCGGAAGCCCTCCACCGCCGCCTCGACCATGGCCCCCGCGCGCCCCGCCTCGACCCGCTGGGCATCGCGCGCCGCCCACTGCGCCTTCGTCAGCTTGCGCCCCCGCGGCGGGGCCGCCATGGGCACCCGCGGCGTCGCCGGCACGCTCACGCGCCCCACGTGCCCCAGCCCCGTGAGGTCCACCACGAGCACATCCACGAGGTCGCGCGGATACCGCGTGCCCTGCGCGCAGAACACCCGCACGTCGTCGACCGCCCAGCCCAGCTCGGCGTTCCACACGCTCTCCACGCTCGCGTTGTACCGGGTCCCCCGCTCGATCGCTTCCAGCAGTTGTCGCATCGCAGCCACGTCTACCCTCCGGCAAGCGCGCGCCCCCTCTCGTCTGCTCGCTGATCGACTCTACCGACCCGCCCGCCCCCTGCCAAGAAATCCCCACGCCCCGCTCGCGCTTTACCCCGCCGCGAGCCACGCGAGCACCGCCAGGACGAGCCCCGCCACGGCCAGCCCGATGAGCGCCGCGAGGGCCACGTCGCGCCCGCCCGGCCCTACGCCCACGCCGGCCCCACCGGGGGCTGCGAGATCGGCCCCTCGGCCGCCCCCGTCGCGCGCAGGGCCTCCGTGAGGGCCGCCACGCACAGCGCCACGTGCCGCCGCGTCGCCGCCGCATCCCGCCCCAGGCCCCCGGCCTCCGCGAGCTTCGCCAGCAGCGCCGCCGCATTGCGCACCGCCGCCCAGGCGTCCGCCGCCTCCGCGGGGTCCCCGCCCCGCTTGCCGTCCAGCAGCAGCCCCAGCGCCGCGCGCATCAGCGCGTTCGCCTCGGCCTCCGCCAGCGCCTCCATCCTCTCGATGAGCTGTTTCATGGCCCCCAGCCTACCGCCGCGCGGGCCGCCCCGCAAGCTCGTCCCCCGCCCCCGATGGCACGAGCCCCGCCGCCTCCGCCTTCTCCTGCAGCGCCTTGAGCGCGAACGCAAACAGCTCCGCCGGGGGATGTCCATAGGCCCGCCCCAGGGCCCGCGCGCGCTCCCAGGTGTCCCTCGTCACGAGCATCATCACCAGGTCGTCGTGCTGGAGGGCCTCATCCGGCCGCGGGTCGAGCTTGCCATCCTCGGCCCCCGCGATCTCCCGCTGCGGCCCCCCGCGCGGCCCCCCGCGCGCCTGTGCCCGCATCACCATCAAATGGCCGTCTGGTCGAGCTTGCCAACGCCGTGCCCCGCCCCGTCCCAGGTCTTGTCGTCAAACTTGTACGGCGCCGCCCCGCTCCCCACCGCATCCTTCTGCCGCCCCACGTAGGCCACGCCCTTCATGGGCTGCTGCACCACCTGCCGGAACGTCAGGGCCACCGTGGCGAGCCGTGGCACGCCGTTCGCGAAGCAGAGGCTGTACGTCACGTCGCAGCCCGTCATCACCGCGAAGATCGCATCCCCGCCCTTCTCGTTCCAGTTAAGCCCCGGCGCGTGCAGGATCGCGATCGGCGGGGGGTACGCCTCCACGTGCGTCTCCCCCTGCGTGTACAGCGGGTAACAGAACGCCCGCAGGTAGCGGATGGCCCCCGCGACGTCCGCGTTCCACCCCGGCGCGTCCGCCCCCTTCGTCATCCCAAAGGGGTCGAAGAGCTTCTCCATCACCGTGCGGTCGCCCTCCGGCTTCATGAGCCGGCTCATGGTGACCTCGAACGAGATCGTGCGCCCCCCGTTGCTGCCCCACGTCGCGAGCGCGTGCGAGGCCCCAGGGATCTCGCTGAAGTTCCAGCCGATCTCGATCGTGTCGGAGATGCTCTCAGGCCAGTACTGGAAGGCGCGCTGCGGGAGCGCGGGCTTCCCCGCGTCCGCCGCCAGCGCGTCGATCCCGCACATGCTCATCCACGCCGGCTTCTCGCCGGTGGGCCCGTCCATGATAATGCTGGCGATGCCGCCGAAGACCCCGAGGGCCATGGCCTACCTCCCGCGGCGCCCCGCGCTCAGTACTCGACCCCTAGCGCGTCATCCACCAACTTGGCTGTCCGCGCATCGAGCTTGCGTGCTAGCGTCCGCAGGGCCACGGGGGAATAACCCATCTTGCGCATCATGGGATTGGCCCGCTGCAGGAACATCTCCAGGGGGGTCCCCAATGCCTTGACCAGCGTCACGACCGGCTTGTCCAACCCGCCCCCCATCAAGGTCGTGAGCTTGTCCTGCAGCAACAGGGCATACACATAGGCCAACGCGGCCTCCGCGTCTTCTGGATTCGTGTCCATCACGGCCTCCGCGACCGCCTTGCCCTTGCCGCCCGCCGCGCAGCCCCCCTCATCATCCGCCTTGGCCTTCCCCTTCCCCTTGGCCGCCTTCTTCTTGCCCTTGCGCCCTTCGTCGAGGATCGCCCGGAGCGACGCCAGCAGGGGGTCCGCCCCCTCCATCTCGGGCTCCGCGTCCGCCGCGCTGCCGTTGGGCTCCTCGGGCTCCAGGTCCTGCGCGCCCTCGTCCTCCAGGTCCGCGCCCTCGTCGCCCTCGGCGATGGCCCAGCCCACGGAGCCCTCCGCGTCGATCGCCAGCATGGTCTCGTCGTCGAGCATGATCACGGCGCCCGGCGGGTCCTCATCCAGCGCCACCCCCACGACCTCGGCCGTGGTGTCCGCCGGCACCTCGACGGCCTCGCCGTCCTCCGTGTACGCAATCGTGTCGCTGACCGCGACGAGGGGCACGCCCTCCTCCCAGCCCGCGAACAGGTCCCCCTCAGCCATCGCGTTGGGCTCCTCCGGCTCCAGGGCCTCCCCGTCGCCTTCAAACCCCGCGTCCACCATCTCGCCTTCGGCCTCCGCGCCCTCGCGCACCACGGCCACGGCCTCGCCCGCCTGCCCCTTCAGGGCCTCCATCAATGCTCGCATCGTCATCGCTCGATCTCCTCGTGCGGCCCGCAGCCGCGCTATGCCTGCGCTGCGCATGCGCAGCGCCCGCCTACAGGGTCACCGTCACGTTGCGCTGCAACGACTTCTCCGAGGTCTTGATCACCTCGTCAAAGGTCACGTAAAACATCATGTTGTCCCCCGCATCGAACGCCGCCAGCTCGAACAGCGAGGGGCTGCCCCCCGTCCCATCGTCGTTCGCCTCAGCCGCGTCCAGCGCGCAGACCACCGTGAGCACGTTGTCCACCACGCTCACGGTCCCCGGCGCCAAGGGCTTGCAATAGTACCAGTTCTGCCCCACGCGCGTCCCCACGAGGGCCGTCCCCTCGCTCCCCGCCGGCGTGGGCCAGCCCGGCGGCACGGGGCACGCCGCGCCGCCCGCCGCCTGGATGTCCCCGTAGCTCGCCGCTGGCGCCGGCATCGCCGACCCCGAGGGCAGGTTCGCGCACCCCCACTTCACATAGCTGAGCTTCAGGGCGTCGAGCGGCGCGCCGTCCCGCGCCACCGCCGCGTACCGCTCCCGGTAGAGGTCCGTAAACACGCCTGCCGATGCCATGCCGTCTCCTGTCTAGCGCGTGATCGTGAACGTGAAGCGCACCTCGCCGTTCGCCACCGCCGCCGTTGCCCTCGCCTGGAGCGTAACCGCCCCCGCCCCGGCGAGCAAGGAAGTCAGGTCCACCGCGCCGCCGCCCGGCGCCACGCGCCACACCAGGTCGTCGTAGCCCGTGCGCACGTCGTCCAGGCCCCACGGGGTGTCCCCGTCCACGTCCACCCAGATCGACTGCTCCTCGCCGATCTCGTTGAGGTCGCCCCGCTGCTCCACCGTCAGGAGCACCTGCGTGGCCCCCGCGAGGTCCTCCACGTCGAAGGCGTGCGCCACCGTGGCCCCCGCCTCGACCGCCAACAGCACGTGCTGGCTCGTCAGCACGAGGGCCCCCGTCACCGGCAGCACGTGCCCGTCCATCGGCAGCACGTCCGCGGGCCACCCCGGCGCATCGAAGGTCTCCGTGAACGGCAGCACCGTCACGAGGGTCTCCTGCAGCGCGCCCACCGCGAGGCCCGGCACCCCCATCCCGATCGCCGTCGTGTAGACCAGCGCGTACTCGCTCACCCGCACGTGGATCGGCACCAGCGTCGCCTCGATCTTCGCGATGAGGCGCCGGACCGCCGCGTCCAGCGGGAGCCCAAACCCGAAATAGGTGTCCGCCCCCCAGGGCCCGCCCTGCGGCGTGATCTCCACCCGGATGCGGTTGCTCCGGCAGTACCCGCAATCCACCAGCAGCTCCGGCCAGTAGCGCACCGCCACGTCCGCCCCCAACGCCGGCGTGGGCGCCGCGGGGTCCTGCCCCACCACGACGTCCCAGTGCCACCGCAGGGGGTCCAGCGGGTCGACCCCCGTCCCCACCTCCGCATCGATCCACCACACGGCATCCCCCAGCGCCGGCGGCACGCCCCCCGCCCGGTCGTACACCGAGAGCCCGAAGACCCCCTTGCGCACCCCCCGGAAGTCCCCCAGGGCCTCCTTGAGGATCGACACCGTAACCACGTGCCCCCCCATCAGGTTGTAGCCCGCGGCCTCCGCCGCCGTGAGGTCCCGCACCGCCACCACGCGCGCGGGGTCCCGCTCCGGGTGGGCATAGCCCTGCGCCACGTCCAGCGCGAAGGCGAGCCCCACGGAGAGCCCCGCCGGGGAGAAGTCCTCGTACAGGAAGCAATCGTCGATCAGCGTCTTCCAGCGATCCGCCTCCACGGCGTCCCGCCAGTCGTAGTACCGCACGTCCGCGTTGATGTCGTCGAACCGCACGGCCCGCGGCTCGATCGTCGTGTACCACTTGTCCCCCACGTGATGCACCGCCGGCGCCGGCAGGAGCCCCGCGAACCCCGCGTCGCCCAGTAGGTGCAGGGGCCGCGCCGCCACCGCGAAGCCGCTCACCGCCCCGCGGATCCGGTAGCTCTCCGCCGTGGCCTTCAGCCCGAAGAACTTGTGCGCGTGCGCGATCGTCGCGCGCTGCACGCTCTCCGGGTCGTTCGCATCGTTCTCAAACCCAAAGTCCCGCGCCAGCACGTCCAGCAGGCTCGCGGGCCGCGCCGCCACGTAGTAGCCCGCCACCCGCCAGTCCGCCGTGATCGGCGTGGTCCCCCACGGCAGGTCCCAGGTCCCCGTCCAATCGGGGCTCGCGAGCGCGCGCTCGTAGTCCACGGTCCCCCGCGCCTCCCCGAGGTCCGCCTCGCCCGTGCCGGGGTCCACGAAGTACAGCACGCCATAGCCATCGTAGGGGTCGTTCGGCACGTCCACCAGCGCCACGCGGTCCACCCACCAGGGGCTGCTGTACCACAGCACGAGCCCCGCCGCGGCCACCGTCAGGGGCCCCGACGTGTCCATGGGCCGCAGGCGCCAGGGCGCCCCCGGCAGGGCCACCGGCGGCGTCTGCGTGCCGTCCCCAGCCCCCACCGCCACGCCGTACTGCGTGGCCGGCCACAGCCCCAGGGGCACCCCCGCCACCCAGACCTCGTTCGCCTCGGACTGCGCGGGGGCCGCCGCGTCGAAGAGGCGCGTCCGCACGTTCACCACGCGGTAGCGCGCGCCCCCCCACTCTACCCACCACTGCGGGGCCACCCGGCTGATGGCCGCATAGGGCGCCCACGCCACGCCGAAGGCCTCGTCCCCGTAGGGGAAGGCGCTCGCCAGCGCGGGCTCCCGCAGCACCACCACGGGGCCATGCGTCGCGTCCACCACCCACGTCGCGCTCTCAAAGTACAGCCACTCCTCGGTCCCGAGCCGCCCCCGCACCTGGAAGGGATCCCGCTGCGCCGGCAGCGCCGCGATCTGGTCGCGCACCGCCTCCAGCTCGTCCGCCCACGTCCCCAGCAAGCGCTGCAGGACGTCCCCCTGGCCCGCGTCCTCCGCCTGCCAGAGCTGCGGCACGTTGCCCCACAGCACGCGCCGCGCCCAGCTCCCCTGGCCGAAGCGCCCGCTACCAAATGGCTCGTTTCCAAAGGTCGGCAACGCCTACCTCACTGGGGGTGCGCCTGCAGCCACGCCGCGTGCGCCTTGGCAAAGGTCTCCGCCAGCGGCACCTCCACCGGCGCCCCCGAGGGCCACGCCGTCGCGCCCGCCACCATCTCTGCTGGAATCTGATCCGCCGTCACCCCCTTGGCAAAGCGCCCCGCCCCCACGAGCCACTGCATCACAGCCTTCGCCGCCCGCAATCGCTCACACGCCTCCTCGGGATACCCCGCAGGAAGCTCGCCATACACCATAATATCCGCCCGCCGCTTCTCACAGGCAGGGCAGAGGGGCGTCGCCACGACCCCGATGCCCACCGTCATGTCCGCCGCTGCATACACCGTCGGCGCCCCGCACATGCACACGATCTCCACACCGTCAACTAGCAGCCGCTTGATCGACATCGCATCCTCCTACACGTAGGTCACTACGGCACATCCATGCCAATACGCAGACTCATAAACATCGAGGGTGTCCGTTTCTACAGTGGCCAATGCCCCAACGCCATCCCCCGGTATCCCTGTTCCCCCAACTACCGTAGGCATAGCAGCGATGCGTATCTGCACCGTCCTCTCAAAGGTAATCGAAGCAACAAAACCGCGATAGGTCCGATGGATCTCCGAAAAGGCCACACATGGTTGCGACAAGGCAGAAGGGTTGTAAAAACCAAACCCCAATGGCACGCACTCCACGCTGCCCCCGCCCACCACGATCGGCGAGAGATGGCCTGCGAGCACCGAGTCCATCCACGAGATCGCAGTGTCCCAGCCTAGCAGCGCCCACCCCGTCGCATACCCCGACGACAAGCGACTCTTGTCGTACATCTGGAATCCGCCCAGCGCCGTGATCTCGAACATCTTGGCGTCAAAGTCGGTATCGTCCGGCCGCCACTTGCTCGTTGCCTGGTTCCAGTAGGCGTTCGTCGTGACCATGATGGCGCCCGCCCCGCCAAAGTAGATGCGCGACTTGATGGACGAGGTGCCCCCGCTCTCCCAGAGGAGCCCCAACGCATCCTGCCCCCCCACCCCTGGCTCGTACGCGCTGGATAAGTAGGTGGTGTCGTTGCTCAGCGTCACCTGCCCGCCCGCCAGCGTCACGCCGCTGTCGAGCGTGAGGAGCCCCACCACGTTGGCGATCAGCGCCGTGATGTTGAAGATCCCCCCGCCGATGTCGAACCCGCTGGCCCCGCCCACGTTCCCCACGCGCGTGTACGCGCTCCAGTTCGCCAGGTTGTTCCAGGCGAGCCCCCCGCTGAAGGCCCCGTGCTTCGCGAGCAGCATGGGCCCCATCTGGTTGTCGGAGCTGAGCCGCAGCATCGTCACCGAGGTCTGCGGCGCGACCGGCGCGCGGTGGAAGTTCCCCGCATTGAGGTACCCGCCCACGATCGCCGCGAAGCCCAGGGGCGAGCCCCAGTACAGCGTGATCGTCTGCCCCGTCACCAGCGAGTCATCCGTGATGCCGTGCGACCGCCAGATCTGGACCGCCCCGCTCGGCGCCGTCTCGGGGTCGATCTGCGGCACGCGGCCGTTGATCGCCCCCGTCAGGATCGCGATGGCCTCGGAGACGTTCTTGCTCGTGATGCTGGTGGGGTCCCCCGCGACGTCCCGCGTCGGGATGTCCTCGGCGTGCGGGAAAACGTCGAACTCCTCCAGGAAGCGGTCGTCCGTGACGAGGTCCCGCACCGTGGCCCGCGTCCAGTACCACGCGGTCCCCGCCGGGGGCGCCGTGTCGCTCGTCTTCGTGAGGTCCAGCTTGATCCAGGGGTTCGTGACGAACCCCTCGCTGTCCGCCGTCGCCAGCGTCGTGGCCCCGCTGTCCGCATACAGCGACGCCACCGTGATGCGCCCGTGATCGTCCCCCACGTAGGGCCCCTGGAACCGGAAGCTCCCATCCCCCGCCCCCAACTGGACATAGCTCGATTTGATCGTCCACGCGCCGCCCCCCAAGGGGCAGTACACCTTGCCCGTGATCTGGAACACGGGGGGCGCCCCCGTGGGGGCCGCGAAGTTCACGTAGGCGCGCTTCACCGTCACGCGGTCCAACGACGCCGTCATGCGGTAGCAGCTCGCCGGCGTCGCCGACGTGCTGCGGTCGATGTAGCTGTCCAAGATCGTCGTCGCCCCCATCGGGATCGTGATCTTGGCCAGGCGCACCGCGCTCCCGCTCGTGCTGGGCGCCGTGGTGTCCACGTAGAAGGCCCCGCTCGTGGGGGCCCCCGTCGCGTAGGTGCAGCTCAGGTACACGTAGTACGTCTTGGTGCTCGGCATCGTGCCGCCGCCCCCGGTGAACTGCCCACTAAGGTTCACCGCGACGTCCGTCGCGTAGCGCACCGCGAGGGCCGCCCCGCCGGTCTTCTCCACCCACAGGTAGAAACTATCCTGCTCCCCGTTGGGCGTGATCTTGACCGTCTGGGTGCCCTGCGCCATGACGTAGCCCCCCCGGTAGATGCCAGGGTCCAGCACCGCAAGCGCCTTGTTGATCCCCTCGGAGACATAGGTCTCGCGCCACCGCACCTTCATCTGCGCCTCGGGGATCACGACCGTCTGTACTACCGCCATGGCTTACCTACCTCGCTCGCTGCGTACGCGCGTACGCAGGGTCAGTCCTCTAGGATCCCACACTTGAAAAACACCAGCATCGCCTCGGCATCGAGGATGCCGTCGGGGATCTCGGTCCGCTTGATCTTGTAGGGCTCGAAGTCGGTGGTGAGCCGGAGCAGCTCCTCCTCCTTCTTCGTCAACGCCTGCTCATCGATCTCCGCCTGGGGGTGCTCCTGACGGAGGGCCGCCTGGGCGATCTCCAGGGCGTCGGGATGCGCGATCTGATACCGGAAGGCCCCCGGCTGATCCATGATCGGCGTCCGCTTGGGCTCCCCCGCCGCCGTCTTCTCCGCGTGCGCCTCGACCAGCTTGTTCCGCGCCGTGCTGAACGCCTTCATGGCCTCCGTGGGCTCGATCTGCTTCTTGAGATCCTCGATCGGCTTGTCGAGCTTCGCCCGATTCCGCGCGATGGCCCACGCCACATTCGTCACCTTGACCGCACTGTGCCGCCGCAACGTCGCGTCGCACACCAACATCAACTCGTTCAACAACTGCATCGTCCTGCTCCTTCATTGGCCACGTTCAACCGTCCATCTTTGAGTGGTTCTTACTCAAGCCACGCTACCACAGCCGATCGCCCCCCGCCAACCTTCCGCGCACCCATGCACGTCACGCCACGGGGATCTTCGCGATCTCCGCCTCGACCACCATGGCCTGCGCATCGAGCGCCGTGAGCTGCGCCTCCAGGCGGGGCTTCACGGTCCCCATCGCATAGGCCACCGCCACCGCGATGCGGTCCGGCTCCGTCGCCCCGAACACGAGCGCCTCGACCTGCTCCGTCGTCACGCCACCCCCGCCCATGCCCAAGTAATACTGCCGCAGCATCTCGTTCGCCCACGCCTTCTGATCCGTTGTAAAGGCCATCCACGTGCTCCTGGGTTAGTACCGCGTGATCTGATTGGGCATCCGTGCGTCACACGGATCGGGGATGAAATTCTGCTTATACTTCGCCACCCCCACATGACACTGGAAGTTGCTGATCGATCCCGCCATCGACCGACTCGCCGCCTGCGCATCATTGAAAAACGTCGGGGTTGCCGACGAGGCCCCGACCAACGTCGTCGTCGTGACGCTCTCGGACATATAGCCATTCTTAAACATCTTCAACGAGGACCCACTGCGCACGACCGCGATATGCGTCCACCCAATACCGAGAACCGACGAATTCACGGTCGCCGCCAAGGTCCGCGTAACATCGTACAACATCGCCTGGATGATTTTGCCTGTCGTCTGGACAATCTGGAACCCATAGTTGTTGCCCCCCATCAAGGCGCATCCCCCCACCACGATCCCATACACCCCTGAACCGGGGGCACTCGTCAAGTGGACCCAAAACTCAATCGTGAAGTCCCCCGCCCCCAACGACAGCGGCATCCGAATGGCCGTCTGTGGCACGACCTCTACACCAAACGCCACGACCCACCACGGCTGGCTCATCGACCCGTTACATTCAATCTTTGGAGACGCTTTTACTGTCGGAGATACCTTGCGCGACCCATGCACCCAATGCTGGCACTCCGCCGTGTAGGCCCGGCGATACTGATCCACCGTGGTCGGCGGCGTAAAGGCCCCCGTCCACAACGCCTTGCCCACAAAGATCCGCAACTGGTCGGCATACCCCGCCGTCGTCTCATTCGTCGTCCCATACGCTGCCCACCCCAACGCCACCCAATTTATGAGGGAGTAGTTCGACGCGACGACCTGCGAGCACACGGAAACCCCACCGACATACAGCGTGATCGTCGTTCCCACCCGCACTAACGCGACGTGCTGCCAGACATTCGCGATGCGCGACGTATACGAGGGCACCACGTACTGGACCGATCCGTTATAGACGGAAAAACAGAAATAACCGCTAGTGTTGGTGTAAATCCGGATCGCCCCATATGTCTCCACCGAACTTAACGGCCAATTACACGAATTCACAAACAAATCGAATTCCGTTAAACTGTATGATCCTCTTGTCCAGAAATCGACCGTAAAATCCTGCGTACCAAAGACCGTCCCATTGACCGGCGTCGCGATCCACCCCGGTGTCGATAAAACATCATGACTGAATTCAGCCAGTGCAACACGATCATACGGCATCACCTGCGTCGTCCCCGTCAAAAACTCGGGTGACACCGAGGCAATACTACCGCTATGCACGAAATCCCGCCGATCCGTCGGCGGCGTAAAACTGGTCGTCCACAAGGCCGTCCCCTTCAACACCTCAACACAGGCAATGGCCCCCAAGATCAACTGCTGTCCCGACGGATTAGCCCCCCCACTATCTCCAATGGTAAAATACCCGGACATGTTGTCCCAATACTCGGTGCTCGATGTCTCGCTGCCCCCACTAACCCCGTCAATATAGACCGTCGTCGTCGTCCCACTGCGCACGATCGCCGCGTGATGCCAATTACCATCATTAAGCGTCACGCCTGCGCGGGAGGCCGTAATCGCGTGCTCCGTTGCCCCCGCATTGACCGCCTTCCATCCCAGTTGTGTCGCACTATTGATCGACAGACGGAACGCCACGCTCGTATTAGAAAGTGCCACACCACGGTTCAAAAGAATCTTAGGGTACGCCGTCCCCGCATAACGAAACCACAGGTGGATCGTGAAGGGGTCATTGGCTAGGTAATACTTGTTCCCCGTACCAGCTTCATAAATGGCTTCAAACTTTGTAAAGTCAAAGGCCGTCTGGACACAGCACGCCCGCGCCCCCGACTGGAAGGCGATCGCATACCCCATGCCCCCAAAAGTGCGGTGCATCCGTTGATAGTTGGATGTCCCCCCCGTGCTGATCAGCCCCGCCGGACGCTCCGCCCGCCGGGCCATCGACCCCCCCGTATTCGTCGCGACCGTCCCGCCCCTGACGGGCATCCCGCGATACTCGGACAAGGTTCCCCCCAAACTACCTGGGAAACTCATCCCATCGGGGCCAGCATCCACCAGACGAAAGCCCAACCCCACCTCTACACTATTCCCACGCAGGAAGAACTTGACGTTGCTCATCTCCGCGTAGTCCGCCGTGGTCACCGGCGGCGTAAAGGGCGCCGTCCACCGCGCAGCGGCCGTGAACCGTATGTTCACCATCCTGCCATAATGGAACGCCGCCGACACACTACCCACCGTGAACGGTTGAGACGAAGACAGGCTCTGCCACGGCGTGGGTTGTGAACTGTATGCCGGTTCCACCCCGTTGACATACAACTTCCCCTGTCCCGCCCCCATCCCACTGCGCACAAAGGCCACATGCGTCCATTTACGTTGCGGCACCACTCCGGCCACAGAGACGACCGCATCCCCCGTTCCGCACGATAACGCCCCCGTTTTGGTCACCAGGAAAGAGTAATCGCTCGATCGACTGCAAATCTCGGTAATATATTGACTGGCATTATTCCACTCGCTGAACACCCAGGCATCCAACGTGTAATTCCCGTATCCTAGGTTAAACGGCGTGGTGCTACTCGTCTGGGCATACCATGTGGCTTCCAGGTGTTCCAATTGCTCTTCATCATCGACGAACACCACCGAACTGTTCTTACGCAACATTTTTGTGGGCGGCGCGAAGTCCCCCGCATACAACGCCTGACCAATCGCAATGCGCAAACCAGCAATCTTGCCAAGAAAATAATTAACCGCTGTATAATATCCAGTAAACTCCGCCGCTAACATCAATGGGGCACTTGTAAATTCCAAGACCGAGGAACCAATGCTAAAGGTCTCTGTCTTCCCATCAATGGCAAACAACAGACTGCTACCCACACGACTGATCGCCACATGGTACCATCGAGACAACTCTAGCGTTACCGTACTATCCACAGTCACCGTCGCCCCTGACGCGGTTGAATACAGAAAGGCCAATCGGTAAATCGCCGCTTGTACCTTTAACGCCCAACCCATATACACAGACGCTTCCTGCATCGAAACAATGCACTTGCCGTATCCAGTGGCCAAAGACACCCAACATTCAATCGTAAAATCCTGTGACGTGATCACCATCTTTGAATACGGATTGTTATAGCGTGTTTTAGCCGTCCCCGTCGTCACCGTCCACACCCGATCTGGTTTGGCCTTATCAAAGATGTTAACCCCCGATTGAATATAACCAAAATCCTGATCCCCCGGAATTAAAACCTTGGTATTCGCCGTAACGGTATAGGACGCCTCCGATGGCACGGTAAAACTGGTCCCCGTCCATAGTGCCGCGCCCAGGGTGACGCGAAAATACGACAGAAACAAAGAAGCAACATTGTAATAATTCCCACCTATGTAAACATCATACCCATTAAGATTTTTTATACTAACCGTGATCGCCTCATCCGTACCACACTGTACGCCATCCTGGAACATACGCAGGACATTCCCCGTACGCACCCACGCGACATGATGCCACGCACCATTCTGATTCGAGACAGGCGTCGTCTTTGTCACTGTCGTCGTATTAATACCATCCGAACTATAAATAAAGGTCAAAGCGTTAGCACTAGCCCGACAGATCCAACACATCCCGCCCGACGCACCATACTTTGTGTACACCTCGTCCACATAAAATCTGATCCATACATCCACCGTAAAATCCGCACTGCCAAACGACAACTGCGTCCCACTGTCATTCCACCGCAACGACGCCCCGTCGATCCACAAATACGGATTCGACGCGAAATCCTGTGTCCACGAATACGACGCATTCCCCTCCCACGTGCGCGCTTGGATCCCCCCCTGCCCCGTAACCAGGGCGGTCCCCACGGGCGTCGGTACCATCTTGCTGATCGCATTGCCCACCGTGTCCAACGTCCAGTCATACCATGTCGCACACCCCGCTGGCCGAGGGGGGGGCACATTGCGCCGTGGCGGCGTGAACGCCGCTGTCCACAATGCCTTCCCCTTCACCACGCGCGTCCACCCCAGTTCCCCAGCAAAATACGTTGAACCATCGGTCCCGAGCCTAACCGAACCGGCGGTCGTCGTCGTCCCACTGGCCGTCTGGGTCCCGACCTGGACCCCATTCGCAAACAGTCGATGTACATTGCCACTGCGTGTAACGGCTACATGTGTCCATACGCCTGTGAGCAACGCATTATTCGTACTAGAAAAACTTACCAAATTCGTCACAACCGTCATCGCCTGATTAGCTGCCGTCGACAGTCTTAATGACTCAATATTACAGAAACACTGTACACCAATGCTATCCCGCATAACGTACAAATCAACCGTGTAATCCCCCGTGCCAAAATCCAACTGATACCCGTAGGTGCTAGAATCAGTCAGCGTAGAACTCGTTCCATTGTATATCATCCCCTCTAGTGGCATCATTTTTTCAGTATTGATCTCTGTGTGCGAGACACTGACATTCGTTCCCGTGTATGTATAACGCCGATTGCCCCGCGAGGGATTGAACGGGATCACGCAAGGCAACCCCCGTGGCACTTCCCGCGTCCACCGCTTTTGCCCACCCGGCATGGCCTACAGCACCACGAAGACGAGTTGCACGCTCGCCGTCAACGCATCGTCGTTGGTCCCCGCCGCATCCGTACTCAACTCGATCGCCTGGCCATTGGTGATCCCGTAGTTCGCCGTGCTGATGTCCACCGCCGACGAGACCCAGACCGTATTGCTCATGTCCCACCCGTTGTTCGAGTTCGCCGTGCCCACCTTGTTCCCGTTGACCACCGCATTGAGGCGCGGTTGCAACGTCCCCGTGTCCATGCTCTCGGTCTTGTGCACCACCCGCACACAATAGGCGGGGCCATGCTCCCAGCGCGCCCACTGCCCCATCACGTCCCACAACAGGGTCGTGCTCGCCACCGTCGCAAAGGCCCCGTCCAGGCGGAACTCTCGCAGGACCACGTTGGAAAGCGCCGCGTATTCCAACTCGTCGTCATCGTTCGTCGTCATGGGCGCCCCGGCGATCGTCACCGTGCCCGTGCTGTACCCCGTCACGATCCCGTAGCGCCAGGTCCCCGCCGTCGCGCGATACCGCAGGGGCCGTCCCGCCACGAAGATCCCCTGGTTCGTCGCGTTGTCCGTCACCGTGAACGTGCTGTCTGCCGTCCGCGTGAACGGCGTCACCGCCGTCCAGGAACTCGCGCCTCCCCCACTGCTGCTCGCGGGCTGGTCGTACCACCCCTTGGTGCCCGAGGCGTTCGTCCCATAGAGCTTCGTGTTGCCCGGCGTCGCACTATCGTTGACGAGGTTGACCGTCGTGGTCCCCGTGATCGAGTGCTGGAAGGTGATCGGCGCCTGGTAGTCGGTCCCCGCCGATGCCGCACTAATGAGCCCCGCCGTCGCCTTGAGCAGGCCGCCCAGGGCCGTTGCCAACGTCGTGGTGCCCACCACCTCCACGTTCCCGTCCAGGTACGTGACCCCGTTGACCTCCAACCGGCCCGCCACGAGGAGGTCCGCGTCCGTGTTGAAGGTGTGCGAGGTCGTCCCGCTAAGGCCGATGCGCGCGTAACCCGTGCCCGCGCCCGCGAGGCTGAGGATCGTGTTGTTGTAGCTCGTGAGCTGCTGCGCGGTGCCCCGCAGGCTGACCGCCCCGTCGTCGCCCACGACCACCGTGGAGTCCTGCGCGCTCGTCCCCGTCGCACCGTTCCACCGCATGATGGCGTGGTCCGTGCTGCTGCCCACCCCCACCACGGCCCCATCCAGGTTCATCTGGATGATGTCCCAGTAGGCCCCCACCGTCGCGTGGTCCCCCGTGGGCGTGCTGTCCGTCGTGCAGACCATCATGTCGCCCGCCTCGACGTTCGGCCCACTCGCCCCGCCAATCTTGCCCGCCACGCTCACGCGGTAGGTGTCCCCCGCATCCGCTGCCGGATAGTTGGGGTTCGTCGAGCAGTTGAGCGCCCCCTTGTAGGTCATGGGGTCCGTCACGTCGACGCCGGCATTCTTCCAGACCGCCCCCGTGTACCACCGCACGTTCGTGCCGTCCCACTCCACGGTCCCCGCGAGGGCCGTCGCGTTCTGATGCGCCCCGATCACGATCGCCCCGTTACCGGAGCCATCCTTGAGGTGCAGGCGCTCGCCCGGCGCGGCCTGGCCGATGCCCGTGTAGCCCGACGCCTTGAGCTGGTAGATCGTCGCGACCGCCCAGGCCCCCGTGTCGTTGTAAATGATCTGCGTGTCCCCAGCGGGCGGCGCATGCGTGTGCGCGTCCAATGTCCCTAGGGCCGTCTGCACGTCCACATCCGTCCCACTGAGCTTGCCCGTGAACCCCGAGGCGACCACGGTGATCGCACTCGCGGGGTGCGCCCCGAGCAACTGCCGGTTCGTGAGGCTCTGGTGATCCGTCGCCACGTAGGTCCCCGACGAGACGACCGCCAGGCTGCGGAGGTCCTGCGCCTCCTCGTACGGCGTCGCGTCGTTGCGCAAGATCACGCGGAACAGGACCTTCATCTCCGCGAAGGGGAGGTTCGTCAGCGCGAGCTGGTCGTAGGCGTTGTTCGTGCGCGCAGCGGCGAGCGTGGTGTCCTTGCGCTGCCCCATGATCACGTAGATCGGGCACGTGGGGTCGTTCCCCACGAAGAACCAGTAGGCCACGTACTCGTTCGATCCCAACTCCGTCAGCGTCCCCGCGTTATCGTAGCAGAGGTTCGTGTTCTGGACGGTGTAGTAGTCCGTCCCCTTGGCCGTCCAGACCCAGTTCCCACTCGACCGCCGGAGGATGCGGCCCTGCGTCTGCTCCCCGATGACCATGCGCATATCCTCGTCGCGATATACGCCCTCGGTGATCGTGAAGGTCGTGTTGCCGAAGGTGCCCCCGAACCCGTTCACGTACCGCGCGCCCAGGCACTCGTGGAAATACTGGTGCGTGGCCCAGTCCATGACGAGCCCGTGGCGCTCCTCGCCGGGGCGCCCCTCGGCCAGTGTGCTGTTCCAGTACACCGTCTGGACGGGCACGATCCCGCCGTCGAGCGTCCAGGCCCCCGAGGACTTCTGGAGCACCCCGCTGGCGTCGAAGTAGATGTACCAGAGCCCCGTGGTGTCATCGAGCGTCACCGTCTGGGCCGCGCTCTTCGTGTACTTGTTGCCCTTCGTGTAGAAGTCGAAACTCGTCACGGTCGGGGCGATCGTGACCTCGCGCGTCGTCGCATTGAAACTGACCGTGGAATCCGTACGGTTGGGGAACCCCGTGGGCTCCGCCTGGAGCGTCGCAAACAGCGTCGAGGGCGTGTAGTCCCACGTGGCGTCCCCCCGCAAGAACTTGGTCGCGTCGTTCGGCGCGCGGGGCACGAGCCCGTGCATGCCCGTCGTCACGTCCGCCGTCGTCACGTTGCTGAGCGTCAGCGCCCCCTCGGCGATGGCCGATCCGTCCCCCCCGATGTGGTCGTGCGTGTCCCCGTTGGTCACGAGGCGGGCCGTAAGGTTGCTCTCCACCCCCGCGCTATCCAGCGTGAAGATCTCGGTCGCGCTACTGACTGCCTTCACGTAGATCCGCAGTTTGGTGGCGGCCGGGGTGCTGGGCTTCACGATCTCCGTCAGGCCGATCGACGTGGACGCCGTGACGGCCTCGGCCTCCGTCGCCCCGAGCGCCACCTCGTCCGCGCCCACGCGCCGCACCTCGGCATCGCCGCCGTACACCGTCTTGTTGTTCGCCGCATCGTGAATCAGCGCCATCGGTCAGTCCCTCTCCTGCGTATGCGCATACGCAGCGTCGTCACGCGAAGGTGTGCTTGGTCGTCCAGGTGCCCGCGATCCGCTTCTCGACCACGAGGTCGTCCCCGGTGCGCCCCGTGCGCCACGACCCGTTCGTGGTCGGATCGCCGTAGTAGGTCCACGCATCGCTGGCGACCTCGATGTCCCCGCCCACGTCGAGCCGCGAGCTGGGCGCCGCCACGTTGATGCCGACCCGCTTGTTCGTATCGTCCCACACCCACTCCGAGGTCTCGGCGTAGGTCCACTTGGTGTTCCCGTTATCCCAGAAGAGGAGCTGCCCGGCCGCCGTGCCCGCATCCACCGTAGTGCCGCCCCCCGCCGCGATCCAACTGCACACGCCCGCTGTGGTCGCGCTGAGCACGTAGCCCGTCACGCCCGGCGCCGCCGCTGGGAGCGTCATCGTCCACGATCCCGCCGCGTCCGCCACCTTGAGCGTCACGGCGCCCGAGGTCGTGCCCAACAGGTCGATCCGGCCCGTCGCCCCGCCCGCCTTGCCGATCTGCACCACGCCTACATCCGTGATCCGCACGCGCTCGACCGAGGTCGCGGTGTCACTGGGCGTCGTGTTGAACGTCAGATGCCCGCCGTTCGCTCCAGAGGCCCAGGTCTGCGCCGCGAAGGCCCCGATCCACGCCGTCCCCCTGAATCCCGCCTCGTAACCGCAGAAATACAGGGCACCCAAGGCATCCCCGCTGGAGACCACCGAGGGCGACGCATCGCTCGTCCCGCGCGCCCGCCCTACCAACAAGGTCCCCTGATCGGACGCCGTGTTGCTAACCCCAAACACCGCCTGATAGGCGCTACCCACCCGCGTGAGCTGGAAATCAAACATCGGCGTGTAGGCGCCCATCCGCAACTTGTTGTCGCTGGTGAGCCGCATCCGCTCAACAAAGGCCCCTGCCCCACTCATCGTCGAGAAAACGATCCGCCCCGGCACGTAGATCCCTGACAGCGCCGCGTCGACCTCGAACCCGACACCGGACGACACGCGATAGCACGCTGAGGTGTTCGTGTTCCACCCATAGGCGTAGAACCCGCCCAAGGTATCCCCACTGGCAACCACCGTCTTAGAAGCGACCGTCCCGTTGCAGCGCAGGAACTCGTAGTAGGCCGCCCCCGCCGATGACTCATTGGCGATGCTGTTATAGCCCGCTGCCCCTGACACCACGAGGCGCCGGTTCTGGACCGCCCCCTCGATGATGGGATCCACCGTCGTGTTGATCTGCACGTAGCCCGCACTTGTGACCCGCACGCGCTCCACCGACGCGGCACTTCCCGTCGGCGTCGTCAAAATCCGCAGGTGGGATCCCGCCGCCGAGTTCGTGTACGCCTCGTCCGCGTATGCCTGGAGCGCCACCGGCAGCACCCACTGCGAGGTCCCGAACCCGATAAAGGTGTACTGCCCGAGGAAGTCCCCGCTCTGCGTCGCCGTGGGGGCCAGCCGCGTCCCGCGCGTGTGCCCTGCGTAGTAGTACGCCCCGTGGGCGGCCGTGGCGGAGTGCACGATGTTCGCGATCTCGGTGATCACGCTCTCACGCGAAACCGTCAGCGGCCACTCTACCGAAGCTGGGCCGTTTCCGATGTTAAGGCCGTTGCTCGTAAACCGCGCCACTTCGGCCGAGGTCGCCGACCCCGAAAAACACGTATACACCGCGAGGTCCGAGCGAGCCGTACTGTTCGTGAATGCCTCTCGCGCTATCGCTCGGATCGAAACGGCATTGACCCATGTCGAGGCGCCATAGCCGCTGAAATACACCAACCCGATCACGTCATTCGTCTGGATCGCCGTCGGCGTCGCGAGGGATCCGCGCGAGCGATAGAGCCCCATCAACGTCGGGTCTGTGATCGAAGCCGTCAGCCCCAGGATGTGCACCTGGCCATCCCGCCGCACATCCAACTGGGTCGCAGGCGCCGAGTGCCCGATCCCCAACCACTTGTTCGTGTTGTCCCAGAACAGGTTCGCGTCGGCGTTGAACGCCCCGCCCGTATTGAACTGCACCCACCCCGTGCTGCCCGCTGCTGCCGCCGCCACGGCCGCCCACGAGGTCACCCCGCTGCCGTTCGTCTTAAGGTAGTAACCATCCGTGCCGTTGGTAGCAGGGTACTGGAACGTCGTCGTCCCCGCCACTGCCGCCACTTGAACAGTGCATGTGCCCGAGGTCCCACCCGCCAAACTTAGGGATCCCGCTGTCGTCCCTGCCGTCCCCAGAGTCAACAGGGCAGCCGGTGCTGCATTGGCAATCCCAACCTTGCCATCGCCAGTAATCCGCACGCGCTCCGCGAAGGTCGTCCCGTCCAGCGTACTGATCGTGACGTGCGTCTTCTTCGCCGTCGTGCCGTCCGCCACCACCCCGATCTGCGCCCCCACGTAGTCCGCCCCCGCACTACGCCCTGAGATCGAGATGAGCCCTAAAGTGTCCCCCGTGTTGATGTCCGCTGGCGAGGCTGCCGTGCCCCGCGTCCGATGGAGCGCCAGGACCGCCGGGGCGTCCGCCGTCGCGCTGTAATTCCGCTGCTTGATCCCGCGCGCCCCCGCGCTCTCCGTCACCACATCGAAGTCGACCGTCGGCGTGCTCGTCCCGAGGCCCACGCGACTGGTGCCATGGTCCCAATACAGCGTCGCCGCCCCGTTCACCGTCCCGCCATCGTTGAACTGGATCTGATGGTCGCTGCCGCCCGCCCCCGCCGCGTCCGTCGTGTAGGCGAGCCCCTTCCAGACCGCATTCGTGAAGACCTTAACCCGATCGACCGCCGTATCGTAGAAGCACATCCCCTCCTGGGGATCGCCCGTCCCGTCGCCCGCACTGTCCCACTTGTTCGCACGGATCCACGCCAGCACCGACCCCGTCCCGGTCTCCGTCGCGTACTCCCCCTGATAATGCTTCTGCCGGTAAGGATTCGTCAGGCCCATCGATCGCACCTCTCAGCGCCGCGCAGTCAGGCAGCTCTCTACATCGAGCCTAAAAGAGCCGAGGTGCCCCGCGTGCGCCTAGAGAGGGAGGGTCCAATTCCTGACCCCAAGCCCACGCGGGACACCTCCGCATCCGTTCCGATCTCAGACCACGAACCACACCGCCGCCGCCGCGATCCCCGCCGTCTTGCACACGTAGAGGATGTCGTTACTGGTGTCGAGGACGAACTCGCCCTTGACGCCCGCGACGTTGGTGTTCGGATTGCCCGCGTAGAACTGCATGGAGCGCACGCCGTCGCTGTCGACGACGAGGCCGCCCTTGGTCGCCACCGCCGCCGCGACCACCGCGAGCGCCGAGCCAGCGCCACCCGTGATGCCGTTCCCAGCCACGCCACTATTGAGCTGCGTGGCGGTGATCCCGCCGTTCTTGACGATGAGGGAGCCCGGCCCGGTGCCGCTCACGCCGATCGTGCTGTTGTCGTAGTTGACGCCGATGTCGTTGTTGCCCACCGTGATCCCGCCGGTATCCGCCGCGCCGACGTTCAGGGTGTTGCCGTCCTTCGTGAGGCCCGCGCCCGCGTTGATCTGTCCGGCGCCCGTGAACTGGACCCACACGGAGCCGCTGTACACGTAGCCCCAGTTCTCGTAGAGGCTGCCATCCGCGCTGACGATCACGGCGTCGGCATCGGCCGCCGCCACGAAGCTCCAGGCCGTCCCGCTGTACTGCGCGAACTTCTTGCCGTGCCCCGTGAAGGACCCCGCCGCCGTGCCGCTGAGACCCGTGATGACCGCACGGGTGCCCGCCCCGATGGCCCCGAGATCCGTCCACACCGTGCCGCTGTACTCGTACATGTGGCCGTCGGTGTACAGGGTCGGGGTCTCCTCCCAGTTGTTGGCGATGTGCGTCTCGCCCTTGACGCCCGTCGGCACCACATGGCTGGTGTCCGCGTCACTGACGAGGTTGATCACCTTCACGGGCTGCTTCCACGCGAGGCCCGAGGCCACGCTGTCCACGTAGCCCTTGTTCGCGGCGTCGGTCGCATCATCGGGCGCGAGCAGCCCGGTGATCTTGTGGGTGTTCATGTCGATGGTGTAGGACCCCGCGCTGTTGCCCGCCGCCAACACGGAGGCCAAGGTCGGCGTGCTGGACGTGATGTCCGCCCACGCCGTGCCGTTCCACACCATTACCCGCGCCGTCGCCGTGTTGAAGAACATGACGCCGAGGCCCACGCTAGCCCCGAGCGTGCCCCACCCGAGGGTGGTCTCGAAGAACGTGGTCGCTGCGCCACTGGTCGCGTGATCGCCGATGAATGCGTGCTGTCTGTACGGACTGGTAAACCCTGCCATCTGTGATCTCCTTGTGTCAGTGCGCCGGGTTTCCCGGTCGCCTTCGTTGGGGTCGCCGACCTATTCGATGACCCACACCGTCCCGCCACTCGTGTTCAGCCAGAACATCCCGTTGGTGCTCTGGTAGTACAACTGTCCCTGCACCCCCGTCACCGTGCCGTTCGGGTTCACCGCCCCCGTGAGCGTCCCCGGCGCGATGACCAACTGATCGATCGTCGCCAGCGCGTGCTGCACCGTGGTATCCGCCGCTGTGAGATTGCGCGAGAAGGTCCCCGCCGCGACCCCGAGGTACGCCGCCTTGTCCGTAAACGTGTAGCCCGGCGCCGTGAGGTTGTCGAAGGTCGTCCCCGCCTGGAGGAGGGGCCGCGCACTGGGCGCATCGAACGCCACCTGCGCCGGGGCCGCCCCCGTCGCGCCGTCCCACCCGAACTTGTAGCTGCCCAGCGCACTCAACTCGCAATCGCTGAGCCCCTGGCCGTCCCCCGTGGGGCCGCCCAACTTGCCCGCGTAGCCGCCCGGCGTCCCGCGCGGATGCACATCCCACCGGATCGCCCCACTGAGGATGGTCCCGCGCACCGCCTGGAGCTGCACGCACCCCCGCACGTCCTGGGCGAACTCGCACCCCCGCACCGTGAGCCACAGCATGTTCTCGGCCGTCAGCACCGTGGCCTCGCGCTCGCCACCGAGCACGCCCCCGCTGCCTACGCACCCATTGGCCACCACCTTGAGCGGTCCCGTCCGGCGGCCCGCCGTGAGCCCCCCGCTAGCCGCCGCGAGCACGCTACCATCGAGGCGCACCCCCTCGGCGATCAACGTACCCACCACGTCCCCCAGCGTCGCCGGGTTCGCGTTCTTGTACTCTAACCCCGCGAGGAGCCCCGCCTGGCGGGCCGTCCCCGTCGCGAGCACGCAGGCCAGGTGGTACGTCGTCAAACTCTGCCCGTACCAGTCCTCGGGGCGGTAGTACCACTGGACCAACCCACTGATGAGCCACCGATCGCCCACCACCGCGATGGTCCGCCGTCTGGGCAGCGTCACGGGACCGGCGTAGGTCCCCGGCGCGAGCACGAACTGCACTGGCACATCGAACTCGGCGAACGAGATCGGCGCCGCCACGGTCCCCACCGCGTGCGTCAACGTCTGGTAGGGCTTCTGGACCGTCCCGGTGCCCGTCGTGTCACTGCCGTTGTGCACGTCTACGTGGACGTTGCCGAACCCCGTGGGGATCGGTGCCCCACTGGGGCTCAGCGCATCGAGCGTCGCCAGGGCCTTCTGCACCGTGTCGTCCGCAGCGCTCAGGTTGCCCGAGAACCCCGCGCTATCCACGTGCGTGCCGAGCGCGCGCTCCGTGAAGGCGTAGCCCCGGCCGCCCGGCGTGGTCCCCGCGTCAAAGTTGTCGAACTGCGGCACGCCCCCGCTGGTCAGCGCGCGCCACGAGTAGCTGTCGCACCACACGGCCGCGGGCTCGTCCATCGTCGGGTCGGTCCCCGCATAGCCCGCTTGGAAGGTGCTCCCGTTGGCAGCTGTGTGCGCGAGCCCCGGCGCGGGGCCATCGATCCAGCCGCGCGCGTAGGCCGCCCCGCTCGGCTGCAGGGCGTGGCTCACCACGCCGAGCTGGCAGTGGTCAAGGGCCCGCAGGCGCACGTTGCCCAGCAGGCGCCACCCGCTGAAGTCGCTCCAGCTCGCCACGAGGTCGACCGCGTTGGGGCTCCACGCCGCCGCCGCAGGCTCCGCCTCGCCGAAGATGCAGAGGTAGGGGCTCGTGCCGTGCGTGTCGACGAATCGGCACCGCTCGACCGCCAAGGCCATCGTCCCGCAGGCATCACCCGCTGTTACCGACCCCGATGCCTGGTTCGTGATGCGCCCGTCCCGCCACTCGATCCCCGCCAGCACGAGGCGCTTCTGGGCGGGCATCGTCGCCCCCGCCCCGACGTTCAGGTTGTAGGCGCGCAACTGGCCCAACATCCGCGCCGTCACCGCCATGCCAGCCTGCGCGCCACAAAGCACCCCCGCGTCGCCGTAGATCCCCACCGTGGGCTGGTCCGCCACGAGGTCGAGGCCCAGGCTCGCGTACTGCGTCGGGCTGATCCCCCACTCCAGATCGCCGCTGATCACGTAGGCGGCGCCCCGCAGGATCACCGCCTGGCGCCGCGGCAGCGTCACCGCCCCCGCATAGGTGCCCGGCGCGAGCACGAAGATCAGGGGCACCCGGAAGGCCTCTGCCGTCGCCGCCACGGGCTGCGCGTTCGCCGCCACCACCAGCGTCTTGTAGGGCTTCGCCGGCGTACCGTCCCCGCTCGTGTCGCTCCCGTACACCGCATCGACGTAGACCACGCCGTAGCCGCCGGGGATCGTGCCCCCGCCGCCGCCGCCGCTGCCCGCATGGGCGAACAGCACCGCCGCGACGCCCGGCACCATCTTCGCCGCGTTCCACCACGTGATGCTGTAGTCGCCGTTGACGTAGCCCAGCACGCGGTGGTCGGGGTCGATGGGGACGCCGTTCTGCCACAGCTCCAGGAGGACGGTGGTCTCCGTCGTGGATCCCGCGGGCACGCGCGCCACCACCAGCCAATCCGGCTGGAGGGTCAGGGGCACCGCGCTGCTGATAATCATGGTGGTCTGCAGGGTGCGGCTCACGAGCCGCGCATCCCCCGCCAACACCAGGCGAAAACCGCCGCCATGGGGCGCGATCGTCGCCTCGGGCAGATCCTGGAAGACCCACGCCGCGGCCTCCAGCTGCTCGAAGATCAACGCGTCGATGGCCACGGCAAAGTCGCTAAACTGGTGCCACCACCCCTGGGCGTTCTCGTTCGGGTAGGGGACCTTGAATCGCGGGGTCTTCGCCGGCATCCGCCACCATCTCCTTGAGTGTCATCCACTCAAAATAGGCTTCCCCCCCACACTACCCGATCACGGCACCGCGCGCACGATTTGAGGCACCTCGCGGTTGGCCGGACCACTATCCGGCGGGCACGCGATCCCCTCGCCCGCCTGCACCAGCCCCCCCGACACGTACATGGCCCACCCCCCGATCGTCCGCTCCACCCCCGCCGCATCCAACACCAGGGAGGTCGTCCCCGGCACGCCCTGCGGGGCCTCGGCATCCGTGGCCAGGGATGTCGTCCCCGGCACGCCCTGCGCCATCCCCCCGAGCACCGCCACGTTGTAGCTCGCCATCGCTCACCTCGCCCTGCGTACGCGCATGCGCAGCCTCACGGGATGGCCGGCTGGCTGCCATCCCATCCGATCAGCAGGTCGCCCATGACGATCCAGTCCCAGGGGTCGCCCGTCCCGCGCGCGTAGGCCCCGTCCGGCAGCACGCTCGGCGCCAGGTACATGTCCCAGGGCTCGCCCGGCTTGCCCCGCGACGCCGTGTTCTCCGAGATGAACCCCGTGGGCAGGAAGTTCCAGCACCCGTCCCCGTCCGGCCGGTTCAGCAGCGTCTCCGTGACGAGCCCGCCCTTCGCGGTCTCCCCGCTGAGCCGCAGCGTCGTCGTCGAGGCCGCCAGCGTCGTCTTGGGGCCCGCCGCCGCCGTCTGCACGAGGTTCGCGATCGTCGGCGCCTTCACGTACCCCACGTAGGGGTTCGTCCAGTACGCCTCGGGGTTCCGCGCCTTCTCGACCCACAGCAGCGCCTGCACCACCCCGCCGTTGCAGAGGAAGGCCCGCGTGCTCTGCCCATCCGCCGCCATGACCCGCAGCACGCCCCCGCTCCCCGTCGTGGGCAGCGCCGTGGGCAGGATCGCCCCCGCGAGCAGGGACACCGCATCGGTCGCCGTCGGCGCCGCCGTCGTACTACCGTCTGTGAATCCAGCGGCGGGCGAGATCGAGATGTTCATGGATTGCCCCTGCGCCGACGCGATCGAGCAGTCGAGGAGGAGCTGGAGATAGCCCGGCGCCACCCCGACGTTCACCTGCTGAAGCACGATCCAGGAGCGCGCCCCGCTCGTCGCAAACGTGATCTTCGAGTAGTCCACCCAGCGGTCTAGCCCGTCGCTCACGCTGGCCGTCGCGCCGTCGCTCGATCCCCGCACCGCCCAGGCATTCGGCCCCGCCTTGGCCCCATTGTTCCCGTACTGCAGGGCCTCCTTGAGGTCCCACCAGATCCACTTGTTCAGCGTCAGGATGTCGTACGCCGCGCTCTGGTGGTAGAGCAGCTTCGCCACCCACGTCTTGGCCCGCGTCAGCGCCATCGCGCCCTCCTAGTCGAGCACGACGGCCCCGCCGTCGCTCGCGTGCATGATGTCCCCCACGACCACCCACTGGCGGGTCCCGTCGTTCGGGTAGTAGTCGCCGTTCGCCATGTTCTGATGCACCCAGTAGGCATCTGATAAACGCCCCATATAGCCGATCGACTGCGCACACGTCCCCACGATCCCCACGGGGCTACACATCCAGTTGCCGTTCGGGTCCGCCCCACCCAAGATCGCCTGCTTGCCGAGGGCCCCCGCCGTTCCAAACCCGTCCGCGCTGAGGTAGGCCGGGATGCCCGACACGACTCCCGCGCGTGTGAACAGCCCAATGCTCGCCTCGTTCAGATTGGCATACGTCGGCGTCTCGCTGTACCCCGCCAAGCACGGCTTGTCCCACCACGTCTTCGCCGCCTGGGGCTTCTCAAAGCACCACATGTGCAGCGTCCCCATCGCGTTGGAGGAGAACAGGATCCGCGTCTTGCTACGATCCGCCGAACTGAGGATGTTGAACCCCCGCGCCGCATCGCCGTAGTACGAAAACCCCGCGTTCAGGGTGGACAGCATCGGCACCTGGTCGCTCGCGGTGGGCCGCACCGTCACGCTCCCCCCCGTGAAGCCCGCGCCGTAAGACTCGATCAACACGATGGGGTACATCATCGATTCGGATGTCATCTCGGGGGCCAGGTAGATCTGGTAGCCCGCCCCATCCGCGCTGATCGCCGTGTTCCGCAGCACAATCCACGACATCTTGCCAACATGCGGCGCATAGGTCCATGTCCCCGTCACGGCGTGCATGTCGATCCACCGATCGACGCCGTCCATGCCCGCCGTGACGTTCACGCCATCCCACCCGCAACTCCCCACGACGGTCCACCCCACCGTCTTCAGGGCCTCCTTCAGCAGGTAGATCATCTTGCGCATCTGCCGGACCTGCGTGTACTCCGTCGGTCCGCGCGGCACCGCCGATGGCAAGTTGGCCGTCCCAGCGGGCACCCCGCCATAGACCCGCGTCCACGTGAACTCACGCGCTGGCGCCGTCATCTCACACCTCCCGGCGCGGCCACCGCCGCGTCAAATAGGGCACCTCTCGAAGGATCTGCGCGTACCACGGGGGGCACGTCGCCCCGAGCGTCCCCTGCGCGGGATCCAGCGCGTAGCCCTCCATCCCCACCTGCGCCCCGCCCACCGCCGGGTCCACCCCATAGCTCGCGATCGTGAGCTGCGCCCCGCTGCTCGCGGGATCGACCGCATAGGCGTTCACGTTGGCCATCGCGCCTCCTCACGGCAGCATCAGGTGCGTGCCGTCCCACGGGACGATCATGTTGTAGAGGTTGATGAACTGGCGCTCTCCCCCGCCCGTCGAGGCGATGTACTCGCCCAGCGGCATGCTCTGGGGCGCCAGCCACAGATCGAAAAACTCCCCGAGGCGCCCGCGCATCACCGTCGAGCAACTGATGATGCCCGCTGGGGAGACCACCCACTCCCCGTTGAAGTCCGGCCGCTGCAGGGGCGCCTTGTTGATGATCCACCCGTAATAGAACCCGCCGGGACCGATCCCCGAGATCCCCGTCCCCTCGGCCGTGAACCGCGCCGTGATCGGCGTGGCCCCTATGCGCGTCCGGAGGGGATCCCCGCCAACCTCGCCCGCAAACCACGCCCACATCGTCTGGCTATACCCCGTGGCTACCGAAAACAGACACGGATTGGGCCACCAACTCACGGGATTCTTGACCTTCTCCATGAAGATCAACGCCAGTGGCGGCCATCGCCCCACCTCAATGCCCCCGCCTTGCGAGAAGAATACCCGCGTGACCTCGCCATCCGTGCTCTTCACGCAATTCACCCCCACCGTGTAGGGCAAGAATTGATTGGTCGACGTGTGCCAGACATTCAGCCACGTCACCTCATCACTGGCCGTCGGCCGCACGATCGTCGTGCCGCCCGCGAACCCCGCACTAAAACTTGCCACAAGGTTCGCGTACAACGCCGTGGTCACCTTCATGTCGATGAGGAGCTGGTAGTACCCCGGCGCGAGTCCCATCGCGGGCTGCCGGAGGATGATCCAGGAGTGCGCCGCCGTCGTGCTAGCGATAATCTTGTTGTAGTCCGTCCAACGGTCCACCCCATCCATCCCGTAGGTGCTGCCGTCGCACGACCCCATAACCTCCCAAGCCCCCGGCCCCCCCTTGATGCCACCGCTGCCATATAACAGGGACTCCTTGAGCGCCCAGAGATTCCCCCTCGCGTTTCCCGTCTCAGAGGAGAACGACACCGACACCATCTTGGTGAAGTAGGTTTTGATCGCCGTCAGCGCCATACCATCCTCCTCAGTCCAGCGGTACGGGGTTGCCGTCATTCGGCAACAACAGATCGCCGAACACGAAGAAATCGAAGGTCGCCGTCGGCAGGTACTCACCCGTTGCCATCGCTGCGGGCACAAACCAGAGATCCTCGCGCCGCCCAAACCACCCCGCAATCGCGCCGAACGCACTCACGCCCACACGCGTCGCGATCCAATTGCCCCCGCCGTCGACCGTCTGCGTGTAATCCAACTGGCCCAGCGCCGCCCGCTCGTAGTAGTTGTTCGCGCACCCCGTCGTCTCGGAGGTATTGGCCACCCCTGTCTGGTAGTCACCTACCCGCGTGACCATGCGGGTCAGGGTATCCGTCTGGCCCCCCTGCAAAGAAAACGTCTCCGCCCGGTAGTATGCCCCCGCTACCGTCGCGATATATGGCTTGTCCCACCACGCTCGACGCCCCGCCACGGCCGCCACCTCGAAGCACCACACGTAATTCAGGTAATGATCCGCCCCCTCGTGGCATGTCATGCAGATCCGCGTCATCGTGTGATCGGTGGTCCACAGGCAATTAACACCCACTGTTGCAGTCGAACTAGAGTGCACCGCCGATCGATAGTATGCGTACTCCCCTTTATCCAAGATGACCTGCTCATCGCTCGCCGTCGGCCGCGCCGTCGTCGTCCCCCCCGTGAAGCCCCCGCCCCACGAGTCCACGAGCGTCATGCAATGCGTGTTGTTCACCGTCGCATTGCACGCGATGCAGATCTGATAACCCTGCCCACTCGCGTTGATCGCCGTCTGGCGCAGCACGATCCACGAGAAATAGCCGCCCGTGGTCTCCGTCCAGCGCACCGCCACGGTATCCGGCCAACGGTCCACGCCATCCATGCCACTCGCCCAGACCGCCCCCACGTAGCCGCAACTCCCCACGACGGTCCACCCCGCGCCGAGCAGCAGCGTCTTGATGGCCCACATGTTCGCGCGGTGCCCCGGCGAGAAGTTCGTCTGGCCCGCCTGTGCCACAGGCTTATCTGCTACCGTCACCTGGCGGTACGCCCGCTGCCACGTCTTCACCTTCGTGATCGCCATCGCCTACACCTCGAAGCCCAGGCCGCGCAGGGCCACGTGGACCGTCACGGGGGTGGCCCCCGCGTTGCTGACCCGCCAGTAGAGGGTGCCCCCCGTGAGCCCCTCGATCCCAGCCGGGTTGCGGTCCACCCAGGGGCCGTCCACCGCCGGGTTCCACCGCGCCTCGACCCCCGCGTAACCGATCTGGTAGAGCAGGGTCGGCCCGCCCGTGAAGGCCGCGTCCCCCAGTTCGATGTCGACCGCCTCGGAGGCCCCCGCCGTCACCGTCGCCACGAGGCTGTAAAGGACCCCCTCGCCCACCCCGATGACGACCGCCCCCAGCGCCACCTCGCCGTTCGGCACGGCCGCCTCGAACGTCGCTGTCCAGCGCCGCGCATGCAGGTCCCCGTCGTCCAGGTGCTCGCGCACCTCCTGGGCCATCGACACGTGGGCGGTGCCCCCATCGCTGGAGAGCCCGCGCGCCCAGATCGCCTCCGTCGCCACGCCGCCCCCCGCGTGCGAGAAGAGCCGCGCGGTCTCCCCGACCGTCAGGACGCTCGCGTTCCACCACGCGATCGAGGAGTCCGCCCGCACGTAGCCCAGCACGCGGTAGTCCGCCTCGATGGGCACCCCGTTCTGCCGCAGCTCCAGGGCCGTCGTCGCCGCGGCCCGCGCCCCGCTTGTCACGCGCACCACCACGACCCACCCCGGCACGAGGGCCAGGGGGCTCGCATAGCCAATGGTCACCTGCGTCTGGTAGGTGCGGCTCAGCGCGATGCAGGGCCCCAGCAGGCGCAGCTGATAGCCGCCCCCCGCGGCCTCGATCGTCGCCTCCGGCAGCGCCACGAAGGTCCACGCGTTGGCCTCCAGCCCCCCCAGCATGGCCGTGTCGATGCCCGTCGCGAAGTCCTGGAAGACCTCCCACCAGCTCTCCGCCGTGCTGCCCGGATAGGGGAACTTGAACCGTGGGGTCTCCTGGCGCGCCATCCTGTGTTCCTACTCCTCGGTCCTCGTGAGGATCCCGCCGTAGCCGCCCGCCTGGTTGATCGTCAACTCGACGGTGATCGGCGTGCCATCTTCGGTCGCCGTCGGATCCTCGGCGATCTGCGCCACGTACTCCGTCATGTAAAACGGCGGGAGCATCCCCGTAGGGATCCAACTGGTACGCGCGACCATGTCACCTCCTATAACACCAACGCGGTGCCGTCATTGCCTAGCACCATGTTGCCAATGACCACCTGTGTCTTGATGTCATTCCCAGGGCCAGGGAAGGTATCGCCCGTAAGCAACTGCGTCGGTGCCCACCAAGCATCCGCGCAATATCCATAAAGTCCTACGTTACCAACGCGATAGCCAGTCCCATAACAAACCATAGGATGCAACGGCCACTTACCATCATTGTCCCCCGAGGCACCTACTGCGGTCGCAATTAAAGAATTTACAGAAAGGTAAATGGGCACTTTTAGACCATCTACAATACAATATAAATAATCGTAATCACTCGCCAATGCTGTCTTTTCACTAACTGTCGCAAGATGCGGACTGGAAAACCACGCAGGGGGATCCACTGGACGATCAAACATCATATATCCCTGAACCGTCGTAGGGCCGATGAACAGACGCGTACACTCAAAATCAGACGAATTAAAGACGTTAGCTGACAAGGTTGTCAACGCCGACGTCGCCTTCCACCACGTGTTAATCTGATAAGAAAAAGTCGATGTCGGTTTGTACTGTAACGACCCCCCCGTAAACCCCACCACGGAAATGTCACAATTGGCACGCTCTGTCGCCCCAGCCATAAAAAAATCAAACAACACCTGAAATCCCGTCGTGATGTGGTCATTCTGCAACACCACCCACGAATGATTAACGCCCGCTGCTCCACCAACAATATGCGCCGGAGTGTCCGCTGTAATATTATCCCCCGCACCAGCGGTATCCACCCCATTGCTAGAGGACACTACCGTCCAACCACAATTGGCAGCCAGGTGCTTGTAGATACGCTCAAACAAGATTTTGTGCGCATTTTGCGAGGAGGACCCCGTGGCCGTCAACCGCGTCTTCGTCCACACCTTGCTATTGGAAATTTCAGCCATTAAACACCATACTCGTGCCATCGCTTCCCAAGAGCAGATCTCCGTGCGTGAACAAGCCCATATCAGAAAGCGTAGATGGCACATAAAAATAGGGCGCCAAGGATCCTTGGTTCGTCAACCCTCCACCCGTACCAGACCGATCCCTGAAAACATAAGAGATGAAATACAAATCAAACATCTGACCCAAAATACCTAAAACAGTCGCATGCCGCGAATAAGGGATCACTTGTGAAACACAAATCGAACCATCATGAAACACTCGGTTGCCCAATATACTATTGCTTTGCAGCGGACTCATCATGCTCACGGGTAAAGCCGCACCATGATAACACCGCGCAACCCCCAGCGCCGTCGGCGTTGAACACCAATAATAGCTATCTGGTATTCGTCCACCGTGTGTATCTGTGCCCATCCAATTCCACACCGTCCCCGTTGTCCCCGATGGATACATGATCACGATATAGGGCACTGTGAGCCAAGGCGTCGGATCCTGGAGCTTCTCAAAAAACCATGGACCACATGACCCCACAAAACTACCAGTGCTATTGTGAAACAAGACCCGCGTGCACTCCCCGTCGGACGACGTGAGCACAATCGCACTGAGGGTCGACGTGGTCACATTGCAATAATCAAGATTCGTCAGCAAGGTTTGCTCGCTGCCCACCGCCGTGGGGCGCGTAGTCAACATGCCGTTGCTGTTGTATCCCTGGTGCGTAACGTACGCGCACATGTACTGCTTGTTCGTCGCCGTCGTATTAATCCACTCGAAGCACACCGCAAAGTCTGGCGCAATGGCGGGATTCTTAAGCACGATCCACGAGTGCGCGGTTCCCGCCGCCGCGCAGTAGATGTCCGCTGGCACCTGGAGGTAATCGGTCAGCAACCCCACTGAAACACGATTGCTCGACGCGACCACGGACCAGTATCCCGTCGCCACCATCGCGTTCTTGACACCAATGAAGGTCCGCGCCCATACGTCCCCAATCGTCGGCGCCGTGGTTCCGACAAAGGGACTCAACCGCACCGACGCCCACGTCTTAACTAAGGTGATCGCCATTTAACACACCTTTACGATGCCGTTGGGAGCCCCCGTGGCCATGCACCCCATACGAATCAACCCTACTGGATTGCCAACGGTGGCATACCGAAAACAAGCAGCATGCGTACAGGGAGCGGAGTACAAATCTACCGCTCTGCCTAAGACCCCCACGACACCGTTGGTATATCCCTCGTAAAAAATGGGATACAACAACGACGCCCCATTCGCGGATACCCCACTGGCCATCGGCGTCCACCCCACCCATCGCGTATCCCCCATCATCGAACTCATCAACAAATTGATCATCCGGGATTCTACGACCGCCACACATCCACGATACGACTGAGCTGGATTATATGTCCACCCGCCCCCCCCTGACATCACGCCGCTTACAGCCGCAAACGCGGCAAGGACAAAGGGATCGGTCCACACCGCGTGCACATTGGCCGGTCGCTCAAGCGTAATGACCGCACCGCCGTAGGAGGAAAAAAACCCGAAATCATCCCCGCAACTCCCACAATGCGTATTGAAAAAACGAAAACACTGGCTATCCGACGAATACAACAAGGTCGTCCCCGTACAATCTAGGACGACATCCACAAAATTGACATTGTCACGCACCGCCTCGACCCCATTGGCCGTCGGACTCAACATGCGCGTCCCATTCATGGCATAGCCCTGCGCACACGCCCCAAACCGCGCATTGATACTATCCACCTGGCTGGTCGTCGGCCCGCGATCCAAAATCACCGAAAATCCCGGCATAAACGCCGCATTCTGCAACACCACCCATGAATGTGGTGTTCCCGCGATCCCATAAATCACATCCGACACGCTGAGCCAGTAATCCCCTGCCCCCGTCCCCAGCACCGTCCCGTTGCTACTTTGCACTACCGACCATCCCGCCGACACCAACATCCGCTTCATGTTCAACAACGTCGCTGCCGTACGCAGCAAAGTGGTTGTATGCGTCACCCAATCCGTCGGGATGGCCGCCGCAAGCCAGGTCTTCTTCAACGTGATCTGAGGCACCGCACCCTCCTACTTGTTGTAGACCGCCCACCCGATCGCCAACCCCGCCTGGCCCGTCACGGTCACGCGCATGGTGTCATCCCCATCGTTGATCGCCAACGCGATGTCCCAGTCCGCCGTGCCCCCGCTGGCGTCCGTCTGGTCGACCACGGTGTAGATCGGCGTCACGCGCACCCACGACGACACCCCTGTGAGCGTCCGCGTCGCCACCGCCCGAATCTCCCACACCTTGGTCTTGTCGGTGATCGCCTCGCGGGCCACCGCCGTCAGCGCAAACGAGGTCACGGAGTTGCCGGTCAGCGCGTACCGCGTCGAGGACACCCCGCCGAGGAAGATCTCCGTCGGCGTGTTGCTCCCCGTGACGCCCGACCAGCAGAGGGACCCCGCGCCGATGTACGCCTTGTTGATCGCGTCGATGAGCGAGCTGCACGCGAAGATGAAGTCCAGGACCCCCGTGTTCGTCATCGGTAGGTTCGTCACTGGCCCGAACCCGCCCGTGTAGCGCCCATCCTCGAGCGTCATCTCGCCGTCGGCCTTGAGCGAAAGGTCTCCCCCTGCCGTCACATCAATCGCCGCGTCGGCAGCGATATTCATCGCCGCACCCGACGTGAGGTCTAAGTCACCGGACGAGGTGGACAGATCTAACGTCGTCCCAGCCGAGACGCCGATCGCCCCCGAAGCTGCCGTGACGTTGATCCCCCCGCCCGCCGCCGTGAGATCAAGCACCCCATCCGAATAGATGTCCCGACTACCCGTGCCGCCCATCTCGAGCGCGTGCCCATCGGCATCGTTGTTCGTGACCGTGACGGGCGCCCCACCGTCGGGGATCACGATCTCGTGGCCCAGGTCATACGCTTCCTGGAGCGACCCGCCGCCCCGCTGGAGCTTCCAGCGCCAATGCAGCAAGTCGGGGTCGTTCAGGAAGACCGCGTCCAGGAAGTCCCCCCGCACGTAGGCCGCCCAGCCCTCGACCGCGTGCTCGTGCTCCCATGCGGTGCCCGTCCACTCCACGATGTCGTTGACCAGGGCGCCCACCCCCCACCCCGCATGCACGGGGGCCGCCGCGTAATCGAGGATGTACCGATCCCCCACCGTGGGGCCCACCGGCGGCGGCGCCGTGGGGTCCACGATGGCCAGCACGCGGGGGCGCCGCACGCTGACCTCGCCCCCGCCCCCGCCCGCGAAGGCGAAGAGCTGGCGCGTCTCCCCCGGCGCGAGGACGCTCGCGTTCCACCACGCGATGCTGTAGTCGTCGCGCACGCAGCCCAACACGCGGTAGTCGGGGTTGACCGGCACGCCGTTCTGCCACAGCTCCAGGGCCGTCTCCGCGCTCGCCTTGGCCCCGCTCGTCACGCGGGCCACCACCATCCACGCCGGCGTCAGCGCCAGGGGCGTCGCGTGCGCGATCGTCAGGTAGCTCTGGAAGGTGCGGCTCGCCACCACGCAGGGGCCCAGCAGGCGCAACTGGTAGCCGCCCCCCGCGGCCTCCACCGTCGCCTCGGGCAGGGCCACGAAGGCCCAGGCGTTGCCCTCCATGACCCCCAGGAAGGTCGTGTCGATGCTCAGCGCGAAGTCCTGGAAGGTCTCCCACCAGCTCTGCGCCGTGTCCGTGGGGTAGGGCAGCTTGAACCGTGGGGTCTCCTGGCGTGACATTTACTTGATCTCGCTGAGCGCGAGCGTCCCGCGCTTGATGATGTAGCTCGCCGGGGTCATCACGTTGCCGTCCACGTCCACGAAGCCCTCGTGGCCCGGCGCCGCCAGCGTCACGTTCGCGTAATCCATGCCCTTCGTCGCCGCCTTGATGGTGTCGTGCACGGTCTGCTTGTAGAGGGGCTGGTTGAAGTCGCGCCCCCGCAGGACCTCCAGCAGCGCCTGCTCGATGTCCGCGAGCACCTCGGCCGCCACGTAGCTCGGCAGCACCTTGACCGCCACCGCCACGTCCACCGGCACGAGCATCGCGCTGCCGTCCGTCACCTGCACGAGCTGCGTGACCTCCTTGATCCCGTCGATGTAGGCCTGCATCCCGTAGATGAGGCCCGCCGCCGGCGCCACGTAGTCCCCGTCCCCGTTCACGCTCACGATGGGGACCTGCACGTAGTTCGCCTTGCAGTCCGCATCGAACAGCGTCGAGAGGTGCGCTTGGAGGTCGACGAGCACTGCGAGGATGTCCGCCTGGAGCTGCGCCGCGCTCCCCGGCAGGGGCGCGATGGCCTCGGCCGCGTTGCCCACCGCCGTCACGGCCGTGCCCGCGAGGCCCAGCAGCGTGGTCAGGTACTGCGCCATCGTGACCTGGCCCTCGCCCGTTGGCGTGAGCAGCTGCTGCATGGCGAACCCATAACCGTCGAGCTTGGTCGCCGCCGCCCCGCCGTTGCTGAGGCTCGTGCTGATCGTGCCCCCCTGCGCCGCCAGCGTCCGCGAGTAGTTCGCCAGCGTCGTGTCGCTGGGGTAGGTGGCCTTGATGTAGTTGTCGAGGTCCGTCAGCGTCGTGCCCATCGCCTTATAGGCCGCGTCCCCCGTCGTCATCTCCACCTGGAGCTGCTGCGCCACCGCCCGCACGTTGGCCGCCTGGACCTCCAGGGCGCTCTTCAAGAACCCCATCTCGGCGAGAAGCACCTGCATCTCCGCGAGAATGCCCTGCGCCGTGACGATGTCCGCCGCCGCCGCCGCCTCGGCCGGGGCCACGAGCAGCAGGTAGTTCGCCAGATAGCCATCGATCCGCTCGCACTCCCCGACCAGGATCGCGTCCTCCTCGGAGGCCCGCACGTTGATCGCGTAGCCCTTCGCCACGCGCCCGTAGAGGGGGTCGGAGAACCCGTTGACCTGCGCCTGGTAGTCGGTCTGCGTGATGGCCGCCCCGCGCGCCGCAAAGGCGTAGGGGGCCAGCTTGCGGGCCTCATCTGGGGTCTCGGGGTCCGCCCCGCCGCTCGCCCCCAGCGGGTTCGTGCAGGCGATCTTGATGGCCGCCCCGCCGACGCTCAGCACGTCGGTCGCGCTCGCCACCGTGCCCGCCGCGGCCCGCCCCGTGGCCCCGTGGATCAGCGTGTACTGGATCTTCACATCCGACCCGGCCTCGGGGATGTTCCCCGCCACGCCATCCCCGCACGCCACGGCCGGGGGGTCGTAGAGGTAGTCCACCTCGTACTGGTTCGTCTGCGCAAAATCGAGGAAGTCGTTCTCGGCCCACTCCGCGCCGTCGATCCACACGCGCACGCTCCCCTGCGCGACCCAGATCCCGTTCGCGGGGTCCCCGCCCTGCATGCGGAAGCGCTGGTTCTGCGTCCCATCCCCCGTGTAGCCCACGGTCCGCGTGGTGCCCTCGCGGCACGCCACGGTGATCGTCGCGGTGCCCGGCGCGAGGAAGGTCGGCGCCACGGTCTCGAAGACCAACCCCGATGGCCCCGCAAAGCGGAACCCCGCCTGGAGCTGCGCGGGCGCCGGGATCGCCGGGGTGAACGTCAGGTCGAGATCGACCGTCGCCGCCGCCGCGGGCCGCATCTTGTAGCCGACCTGCTTGACCAGCTTGGCCACCGCGGAGTGCGTGCGCGCCGTGTCGAGGTAGCAGTCGCTCGCCACGCGGTCCATGTACCAGCAGAGCTGCCCCACCGCGTTCGCCACGAGGTCGATGAGCATGATGCCCACGCTCGTCGAGGCGTAGTCGTTGTAGTCGCTCACGTATTCGACCTTGAGCCGCCGCAGCAGGCTGTCGAAGATCGAGGCGTAGTCCTTCGCCGCAAACTTTACGGCGTTCAGAGGCTTGCGGTCCGCTACGGGGACTCCCATCGTTAGCTCCTTCTCACGGCCCGGTCGGGGCGCCCTGGATCGGCACCTGCTGCTGGTACACCTGGTTGTTGATCCGGTACACCACGTCGAGCACGATCGCCGTGTCCTCCAGGCCCACGTCCTTGCCTGTCCGCGCCTCGACTGACAATACCTCAGCGCGGGGCTCGAACAAAGCGATGGCCCGCGCCGTCACGGCCCCCACGCGCGCCTGCGTGAGCGGATCGAGGTTGTCAAAGACGAACGCCTGCACGCTCGTCCCGAGGGCCCCGCGCATCACGCGCTCCCCCACGCTCGTCGTCATGAGCGCCTTGATCGAGTTGAAGACCACGGCGTCCAGCCCCTGCACCATCATCGGGAAGGCCTGGCTCCCCACCCGGAAGGGGTACGCGATGCTCCGCAGCACCATCGGCGTCGTCGTCGGCACCGGCATCAGACGGCCGCCTCGTCGGGGTCATCCAGGGGGCACGCCGGCAGCTTGGGCAGCTCCGGGATCTTGGGCAGCGCCGGGAGGTCGAAGGGGAGCCCCGGCATCGGGATCGCCAGCGCCGGCAGCGCCGGCAGGGGCGGGATCTTGCACTTGGTCGCCATCGTCGTCCTCCTCGCGCATGCGCATACGCAGCGCCGTCACCCGATCGATACCACCTCGGACAGCTCCTTGTAGAGCATCGGCGGGGGGGTCGGCCCCGGCGTGCTGGGGGCCCCCGGCGCCGCACACATGTGCTGGTGGATCATCGACCACGCCAGGAACTTCATGCCCCGCACCGCGGGCTCGAACACCGGCCCGGCCCCGAGGCAGACCTTGCCCGCGTTCAGCCACGCCTTGCCCCCCGCCATCACCGTGGCATCCCCCGGCGCGCTCAGCGTCGCGGCCTTCCCGTCGAGCGCCAGCATGGCCCCACTCTGGTTCGCCAGCGTGATCTTGTCCTTGCCCAGCGTGAGCCACGCGAGCACCTGGTTGGTGTCGGGGTCCACGTTCATGATCGTGACGCTCGCGTTCTTCGCGTCGATCGCGAGGTGCGTGCCGCTCTCCGCCATGAGGAGGATCCCGCCGTCCTTGTCCAGCGTGATCACGCTCCCGCTCTCCACCCCGCTGCCGTCGCCCTTGGCCAGCGTGATGTGCAGGTCCTCGGGCTTGTCGCCGAACCGCAGGTAGTGCCCCGCAGGCGTCTTGAACCCCTTGCGGAAGGCCTCCCCGCTCGCTGTCAGGGCCGTCCCCGCGGCGTCCTTGGGCAGCCACCCCCCGAGGTACACGGGCACCGTCATGTCCCCGTGCTCGAACATCACCCACACGGCGTCCCCCACCTCGGGCGGCACGAAGAGGCCGTGCATCTGCCCCGCCGCCCCCTTCGCGAGCCCCGGCCAGCAGGGGAGCGCCCAGTAGCCCTTCGGCACCTCGGCCTCCGTCGCCATGCCCAGCGCCGGCACCTGGATGCGGCAGCGCCCCCGCTTCTCCTCGTCCTTGTTGTCGACGACGAGCCCCGTGTAGAGCCCGTAATAGCGGTTCGCGTGGTTCTCCAGGCCGTCCGCGTGGATCGCGTCCATCACGTAGCCCGCGGGGTCGTTCTTGCGGCGGCTGTCGGAGAGGTCGAACATCGTTCAGGCCTCCTTCATGGGCTGCGCCTGGGTCTGCGTCTGCGCCAGGTTGCTCGTCTGCGTGGAGCCCCACTTCACCAGCTCCAGCACCGTCTTCCAATCCCCCGGCGCGTAGTTGTGCGTGACCTTCCGCACCTGGTAAGTCGAATTCATCATCGAGCTGCACCCCGCCACCGTCACGGGCATCCCCGGCTGCACACTGGGCAGCCCCAGGGTCGTCACCGTAAGCACGATCGCCATGCGGTCCGCGGCCCCCACGCCCTGCGCCGCTAGCTCCGCCTGCGCCTTGGCCTTCTCCGCCCCGCTCGGCGCCGCCACGGCCCGCTTAGCGGGCACCCCCTTCTTACCACCAGGGTCGATCTTCGCATCGGCCTGCACCTCGCCGCGCTTGTCGTCCTGCGCCTCAGAGGCCACCGCGCTGCCCTTGGGGTCGGCCGGGCGCTCCATGTCCTTGGGCCACACCCACAAGGGATCCAGGACGATCCCCGTGTCCTTCTCGATCACCACCGCGCGCACCCCCGCCGTGGCCCCCGGCACGGGCACCGCATCCCACTTGCGGCCCTCCGCCCACATCGCGGCCCCCCCACTGAACGACACGTCCAAGATCGGGTACTGCGGGGGATCCGACGAGGGATCAAAGAGCCCCCGCAGCACCAGCGCATACATCGGGGTCTGCGTCGCCGCATAGCCCTTGGGGTAATAAAAGACCGCCGGCTTGAACGTGCTCACCGTCGCAATCGCGTTGCCGAAGTGAAAGTCCAGGTTGGCCATGCTGAGGATCCGCCGGATCGTCACCATGTGCGCCGTGGTCCCCGCCACGCCATAGGCCACTGACTCCAAGTCCTTGCCCCCCGCCTTCATCTGCTTCGACATCTCCTCCAGCTTTGCCGCCCCATCCCCCAACGGCACCATCGTGTAGCCGATCGCCCGTGCCGCCTCCTCCAGGATCTGCTTGGCGGAGTCCCCAAACATCCCGTCATCGGCCTTCACGTACGCGGCCTGCCGTGCATCCTGGTAGTTCGCCGTCAGGGACCCGCTCAGCTTGTCGCTGCTCAGCGCGAGCCCGTCCCCGCCCTTGCCCAGGAACCCCCCATAGTCGGCGGTCACCTCGGTAGCCGTCCCCGCGAGGTACCCCATGCGCGCCCGCACCTCGTTCAGCATGTCAAAGGCGCCCTGCTCCAGCAGGTAGATGCCCTCCTGGTAGGGGGCCTCAATGCCGATCGTGAGCCCCTCGTGCGTCCCCTCAAGGTCCTGCGTCACGCTCACCGAGGTCACGAAGGGGCCGCCCATCACGGCGTCGCTCGACGGGGCGTTCCCCGTGGGCCAGCGCCCCACGTCAAAGACCCACTCCTTGCCCGCCTTGTTGCGGATCTCCACCTGCGCGAAGGGGGCAAAGAAGTCTGCACTCCCCGCCATCTAGCGCCCCCCCAGGATCCGGTTGCGCACGTAGTCCGCCGCCGGCACGTAGAGCGTCATTCCCGGATAGATCTCGTTGTCCGGCAGGTCGAGCCCGTTGCGCAGGGCGAGCACCCACCACAGGGCCTCGTCCTGGTAGTACTCCAGCGCGATCTGGTCTAGCCGCTTGGCGCGCCCCTCGATCACCACCGCCGACTCGTGGTTGGCCACGTCCGGCAGCGCGGGGGGCTCGAACGGCGTGTAGAACCGCACGTAGGCGTCCGCCTCGCTGTCGAACACGTACTCCTCGGCCATGCGGCGCATGGGCGAGGAGACCGGCGCCTGGAGCGTCCGCAGCGTGTTGCCCTTCCCGAGATCCGCCATCGCCTACCTCACTTCGGCGGGGGCGCCGCCGCCCCGTTGCCCTGCGGGATCTGCGCCCACCCGCTGCCCGCCCCCGGCGTCCAGCCCTTGAGCCCCGCCGTGTTGTCCTTGATCTCCGTGAGCACCTTGCGCGTCTCCACGCCATCCAGCACCACCGCGTTGATCACGCCGTAGAGCCCGCTCATGTCGAGGCTCGATTTGAGGACCTTCTTGTCGTCCTCGGTCAGGATGCCCGCGTACTGCGCCGTGATCTTCCCGAAGATCTCCTGGTTGATCGGGCTGTTCTTGAACTCCTCCAAGGCCTTGGCCTGGAAGGCGTCGATCGCGAACACGGCTGACTGCTCCAGCACCGTCGCGAAGCCCGTCTCGAAGGAGGCCTGCGCCCCCGTGATGCCGTCCATGAGGCACTCCAGGACGTTCGCGCCAGCGTCCCATAGCACGTAGCCCGACAGCGGCCCCTCCTTCGGGGGGCTGTTGCCGAAGATCTGGTTGCCAATGCTCTTCGTGAAGGTGTCCCCCACGACCTTTGTCATCTGCGGCTCGGCCTCGACCACCCCCTTGCCGACCTCGCCCAGGATCGTGATGCCCGCCGCCGCGGCCTTCGCGATCAGCTCCTGCGAGGGCCCCGCCACGCTCTGCCCATAGGCCTCGGCGAGCCGCACCTGCAAGTTGTTCGCCTGAATCATCATCTGGTCGATGTCGGCCTGGCCCTTGACGGCCCATGCCTTCTGCAGCGTGTCGAGCTGCTCGTACCGGAACTGGTCCTTGCGCTGCTGAACCTGCCACGGAGCGAAGGCCTTGTCTCCAAACGCGCCCGCCTGCTCCTGCGCCGCGGCCTTCTGCTCGATCTCCGCCGCCTGCATCTGGAAGGCTGGCACCGCCTGGACCTTGGCGAAGGTCGCCGCCATGCGGCCCATGTCGATCTTCTGCCCCGAGACCTCACTGACGTAATTGCTCCCCTTCAAACGCCCCGTCTCGCCCGCATAGTCCTTCTGAGTGCGCAACGCGTCCTTGAGCGCCCGGTCCATCTTGGTCACGTCGCCCGTGGTGCCCGTCCGCCCAAAGTCCTCGTTGATGTTCTGCCGGTCGATGCGCGTAGTCTCCTGAAGGCCCTTGACCTTCTTGTACTGCGCATCGATCTTCGCCGTGGCCTTGGCGATCTGCTCATCAAGCCCCTTGTTTAGGTAGTCAAACCACGCGTTGATCGCCACCACGCCGATCCCCGTGATAACCCCCGCGAGCCCGAGCAGACCGGGGCTTGCCTGGGCCGCGGCCCCGATCCCGTTGAACGCCAGGCCCAGGGCGCCCCCCACCACCTTCGTGATGATCATCCCCACGCCGGGGATCTGCGCGGCGAGGCCCCCGATCACCCCCACCATCGCGACCTTCCCGAGGAAGCCCGCGTTGTCCCACATCTTGCCGAAGAACTCCTTGAGCTTGGCGATCCCCTGGTCGATGGGGCCGCCCTCGCTCGTGAGGTAGGCCCACGCGTCCTCCCCCGCCTGCGCGATGGCCGGCCACACCGACTCCTTGAACCACTTCGTGAAGTCCGCCCACCCCGCCTTCACGTGCGGCACGATCTTGTCCCAGATCGCCCACGCCTGATCCTTGATCTTGATCCACAGGGGCTCGAACTGCTTCCAGATCTCGTCCCGCGTGGCCTGTGGCAGCATGAACCACCCCGCGATGCCCCCGACGATCCCCGCGAAGGGCCCCATGCCCAGGGTCTCCATGAGCGGCGCGATCGACTCGCGGACCTTCCCCACGCCGTCCATCGCCAACTCCAGGCCGATCCCGAACTTCTGGGCGTCCTTGGTGTTCATCCCCATCTGCTTGCCGAAATGGAGCATCACGCCCTTGGCGCCCATCTGGTCGAATACGGAGTACGCCTTGATGAGCGGCCCCCACGTGGCATCGCTGGCCATGGCCTTGGCCTGCTTGCCCATCTCCTTGTAGCTCGCGATCTCCTCCTTCACGAACCCCTTGACCTCGGGGCGCGTGATCGCGCGGATGCGCGTCTGGAACATCTCCTTGGCCATGTCGAGGCCCTCCTGCAGGGTGCGCCCGCTGGAGTAGGAGTCGTTCGCGAACTTCTTGAGGGCCCCATCCGCCTTGACCGTGGCCGTGCTCATCTTCTCCAGGGCCGTGGCCCCCTGCGTCGTGCTCATGGCCAGGTAGACCGCATTGCTACCGGCCTCCCCGAAGGTCTCCGTGAGGTCGCCAAGGACCGCAGCGTCGAGCTGCTTCCCGCTCTGCTGCGCGACCTTCATCCACTTGCCCATCTCGGCCATGCCGGCCGCGGAGTCCTGCGAGCCGAGGGCGATCATGCGCATCGCCTCCTCGGTCCCCATCCCGAGGGCGCTGAGCTTCGTGAAGATGTCCGGCATCTCCCCGAGGCCGAGCTGCGCGCGCTCCACGGCCACCTGCCACTCCAGGAACTTGTTGGAGGTCTCCGAGGCCGCCTTCGAGGCCTCCTCCCCGCTGAGCCCCATCTGGTGATAGGCCCCCGCGAGACGCACCGAGGCCTGCACCGTGCCCTGGATCTCAGCCGCCGAGCGCATGTGCGTGGCCACCTGCTTAGCAAGGATCGTGTTGAGGCCGCCCATCTGCTCGCCCATCTGGGTGAACATCTGCGCGCCGATCCCGCCCTGGTTGCCCATGGCGACCATGTACTCCAAGGTCTGCTTGGCCTGCTTGCCCGTAAAGCCCCACGACGCCACGAGGTCCCCGCCCAGGGCCCCGAGCTGCTCCGTGGCCATGCCCGTGCCCTCGGCGAGCTTCACGAACTCCTGCGTGCTCATCCCCAGGGCATCGAACACGCTCTTCGAGGCCTCGCCCGCGTTGCGCAGGGCCCCCATCGTCTTGACCACGGTCTCCACGCCCACGTTCATGCCGTAGGCCATGCCGCTGGCCTGCCCCGTGAGCTTCTTCAGCTCCGCCCCCGTGACGCCCATCATCGCCAGGGCGGGCCGCGCCTGCTGCGCGTAGCTCGCCCCGATGCTCTCCATGCTGTTGCTGAGGTTGCCGCTGTCCTGCGTGAGGCTGCGGACGCCACTCGCGATCGTCGAGAGGTTGAAGCTGTTGACGCGGTTCCTAACGCTATTGGAGAAGGCCCCCGCGAGGCCCTTGGCCATGCCCCCGACCCCCAGCGCCGCCTTGCCCGCGCCGCCCGCCACGGCCTTGAGGGCCCCCGCGAGCTTGCCCCCCGCCGCGAGGCCGTTCTGCGTGGCCAGCCCCTTGTTGATCTTGGTGATCGAGTCGAGCGCAGACCCCATGGCCCGGCCCATGCCGTCATCCCGCGCCCCGAAGCTAAAGGCGAACCCGAGCTTGGCCATCGCTATCCTCTTCGCCCCCGGTTGCGCATGCGCATGCGCAGCGCGCCTACCGCCGTCGTCGCGCCCGCGCCGTGCTCGCCTCGCGCTGCCCCGCGCGCCGCTGCTCCATCTCCATCTTCTCCCGCAGCAGCCGCTGGCGCCGGCTGTAGGGCATCGCCATCGCGTCGGTGTAGTTCAACCCCATGTGCTCGATGAGGGAGAACACATCCGACTCTAGCGCCCCGACGCTGCCGACGGGAAGAAAAAACCCGGCTGTGACACGTCCAGGCTCGCCGTCCACTCATGCTCGCACGCCGCGCACGCGAACTCCACCTTGTCATCGATCCCGCCCTCGCGCTCATCGAACGCCACCCGCAGGCGCTCGCGATCCCGCAGGGGCAGCGCCTTGAGCGCCCGGAGGGTCTCCGCCCACCCGCGCTCGCGGTCCAGGGGCCGCCCATCCACGTGCGTCACGCGGGCCGCCAGCGACAGCGTGGCGAGGTCATCATCGCTGCCCTTGCGCTTGCGCGCCGCCCACTCCTCGTCCTCCACCCCCATCACGCGCCACACCGCGGTGCGCCCGCTGGGGAGGGGCTCCTCGAAGATCCGCACCGCGCGATCCGGCATCGCCGTGATCGCCAGCTCGCTGAGGTCCACCGCGAACGGGGCCTCCTTCCCGCACTTCGGGCAGCCCACCCGCATGTCGTAGAGGTCGCCCAGGGAGGCCCGCCGCACCGCGATCAGCAGCACCGAGCGGTCCATCGAGGTCAAGACGTGCGCCACCCCCCGCAGGGCCCCGCGCCCCGTGAGGGTCCCCAGCTGCACCAGGCAGTTGCCGACCATGCGGTTCAACCGCGCAATCACCGGCCCCTTGCCCGCCAGGATGTCCTCCTCCGTGCCCGACATCTCCTGCACGATATACGTGAAGTGGATCTGGCCCTCCGCGTCGATGTGCCCGCACGGCAGCTCGCCGCCGATCGTCGCCGCGCGCGGGTCGTGCAGGTTCACGCCCGCCTTCCCCTGCTCGACCACAGGCGCCGGCGCCGGCCCCGTCTCCTGCTCCGCTGGCTGCTCTTCCACGTGCTGCTCCGTCATCATGCTCCGCCTTCCGCTGGTTGCTTCTCCTCAGTCAACATGGTCGGGGCCCCCACCGCCCGCATCCGCGCCTCGACCGCGCGCTCCTCCAGGCAGTACGCGTACATGCGCTCCCGCACCACGTCGGAGACCGTGCGCCCGGACCGCGCCGCGTGCCGCGTCAGCTCCTCGTAGATGTCCTGCTTGATCTCGACGTTTAACCGCATGGGTGGGGCTCCTTGTGTCGATCTTACTCAAGGCCCCCGCCGCCCGCAAGTTTGTGGGATCAGGCGTCCTCGGGGGCGACCTCCGCCGCCACGAGGATGGCCGCCTCGCGCTCCACCTCAGCGTCCCCCTCGTCGATGTCGTACGCCACGTCGGGCGGGGCCGTCAGCGGGTCGCGGCCCTCCAGCACCGCCATCAGGAAGAACCGCCCGTAGAAGTACAGGCGCCCCTTGCCCGTGATGCGCGTGGTGCGGTCGATCACCGCGCTCCCCTCCTCCGTCTCGCGCACGTGCTCCACGATCACCATGATGCGCTGCTCGATGCTGCGCTGCGTGGGCTCATTGCGCCGGGGCCCCCGCTTGTGGACGAAGCCCTCCTCGCGCAGCCACGCGAAGAACACGTTCTGCCCCACACGCTTCCCCGTGCCCTGCGTGATCGCCTTTGCGACCTGCCCCACGTAGTACGTGGTCGGGGAGTCCATCACGCTCGCCGCAAAGCTCACGAAGGGGGCCGAGCGCTCCCGGTAGCGCGCGAGCTGCTGCACCTGCGCCTCCGCCTCACGCCGCCCCTTGGCCTCCACGAGCCACGCCTCGGCGGAGGCGATCGGGTCGTTAAAGTCGGGCAGTCCCGGCGGCACCGCGCCCGGCATTTCATACCGCCCCGTCTTGCGGATGCTGGGCAACACCTCCCCGGAGATCCACATCTGAAAAGGCAAGGCCCTTGGCTTATCGCTTCTCGCCAAAAAGAAATAGAGACCCTGCTCGGAAAGGCAAAGCATCTCGCGTATTCCCGCACTCGTCCCAAACGGTTTGGGACAACGCCACTGATCTGGAACTTTGGACATCAAACTGTTGATATCGCTGTTCGGCGAATACTCCAACACCTCAGCCACATCCTTCGCCACAAACCATGGTTCCCCTTCAATTACTTCAATCCGCACCTGATTGCCCTCGAACTCGAACGCCTTTGCGATCGCCCTCTCGTTGCTCATTACCGTCTCCTTGTGTGTTAGGTGGCCCACCATGGCCACCGCGGCCACCCTAACACCACTCAGGCGAAATATCGACGACAAAAAAAAATGGCCGCTGGTGATGGTGCACCAACGGCCGGGCCAGCCTTGCGACTGTGGGGATCGTACCCGCCTACATATCACAAAAATCTCGATCGTGCAGAAAAAAAAGACTAGGCCTGCGCCCCCGACTGCTACCGCGCGCGCCCCGCCGCCGCCTCACGGTCGATCGCGGATCCGCGCTTGGATAGCTCCGCCTCCGCGGCCTTCGCGCGTTGCTTAGCGCGCCCCGCCGCCGCCTCACGATCGATCGCCGACCCGCGCTTGGTCAGCTCCGCCTCCGCGGCCTTCGCGCGCTGCTTGCCCGCTGCCTTGGCCTTCAGGCGCGCCTTTGCCGCCGTGACGTCCCCCGCGGTGGGCGCCGCAGCTTTCTTCTTGGGACTCCGACTCGCGAGCGCCTTGGCCGCGTGCTTGCTCGGGCCCGTGCCCCCGCCCGCCCGGTGCGTGGCGATCAGCTTGAGGGCCGCCGCCGCCGCCTTGACCCGCTTCGCGTCCCCCCGCCCCATGCCCTGCTGCATCATGGAGAGGGCCCGCACCAGCTCCTTGTCGCCACCCTTGCGCGCCGCCTTCAGCGCCTTGCCCACCTTCGCAGTGGTCTCCTGCGCCTGCGCCGTCTGGTAGGCCGCGTGGACCGTGCGCGCGCTCGCCGCCACGCCCCGCCCCAACGTCTTGAGCCCGCGCCCCGTGGCCCGCAGGGCCTTGCCGAAGCGCGTCTTCATGAGCTGCTTGCCCTTCTTCTTGAGGGCCTTCTTGACCACCTTGAGCTTGTGCTTGCCCCGCCGCTTGAGGGCCGCCGCCTTGCCGCCCAGCACCGCGATCTTGTGCCGCATCTCGGGCGACATCGCGTCCTTGGCCGCGCCCCAGCCCTTCTTGGCCAGCTTCGCCGTGCCCTGGGCCGCCGCCTTGCCCACCGCGGCCCCCGCCCGGCCCAGCCCCTTGGCCGCCGCCTGGCCGAGGATGCCCGCCATGCGCGCCCCCACGCCCTCGTCAAGTTGCTGGCCCGCCGGCGTCAGGGCCTCCACGCGCACGAGCCCCTTGCGCATGCGCATGCGCGCCCCGCGCCCCGGCAGCGCCCCCGCCGCCACGAGCCCCGGCCGGATCGTCCCCGGCCGTTTGCGGGGCATCCGGCTCCCCAACGGCACGGGGACCCCCGCCACGTTTGCGCTCGTGATCACGGGACGCCCTCAGCCCCGATCGGCTGTAGGACCACAATGGCCCCGCGCCGGTCGCGCTCCACGACGGCCCGCCAGCCGGCCTCGCGCTCGAAGCGCCGCGCCACCTGCCGCGCTACCGCCGCCGCGTCGTGCCCCTCCAGGACCGCCCGCAGGCCGCCCCCCTCCTCGACGAAGCGGCAGGCGCGGCCCTTGGTCGCGCGCTCCGCCTCCATGCGTAGGAGGCGCCCCACGCGCCGCTCCTCGGGGCCCAGCCCCGTCGACAGCACCGGGGCCACGGTCTCGTGGGCCCGCACGGCCCGTGGGGTCGCCACGATCTCGCGCAGCTTCGATGATAGCCGTCCGCGCATGGTCACCTCGTGCGCCCGCAGGCGCGCTACTTCTTCGCCTTCGCCCGCCGCGCCAAGACGCCCTTCATCCCCTTCTTGGCCGACTTGCGGAACTTCCCGCTCTTCTTCGTCCAGCCGGGCCGCGCCGGGGACCCGCCCCAGGGCCCGCTCCCGTCCTGCGGGTAGAACACGTGCTTGCCCCCCACGGTGCGCCACACGCCCTTCTTGCCCGGCGGCTTCACGTTCCACACCTTGCCGCCCTTGCCGCTCGGCGTCGTGCTCCACCCCGGCGTCTTGTACTCCGCGAGGATGCCCGCCAGGGCCTCGCTCAGGCACCGCCCCCCGTAGGTGCGGGCCTCGTGCTTCTTCTTGCCCCGCCCAATGCCGGGGAGCCCGAGCTGGCCCTTCTGCGGCATCACGCCGCGGGCCGCGCGGAACTTCCCGCCCTTGCCCGCCCAGCCCGGCCGGAACGGCGCGCCGCCCCAGGGGCCCTCGGGGACGTCCCCGCCCGGCTTGTCCGGGAAGAAGAGGCGCTTGCCGTTGACCGTCACCCACCGCCCGTCGACCGCGCCCTTGGGCCCCGGCATCGTGGCCTCGCCCCCGGCGCTCTTGCCGCTAGGGGCATCGCGGTCCTGCGCCATCTTCTTGCGCCGCAGCTGGCCCATC